GAACTCATTTAGTTCAATGCTAACGATATTCGCTGCTGCGATCAGGTCGGCAGGAATTTGCTCACGCTCGACCTGCTCCTGGCTACCATCTTCAAGTTCTGTTGTGTAACCCATATTCTTATTCTCCCTATGCCTTAATAAATCCGCGAGCTATTTGCTCTTCACGCCAATGCTCATTACATAACCTCTTACGAACCTTAATCCAAGCTAACGTTACCCTGTCCGTATCCGGCTCTTGAGCTAGATCTTTATCACAGACCTCGCACCTATGAGTCTTCGTAGTAGCTTTCTGTTCACTCGGAGCTGACTCAGAGGAAACAACCACAGGGGTGTCGACAAGCTTAGGATCTGGCTTACTCAAATCCTGTGCCCCGATAACATCTTGAATGGCAGCTACGGCATCCTCAACCACAGAAGGGGTCTCAGTAAAGACTCCGGTAACCTCATCCACCACTCCGTCAGGAACCTCATCAATAACCTCTGGTTCAGGTGCCTCAACCGATGCTTCTTCAGTGGTTACAACGGGTTCCGGAGCAACATCTTCCACCGGGGTGTTAGCCTCAGGGATATCGCCGGTTTCCTTAGGCTTTAGGTGATCCTCAATCAAAGTAACTAGCTCGCTCTTAACGATGTTCCCCGCAAACTTAATCCCAAGGTCTCTAGCCATCTTCTGAAGAGTAACCTTGTCGTGCTGAATGAGTGGGATCTCCTGTGGGGTAATCTCAGGTAGGGCACCACCAGACTGAATTGGTGGAATGACAATGGGTGTCTCGTCACCATCGTAACTGGGGATCTCTCCGAAGTCCTGAGTTTCCTTGAACTCATCAAGCCTTGAAACAATAGACTCAAAAAGAACGAAGTAATCAGCCTCAGAGAATGAAACGTCGATCTTCTCAGGAGTCGCATTAAGGCGGTCCTTTAAGAACGGCTTATCAGGCGTTGGTTGGAACGTAAGACTACGCTTCTGAACGCGCTTACCAGCCTCTGCCTCATAGTGAGTGTCCATCCAGCCAACAAGATCGAAGTCGTTGAAGATTCTCTCCTTGACCTTTCCTGACAACTGAAGCTGATACTCACGGCGCTGAACGGCATCATTTCCGGCACCCTCAGTGATAATCTTGTCTTCGTAGTGGCACAAAACAATCACGTTGATCTTGAGGTTCAATAGGCGAGTGAGCAACATCTGCATCTTGCTATCAAGATAGCCCCATGCCTCGAATCCTCGGAAAGCTGCCTCGTTGGGGTTCTTTAATAGCCACTCATCCTGGACCTTCCGCTGGAAAGCATCGATGGTATCAATAACGATTGTGTCGAAGTGCCGAGCCGCCAGCGGGCGGTTACATTCAGCATCAAGTTCAACTAAAAGGTCAAGCATCTGCTTGCTATTAGAAATGTCTACGAACTGAACACCACGGTCAGCAACTGAGGCTAGACCGCCCTCACAGTTTGCATACAGAGCCCGAGGGAAATAACTCGACCAGCGAGTCTTACCAACACCGGGACCACCGATGATGAGTGCTTTAATATGAGCAAGACCACCGGGTGCATACTGCTCCAGCCCCGTCGTTTGTATACGTAATCCCATTAATCCTTCTTCCTTGGTGAATAGCTTAATGATTCCATGAGTGCCGCCGCCTCACAGGACGACACGCCCGAACAAACTAAGATTTTTGGTTATCGTACTCTGCTACTAGATTGGAAAGACTTTCGAGGTCCACATTCTCATAGTCAACTTCGATACCGCGCTTCAGCGCATTCCGAATAACCTTACGCTCCCGCTCGGTAGTTCCACCCCAAACCCCTTGGTCATCCTGAGGATCAAACTTGAGAGCATACTCCAAGCATTTCCCACGAACATCACATAAGCCACATGTGCCCGTAGCTGACTTAGGCTGAACTCCCTTAGATGGGAAGAAAATGTCTGGGTCGACCTGCTGACAGAGTGCATCGACATCCCACTCCCGACCTATACGCAACTCTAAAAGCGACTTCATAAATGAAGAGGAATTAGATCGGCCATGGACTTCACTACCCACAGCACTGGGGGAGAACAGGGAAATCTCTCTTGAGAGAGTACCAGAAAGCATAATTAATCATCCTCTTCTTTGGGAAGACCAAGGCCACCGCAGAAATTTCTGAAGTCGCAGAACTTACAATTCTCACCACTGATACTCAAGGGATAAATATCAGCCTTGACTAGTGCTACGAACTGTTCTACAGCAAGCGCAAACCGCTGGTAGTCAAGGGTTTCCCTGATACCGCCGTCATTGTATTCGACGGTTCTAAGGTTAACCCAGCGGAATCTTCGCTCAACTCCCTGGAACCTCTCGAATAGATCAGCGCCGCGCTTCTCCCCGAAACCATCTTCACCTCGGAAGCCTTGCCAAAACTCAAGCTTAGTGGTCGCATAACAATAGGCTGACCCCTGCATGTTGTGGCGCAAGTACTTCTGTTCCTTACCGCTCTTAAAGTCGTCCACAGAGAGAACTAACTTGGCCTTACGGGGGCGCTCAACCAAACGGTCGATTGAACCCGCCAGCATATGCGGTTCATTCAGATCAGCATCCCAAGTTCCATCGATGGGAACTATAAAGCTGTACTCAAGACCGAGTACGGTATGCTGGTCGTACGGGAAGTTATCATGGTAGCTACGCAAGGCGGCAATACCCCTGGCGCGCATCTCGGAATATCCCTGCCTGGGTAGCCAGCCATCGTTCGGTACCGGCTCACAAATCTGCTCTATGTTCATTGGTTCCCAATAGTGAACGAATGTCTCTAAAGCAGTCCTAAGCGCAAGCGCCCGAGCGGCCTTCATCTCTTCCGACCGAGGCTTGTAATCTATTTTAGCCTGGTGAATCAGGCGTTCGTACACGTGAATCGCATAGTGCATGACTGACCCATAGGCCGAGGCACTATTTGAAGAGGAAGCTACGCCCGCGCGGCGATATCCATATTGAGCTGGACACCTAGCCAGGGCGGAAAGGTCGCTTTGATGTAAAAGCAATGTGACTCCAAGATTCTGAATGAATCAACCATAGCATCAAGGTCTGACAATTCTCTGCCAGGAACTTCTTTACTATAGCAGACATCCCGCCCCGTAAATTATGTCAGGGGCGGGATGTCGTTGGAGCAAGGAGAGTTAGCTGTGCACTCCGGTCCCTAGAGCAACCTCTTCACCCTTGGCAGTGTCAATAACTGCATCAGCCAGCGAAGCTACATGCTCAACATCACTCACGACAGTCCCGACCGTAGTCCCAAAAGCTGTAGGATATGCCGTAACAGCAGAAACTAGAGGTGAGAGCTGATTGGAAACGTTCGTTACTAGTGATTTCTCATGAGTAATGATTACTGCCGCATCGCTCTGAAGCTTAGCAATTTTCAAAGCAGTTCGCTTGTTAGCGTAAAGTAGCTGCGCAGCACCTGACACGATCAAGGCTACCACAGGGACGGATGCCTGAACCGCAGTCAGGTGGGACCAGTTGACATGAAGATCGGTCAGGACAAGTGCTACGGCAGATAGAATGTGAACCAGAGTAGTTGACCACCATTCCGAAGTGGTCCAACCAGGCTTAATATCAGTAGAGAGAGTAGTCATGACTTCCTTTCAATCAGTGGACGTGCTTGAATATCCAAATAACACCCACGATTATTCCAATAACAATTAGGACTTCTAATAACATTGTATCACGTCCCTCCTTATTCAGATAAGTGACGCTCTGCAAGTTCCTTCACACAGTTCCAGCCACAGTACCAGCGTCCATCTGGACCATCTGAGAATGTTGCCTCAACTTTTACCCATCCACGTTTAGGTCTACCGCGACCCTTAGGGCGTCCGCAGTCAGGATCATGATACTCTTCAAGGAAGAACTTACCCTCTATATCCATGACATAAACCCCTCGGGCTAAACTCCACCAACATGAGACGGGTCACTGTATTGCCCAGACCTGAAAGCGTCGGTCGAAGCGGGAGACGGTTCACCTGTGGTAGCTTGGTGAATTCTAGTAATGTCATCACGCATCGAGCTGCCGTGGTTTGCTGTCGTCTCCGCCAACACCTGCTGTATCATTTGATGATTGAGGCTAGACACCTGCTCTAGACCAGCGATGCGCTCAATAATACCTATCTTAGCCGGTACCCCAAGACGAGCTGGCTCCCCGTAGAAATCGCTGAAGAAGTAGTTGAACTTCTTGAATGTCTTAAAAAGATACCGAGTAGTAGCGGCGAAAACCGTGATGAGAGCTGTAATAACAACAGTAGCTGTGGAGATGAATTCAACCGTATTCAAGAAGTTGGACACTATTTCACCTACGTCGCTCGGGGAGGTTTGCCATAGTGTCTATATCGGCAAATAACCTAGGCTATGAAACAGTTCCACTACCACCTGGGCTCTTTGTCTGGATCGTATTACCAGTATTAACCTTAGTAGTACCTATTACTCCACTTAGCGCCATCAGATATCCAAATCCTGAACCGGAAAGCCCAAGCTGGCGATGAAATGCTTAATTAGAATACCCTCGAAGGTCAGGTGGAACTCGACCTCATAAGAACCTAAACCGCTAACAAGTGAACCAACATAGAAAGTACAGTAGGCCCCCGTATAAAGACCATTAGCTAACTGACGCCAACGATAGACGCTAGCAATACATAGTGGAGGTTGCTGTGGTACGGATGTTATATCCGTAAGTATCTCTGAACCAAAGGAAAAATGAGGCTTATCCGTGAAGGCGGCACCGAAAGTAAAACACTGGGGCTCAATTACCGTTCCCAATCCGGTTGCGGTATAGCTAGAAAGAACCCGTCCGGGGCGAGCCGAGTTCTCTTGTACCTGAGCGACCTTTGCACGGCGAGATTCCATGCTATTGAAAACATCATTCTGCGCCATGGTTAGAGTTTCCCTAGCTCGGTAAGATACAACTGAGTTTCTTCAGACAGATTCGCCGGATCAAACGCCCAGTTAGAGAAGGCGGAGATTCCCAGCCAGTGGGTATCTAATTCATAGGTCCACTTACCCGTCTCATTGTCGAGCGAAGAAGTTATACCAATCACGTAATGCTGGTCAGCCGCTTCAGTTACTCTTTCTATAACAGTTACCTGGTCATCAATTTGAATCTCTGGATTTCCGGGGATCGTTATCTTATCAGTGTAATACGTGAATAGCTGGCGAAGTGCGATGAGATCGGCCATTTTCTGGCATTCCTCTTCGGTGGTAAAGTACTGGTCGGACCAAACACCGACACGCCTAAACCCAGTTGGGGGTAGGTTGTAAGGATTGAAGCCCGCAGTTACGGCTCCAAATGACCCTCCAATGTTAGCAACAACGATACGCTCTCGCACATTGCTACTATCCAGTGTCGTCGTAAGGGAGATGATGGTTTGGTTCTCATCGATAACAACTGAGTCGGCAGTCCTACTGCCCTCTGTTAGAATACGATGACCAGGAAGAATCAAGTTATTTCCAACAGACCAAATGTTGGGGCTTCTGAAGATGAATCCACCAGTCTCATCACAATAACAAATGAATCCTAGGATGTCCCGGATATAACTGACGCCATCCATGAGTGGTTTCTTATCAAAGACATCATACGGTATGTCAATCCCAGCATCCAGCGGGCCTGCACCTGCACCTGCAAAAGTTCCTGACTTCTCTATATCTCCCCATAATGCACCCCTAGCAAGAACGGGATCAGGAGTTGGGGGGTAGACGTGCCTACCACCATCGCTATCTAAATAGAAGTCGTTGGTGTCATCTGGCCACCAGAACCCAGCATACGCAGCGAACATCTCAGGGATATCGCTGAAGTCCTGGTAGTTACCCTCGATGTGCGTACCACCATCGGTGTAAGTGGTAACCCCAGTGGCAACCTGGAAGTCCCTAAGGGCAGCCCTGTATCTAAACGGACCTATACCAGAATTCCACAAGTCATGGAAGGTGATACGCACATGAGAAATACCACTGAATGTAGGTAGTGGAATTACAGTTGTTGAATCTGCTGCCACTGAAGTGGAAAGCACATAGGGTACATCGCTACCGTTGGGAGCTGACACCGGGTCTCTGGGGTTGTAAGGTATGACAGCGCCACCCTGCCAGTTCGTTCCATCTCCAACTGAAACAAATACCTGATATGGGCCACCCTTGACGGCTATTCTAAATGCGCTAACAGTGCTACTAGGAATAGTACCCTCGACGTATTCAAAGGCATAATCTGAAACCGGGCTACCGTTACCAATGGAAAGCCAGTATGTATTTAAGTCGCCATCGAATGAATCAGTTGCATGATGACCGTGCTCGTTACCGTTAGCTCCAATATAAGGTACATCTGAATCGTGGAAATATGTAGGATGAACCCAGGCTGTAGATACGTGTGCTATAGGGGGATTAGCAACAGGGTGCTTGTGAGAGAAGAGGACTGGATACATTCCCACGGGGATAATTGGCGGGAAGCAGATTTGATCGATAAGTAGGCGCATTGAATCGCGCGCCGTTACGGTAATAGTCTTGTCCGTATTAATTTCGATCTTATCAATGAACCAAACACCAGAAGGTGTCATATGAGTATCTAGATCAGGAGGAAGATCGCGATCAATACCATAACCTTCATAAGTCTTAATCATCGCATCAGGGTATAGCCGGTTAGTCCAGGCTGTGGGTGAATGATCCCAACGGTTACCCCCGCTTCCCCTATGGAAGTCATAAAAACCAGCTTGATCAACGGCAGTATCATCCGGATCTGGAGCCACACCAAGAGGAAGTGCGCGAGTGTTATAGAGAACCATCGTCAAGGTCCCGGCATCCTGACCAATGCTACGATTCCATGTAATAGACTTTATATTAGGAAGCTCACGAGGCGCATCTAGGTTACCCCAATAATATGATGCATAAGCATCATTACTATTACTGCTAGCCGTGAAACTATTATCTGTAGTTATGCTACCATCCAATGGCTTACGTGGGGTCCATGCTGAACCAACGTGGATGTTGGTGCGCTGAACAGTAGCTCTCGCGTAGGGCTTATTGCGCCCAGTATACTGGCCTGAGAGCCACGTGTCGTGTTGAGTGGTATCTTGTAGGAGACGCATTAAATTCTACCTATCATGAATCCTGTTAGGGTCCAATTAATTCTGGCAGAAGAGTGGTGTGCATTCTTTCGGGTAATCGTAGAAATGTCACTCAATTGAATAAGCCAGGTTTGATTGTAATGGTCAGTTACCTCTATGTTACGCCCATTGTCAATCCAAGTCTGGAACATATCAATCTGAGCCTGAGTCATAGACGTTCCAGAGAATGTCCAAGGCTGTGGCCCCTGGATTGCTGTCATTACACCCTGCGTGCCGTCCTGGGTAGGGATGGGTGTATCTTGGTCAAGTGGGATATCCGCAGCATCTTGCTGGTTGGGGTTTGTGTGGAATATGTAATCAGCAAGATTACCCTCTGGGTCATGGAATTTCCAACGTCCGTTAGCGCTCACGTTATTGTGTACGTTCCGGAAGTCTGAGCGCTATAGCCATACGCACTTCTGGCTGTAACGACAAATGTTCTAGAGCCAGCAGAAAGACCAGTAATGAGCTTAGGTGACGACGTGGTCACATAGCTCAGTCCAGAAGATAGATCTTGGACTACAAAGTCCAGCACGGCTCCACCACCAACACCAGCGGTCCAAGAGAGGGTAATCTGGCCAGAAACGCTGGTGTTACCTGATAAACCCGTAACAGCCGTGGCACGCAAGGTCGTATCAGAATTAGGAACACCAGCCTGAACCCTACAGATAACCTGAGCATCTACACCAACTGTAGTTGATGCCGTATCTAAAATGAATCCAATTTGAGGAACTAGTGTGTTTGTGAAAACTTGATCAATACAAACATCAGTACTTGGAATCTGGTTATCACTAAAGATCGCCCGACAGACCAAAACGCCTGACGTATCTACCTGCGTAAAACTTTGATCCCACGTAGATACATATACGGTGTCACCCTGCGCTAGCCCATAAAATGTGACAATCTCATCTATTCTTACCAAGCAATTCGAAATTCCCTTAAACGTTAGGATGGTTATGATTGCAGCCTCTGCATCGACTATCTGGAAATCTTGCCCTGTTGGAACATCTCCGACATATAACCCAGTGTTAGGAAAATCAACAGTGTAAGCCACGCCTCCCGTTAAGGTATCTTGCGCAACAGCGCCTGCATTAATCGAAGGATCATTAACCCCACGAGTTGAAGTTAAGATATGAGTAGACGCTGTGGGGTTCAAAATAGATGGAACTAGCAGTTGCCACACAGAACCATCCCAGGCATAAGGGGTCTCGGGAACCGTAGAGCTATCTACATAAATCATAGGCGGAGAGGTCGGGCTAGTTATAGCTGGGGTTCCCGAACCAAATTGAACCGGGGTTCCACCGCCTCCCGAACCATCTCCGGTTAAATGCCAGGTTCCTGAATCGTAAACCCAAATCTCCCACGGTGTAGTCGTGGTATCAGCATAAAGAATCGGAGTAGTTGGTGGAGTTGTGACAGCGGGAGTTCCGGCTCCAAACTGAATCGGTGCACTCCCACCAGCTTGGTTCCAAGCTGATGCTTCATACACCCAGATTGTAAACGGAACTGTAGTTGTATCTGCATAGATAATAGGAGTCGTCGGGGGAGATGTTACCCCAGGTGTACCAGCCCCGAACTGGATTGGAGCAGAGTCCACATCACTATCACCCGTTATGTGCCAAGCGCCAGAATGGTATACGTAGACTGACCATGGTGTAGTGCTCGTGTCCGCGTAGAGGACGGGTGGGCTCGTGGTGGAACCGGGTGCGCCAGAACCAAACTGAATAGCACTAGGAACTGTGTCGCTGTCACCAACTAGGTGCCACGCTGATCCGTCATATGCGTAAATATGCCAAGGTGTTGTAGAGCTATCAATGTAGAACTTAGGGAATGTGGGGGTAAGACCAGTTGGTGCACCACTCGCATGCTGAAACAGGTCGGATACAACCTCGATCCAGACGGCCGTATCCGTCTCGTACATCCAGGTAGCGCGAGGGGTAACACTAGTATCTAGGTAGATGGGAGGGAAAGTTGGGGTTCCAATACCTGGCGCACCACTACCAACCTGAACAATACCAGAAGGGGACGTCAAAGTAGCCACCGCAGCCTCTAGGGCAATAACGCCCTGGGTTGCATTGAAGATACCAACCTCCATGGGATTGAGGCGCCTAGCAGCCAACGGCGTCCCACCCAGGGCGCCATTATTCCACGTCTGTTCTACGTAAGGTGGAGTAGGCATATTATTCCTTCTTATAGATTAACTGGGTATAGGTTTTCGGCTGGATAAAGGTGTAACTCTGGATAATCAGGGTCTGGAATATCCAAATCCTGAACTCTCCCGAGAAGTAATAGGGTTAAAATATATGTGTGATGCTCCGGGTTTCGATTATCGTGAACTGGCGTTGCTTTTATTGATCTAAACATTACAACCCATTGTCGACCAATTTCGTCGCTCATGAAAACTCTATAAGGCTTAGCACACCAACTTCTTAAATCATTCAACTGAGCTAATGTTAACACATCACCTGTAAGAGTAACGGCTCGACCACGCTTACCACCCTCCCATAAAATAGGAGTTCCTACCGGAGATGTTGTAGTTCCTGAAGTAATAGTCCTCTGAGATGCCATCGTTGAAACCTGAGCTGGGTTAATCGGGAACGAGAATGATGTGTTAGTGGTAGGGTCATTTAGCTGGAATCGGAGCACTCCGTCAGAATCAGGAACTGGAGTTCCGGGAAGCATAAAGGTCGGAGGAAGCGGATCGTCATAGTAAGCAAACTGATCCGAAACAGTAAAGGTCCCCAATGTTCCTGATGTATACCCACTAGTACTATCTGTCATTAACAGAATATGACTACCTGATGCCATAAATGGAACCTGAATAGGTGAACCAATAAGATCTCCGTCAGAATCAAGCTGGCGGTCACCGAGTTGAGGGGTTCCGTCTATCTCAAAGGTAATAATTGCGTTAGGTGTACCACCTGTAATCGAAGCAATTAGAACGTTGGGCGTACTAGTAAGCACAGAACTCGTTAAACGTAGTTGAAGAACGGGAGCCTCTAGGTCATAAGTAAGGTGACCATCAAGCGGCTCCGAATAGTACCCTAATGAATGAACCCGGACGTAATACTGTTCTCCCGCTTTGATTGTCCACGCCAATACTGGACCACCAGTAACGGGAGTTATGGTATATCCATGATTTGGGATTATGGCAGATTGGGTAGAATCGTAAACAACTCCGGGTTCGGAAGACGTACCACGAAGAGCCATCGAAGGAAAATCTGCCGTAGTAGCAGGACCTCCTGCGGGGAGCGCGAAAACCTCCATGAATACAGGATCATTTGAAACAAAGCGAACGATGTTACCAGCCGGAACGGAGGCGTTTACTATGCGATACCAGATCGTTCCTTGGCTCAAACCACCAGAAGGTGCAGTTCCACCAAGAATATTCTCTCCAGATTCCCTACTTGAAGCTATAGTTGAAAAAGCAACCGTAACAGGAGATCCCCCGATATCCGCAAGATGATAAGTTATCATTGTAGCACTGGCTACATTATCGTTAGACGGTGGATTGTAGACAGCGGAAGTCGCAGAAGCGGAGCGCGTTTCAGCGCCCGATCCACTTACATCTATTGTCGTTGGCATATTAGGCTACGGTAATCTCAATCGTGTTGGTATCAAAACGTAAAATCTGATTAGCTGCACTAATAGTTGCAGATCCCGTGATTGTTCCAGAATCTAGTAAGTCGCTAGTCGCATGATCAAAGAAAGCCCAGTGATCAGGAGTACCAGACCAAGCTGCCGTGGAAACCGGGAACCTAATCGGAATACCTACCAGTTTAGCATAACTGTTTGTAGGTAGGGCGTTAGGAAAGATGGTACTATTATTCCCTAATTGAACTCGGGCATAACCACCTGTTGAAGTTAACTCCGTACCTGCGCCAGTAGGGTCTCCAACGAAGAGGGCCATGTCAATTAGAGCCGGTGTACCGGCAGCCCTACCGTCCCCATAAAAAGCATCCAAGGCTATACCTCGCGCCTGCTTCGACGTACTACTACCTAGTGGCATATCAAACCTTCCGAGGTGCTGTCGTAACCGTTGTCAACGGGTTAGCTAGGTACTGTGACAATATAGCCTGCACGGCTGCTAGATCAGTACCGTTGATTACAATAGAAGTATTGTTTGTTATAGGCATAACATTATACCCTGCTCCAACGCCACTTGCCGCAATCGACCGCTGCACCTCATAAGGAGTTGGGATATTTATGTTACCCAAGTTGAACTGCCCTGATGCCTGATTGGCAACAGAAAGAATCGTCTGATTAACCTGAGTTAGCTCATCCAGAATCTGGCGTGCTCCTTGGGAACCAGCCTTCATAGCGGTAAGCTGAGCCTTTAATGAATCTCTAGTCGAATCAAGATAGTTAATATACGCAGAGGCTGTTATCTGATGGAGATTAAATTGATTCTGTTGATCAGTGAACTGCTGACTAAAAGCTGCCTGACTGGCATTGGAAACCGCTGCTGCCGCCGCATTCTGATCCTGAATAAGCTTAGTGCCACCAACGCCCGTAGAAACATCCTTAGCAACTGCTTGAGCGGCCGTCCTTGCCGCCGCTTGGGCAACGGCAACCGGGTTAGTTTGATCGATGTTCGATGTATTAACAGCACCCGCATATGCAGTATAAGCACTTACAACAGAAATAATGTCCTGATTAATAGACTGCTGGGCTTGCGCTATAGCCTGCAAATCCCCTGGAGTCGTAGATCTAAGTGTCGCCAGTTTAGCCCTATCATTTGCAAGTTGCTGACTTGCGGTACCTAGGTCGTTTCCTGGCTGGATAGCGGCGAGGGCTTGTAGACCGGCGATGTTAGTAACATCGATTGCTGCCGTTGCTCCCTGTTGAGCAGCTTGCCTACGCAAGGAAGCCGCAGCACCGGGATCTGCTGTTACGTTCGCCTGAGCTAACAGGGCCTGCTGCTGAGCCTTAGCCTGACCAACAACATCCCCAATTGCGACGCTCGCCTCTAACTGAGCGGCGGAATCTTGTTGTTGAGCCTGGGCAAGAGCAAGCTGATTCTGCGCGATAGCAGCCTTATCCCTATTTAAAGTATTCTGATCAGTAATCTGATTCTTTAGGTCCTCATTATACTGACCCTGTGCGGCTAAGACCGTCTGGGTTGCCTGTCCAATAGAAGATCCAGGAGAAGAAACGGCAGCTAGTTGGGAAGCACTTACACCAGCCTGCTTTGCTAGGGCCGCTGCTTGAGTATCTACGGAGGGAGCGGAACCACTGGCTGTCTTATTCAGAAGGGTCGAGATTGGCGTAGTGGTGCTAGAAAGTAAACTCTGCTGAAACTTAATCTGGGCAGCTTGGTCTAGATCCTGCTGGAGCGCCTGCCCGGTGTCTGTTTGGGCCGCTGTGGTAAGCCCCTTTAGCTGAGTGGCTAGGTTGGCGGCTACATCATTAGGAGCCAATAGACCAGCCTGGAAGGCGGCAGCATTCTTGGCATATGTTGCCAGCGCCGTCCCTTGGGCTAGTTTAACCTTCTGAATCTCATCATCAATAGCACTTAAGTCGGCACCCGGATCGGCCGCTGCTAACTGAGACCTAAGGGTTTTCAAGTTGTCCAACTGAGTGGTCAGTGCAGCACCCTCTGAATCAACAAGAGGGTTTCGACCAGCGTTTGCAGTATTCTTCTGAAGATTTAGAGCCTCTAGGGACTGCTGTGAGCTTATGCCAATGTTGGATATATCTCCAACCTGGGTCTGGTTTAGATTTGTTCCCCCAAATGGATTAACGTTTTCACGACCAGATTGCACACCAAAAGCAGCAAGCCCACTCAACTCAGGAGCTAGTTGAGCAATGACACTCTTCTTAAACCCCTCTGTTGCAAGCTGCTGCTCAAGTGCTGCATGTGTTGCGTCCCTGAGACCCTTTAGTGCCTCCGGGTTCTTAGAAAGATCTGTATTCTCAAGCTTATTCTTACTGATATAGTCGTTTGTCGCTTTTGTAACAGAAGCAGCAAGATCAGATTTCTGACCAGCGGTTAGCTCAGGATTTCCATTCTTAGATACACCTAGGGCTGCTTCTGCGGAAGATCCCTGGAACTGTGAAATTGTCCTCGCACCAATATTCGCAGCAAAAGACGCTCCTTGACCAGCGCCCAGGAATGACCTACCCTCAGAAGACTCTTTAATAAAAGCTGCTAGCGCATCCTGTTGTTGCTTTACAATTCCAGCAGGATCTAGACCAAGCTGCTTAATATTCTGCGTACCAGCAGTAAAGACATCTGAATTATTGAAGTTAAACTGTCCCGTTGGGTTGTAAACCTTCTGCTGCGCGGCAAGAGCTTGTGCAGTATCAGCCTGATTCTGGGCTACCTTAGCAGCCTGATCAGTTGTTCCAAGTCCCGCAATTCCAGAAACAAAGTTGGTGTAACTACCAATAACACCACCCGAGGATTGCTTTGCAGCAGATGCAGCAGTTGAAGCATCTTTTGCTGACTGCTGAAGCGAATTAGCATCTGTGGCATTAATACCTGTTGCGGCAAGGTTGTTAATTGAGTCAATTGCCCTACTCTGAGATCCGGCCGCATTGTAGATAGCCTTGTTAATCTCAGCAGCACCGATCGCTACCGCCCCCCCAATGAGGGCTGTTCCGCCTATCGAAGCCCCACCCAGGCTAGCACGAGAGGCGCCCAAGAAGCCACCAACGGAACCAGTAAGCTGCGCTAAAGCGCCGCCCTTCTGGGCTACTATATTTTCCTCTTCCGAAACGGTATCTCCGTCTACGGCTACGGTGTGTGGAACGGTGCTCTCTGTATCGCTAACAACGGCAACAGTATGATCCTGAATTGCCTTTGTCGCTACAGCGAGTGCCTCGGTGAAGCGAACAGTTTGAGTAGCAGAAGTTGCCTTCTTGGTACCCTCCGCTGAAGTAACGTCTGTAGCAACAACACCGCGACTAGCTGTTAACTGACCCTTAATGAATGATCCGAGAGTAGATAGACCACCCCTAATACCGCCCTGCTCTCCACCCTCCCTGCTTAAGGCAGACAGGACAAGTAGGAGTTCAGTTCCACCAACAACTATCTCCTTCAACGTTCCCGGAAGAGTGTTGAAAACACCAAGAGCCTGATCAATTCCCTGTAGTCCAGTCTTTACAGACTCAAAGGTTAACCCTAGTAGGGTAAATGCCCCAGTGTTGGTAATCTCAGAAGCTAAATCCTTCAGGTCAGCCGAGAACTGCCGCAGTTGACCACCTAGTGTGTTCTGCTGATTTATAGCTTCCTGTTGTGCCAACCCTGCATGTGTATTAGCAAAAGCAACCGTATCAGTTATCTGCGCCTGAGACTTCAAGACTGAGATAAGAAGATCTCCGGAGCGCGCGCCACCAATCGTCTGCGCGAAGTGGGCTTTCTCAGCATCGGTTAGCTTAGCGTAAGCTCCCGCAGCTTGCTGAAGTTCGGTGGCGACGTTTCCAGTGTTCTGAACACCCAGTGTCTGAAGACCTGTCTCAAACTGGGCGCTTCCCCCTTTAGCAAGAAGGCGACCCAGGCCAGAGGGGTCTGCTCCTTGACCCTTAGCCGCTGCCGCCGTAGCAGCAAGGCTTGCCACAGAGAAGCCAGATACACCCGCGAGATCACCGCTTGACTGAAGACCCGATAGGACATCAGTGGGGGAGGCGTTGAACGCCCTAGATGCAGCTAGCACCGCATCTGAAACTTGACCCTGCTGACTGTACGAAAGGTTGAACGCATTAGATACAGCTAAAAGCTGTTGTTGCGCCTTCTGGACTTCCTCGCCTGTAATTGTGGCAATGATTCCGGCTTGCTTTACCGACTCATTGAATACATCCTGCGCTGAAGCACCTTGTGCAATGGCAGAACTATAATTCTTTACACCAGCGGTACCAGCATCCAGGGCCTGAGAAGCATCTAGCCCATACTTCGCCCCGTCCGCGATAGCTCCATTGATACTTAGTTGACCAATACCTGCTTGACTCTCAACGCCCGATAGATTAACAAGAGCTGCCTCATAAGTCTCTGTCTGAGAGATTAACTCATGCAGACCTTGGGTTGCGATACCAATACCCGCACCTGCCGCTGCGTACTTGGTTAAAACACCGGCAGTACCGGCTAGGGCTCCCACGAACGAATCAGTCTTAGGCGCCTCAAAACCTCTACCCGTGGCACCACCAAGATAGGTTCTCAGAAGACCTGGATTAGGGTTATTGATATTATCGAGCTTAGCCTGCTCAGCCTGCGCGGCAGCTAATCTTGTTACAGCAGCTCTCTGAGCTGCCTCTTGATCTTGGGATGACAATATGGGCTGAAGGTCAGTGCGCACTAGGCGACCTTCTTGACTTACCCCATACTGCTGGTTGAGTCTAAGATATTCTCCATTCAGAACACCCTGTGAGAATAGCTCCTTACCAGCCTCCTGCTGCGCCTTTAGTTCAGCATTGGCGCGCTTCTGGGCCTCAGCTTCAGCTTGTGTTTGTTTTACACCAGTGGACTGTTGAAGCTTCTGTTCGGGAGTAAGCGCAGGGAATACGTATCCCGTATCGCGTGCAGAGGTAGGTGTCTGAACAAGTGGAAAAGCACGCTGTGCTGTTACCCTGGTACTATTAGCCGCGTTACCAATCAGCTTTAATTGTTCAGCGGCAAACTTTCCCGTGGCTGCCGCTTCTACCTTAATCTGATTAAAAACCTGAGTGTAGGCAGTTCCCAGGCTCTTTCCTACTTCAGGGTCACGGACCTGCAAGAGGGAGGGGACCTCTTTAGTGAAAGTATTAATCTCCTCCTTTACTTTATTCAGAGAAGATAAAAACCCTGCGCCAACTTCCGTCCCTTCCCCTATAGTATGGAGTTGCTCATTGAGTTCCGTAATAGCAGGACGAAGTTTAGTCTCCAACTGTGAGACTAGGACGTTTATTATACCGAGCTGGGCACCATCGCCGGAAGAGGCTGCTATCTGCCGCGCCTTCTCGAACATAGCTTCGAGGGCGCTAAGGGTATCGCCGGGTTCGAACCCGCTTGTTATAATAAAGTCTTCGTTACTCACTTCTCACCTCTTCCACATCTCAATTACTGGATCAAAATTATCCATTAGGGGAACCTCTTCTACCGCCTCGATAGAACCTGAACCACCGCTTCCCTTAATCTTTAATTGTCCGAAATACGCTTCTAACGCCTCATCGTCAAGCCAAATATCTTCTGGTGGGCAATCGTCACCTAGCTCCATCCAACCTAAAACACTTAGAGCATGACTAACTGCAACGTTTAAATACCAAGGACACTCTCCGATACTTCTATCCGGATAGAGTGCGTCGATTCCGCCACCACGCTTGGCAGAGGAGACGACGCTGAGGAACTCTCCTGCCTGTCCGAGAAACGGGCATCACGTGCCGACATCCCGATGGACCCAATTGATGACAATAACTCCTGGAAGAGTTCAACTGGTAAATCTCGGACCTCTTCCACTGAATCGAACACCCTAATACTATGATTACACTTAGAATGAGAATCTACAGTGAAAGAACTATCTTCATCACCCTTCTGGGCATTACATTCACGAGTAGAAAAGTAAACTTCGTTAAGGTTGAACTCTGCTATAGCGTGTTCAGTTCCCCGACGCTGCAAGTAGAGTTCTCGATACTCTTTAAGAAGATCCTCTGGGCTCATTCTTTCACAAATACTACGCTCATATGAAATCTTCTCGTCTAACCGGCGCTCAAGTTCTATAACCCATTCCCTGTTTACCTGAGCAAGATATTCTTGCTCTTCTGGGCTAACATGGGAAGTGTCATTATCAGCCCTTTTGAGCATTTCTACACGCTCAGACCAATCCTCGTGTACCTGAATTTCGTCCACCGACTCCTGGTACCACTTTATATAATTGGTATTCAGAATATCATCGATAGACTCTTTGCGAGATCTAAGATGAAAATTATCGGTCATTGCTTCAATCTCATTCGAAATACCAGACTCTAGAGCACCAACAATCCTAGCACGCACAGCCTGAGCATTTCTCTTGGCCTCATCAGCCTCAAACGGATTCATAACTTGAATCCACATAACGGTACCATCATCAAACTCTTTAACGGTTCCGCGAACATATAAATCCGTTAACTTCTTGTACTTGGCCTTAGCCATTTAGATCCTCCAATTTCTTTTCCATTTACCTCATTGTATCATCCCCATAAAACAGAAAGCAGGGACGAGACGCCGATTAAGGCGAATCAATTCCCTGCTTTCTTGTAGAGCAAAAACCAATTCAAAGATTAAGCCTGGACAAGACCCTCTGGTACAACGTAGAAGAAGCCCTGGTTTGATTCGAATGGGAAGGTGTATTCCAACTTCTTATTCGCTGCACCAGAAACTGGCGGAACGGTGAGAAGAGCGTCTGGAATGTAGAGATCCTTCAGAATCGAACCATCAATCGGTGAGGTAAGACGAATAACAATCGGAACGGTAGCCGTGTTAAGGGCACCCGCAACCTCAGTCGCCGTTGCTACACCGCCAGCCTGCCGAGCACGCTGGATCATCTCAGCTACGTTGCGAGGACGAATCTGAATGGTTCCAGAAACGGCCGGAACGTCAAAGTCCTGAGAAACAACCTGAGTGTTTCCGAACTCCTCATTCTTGTCGAGGGTCACCTTCCAGTCCGCAGTAACAGCCTGAACGGAAATCCACAACTTACTTGGGTCAACAGCGTCAGCTCCAGTGCTACCAGTTAGAAGCGCACCGACATAAACCTCAATCTGGTAACCACGGATAGCGGCTGGCTTAACAATGCTGTCGATCGTGTGAACACTCTGAGGATAGTTCGCAACAGTGTTAGAAGAGTAACAAATGCGGATCTTCTCGGTAGACGGAACTGCCGCGAGGATAACGACCGTAAGGGTTGCGTGACCAGAAGTAACTGTACCAACAGTCTCAGTGTAGTCCACGCCGTAACGAAGACGTGTACCGTTTGAAAGGGAAACGCCAAGCGCATAACGAGTTCCAGTTAGAACGTCTCCATTGTACTGGTAAGCCTCGTGTGTCACTGCACAGCTCTGGTTGATCGCGTTAGTTCCGACAAATTCTTGGGTGTAAGCTGAACCAGGTGTGTAGAAGATCGAGTCACCCTTAAGGGTAGCAGTCTGCTCAGCAAGAGCTGAAACACCGTACTTGTAAGACATTGACTCAAGAGTCAGGTAAGGGGTAACAATCGACTGTGAAACATCGTAGGGGGCTGAGTCCGTGCGGCCCTTCTTGAACTCACCAAGAACATCGATCGGGATGTTTGCAGCAAGATCAATCGGTACGTGCGCTGTAGCCGTAGTGTTAGTCAGAAGGGCCTCAGTAGCCGCAGAAGCGTCATATGACTGTAGCGTCCAGCTCAGGTCCGGAATATCGAAAACGGTAGCAACACCGAAGTAGTTACCGCACTCATAGACCTTCGTGGCGTTACGGTTAATCGTACCCGGACCCACGGTCTGAGCGCGCTCAATAAGAACTTGGTTTCCAACTGTAATAAGCTGGCCAGCCTTGGTAGCCAAAGAAATCGCCTCCTCAATTTTCCCGGCGCAAGCCGCCAAATAGTTAGACCTCTTAGCCTCACTTCTATATCGGCTAATTTCCTACGTAAACAAACCTACCTAAAATTACGGCGAAGATTTTCTCGTAATTTTGTGACTATACGCTCCTTGGCGCCTTCGAGCCAATTATTAAAACCGACTTGAATATAGTCGTACGGTTGTATTGGCTTATTGATAGTAATTAAGAACACCCCTCGTGGAAGCTCTCCATTGCGCCCTCCCTCGTGAGCAGACTCGTCACTCTTTAATGCGCGACTTCGAAACTGGCCTTTTGTATTACGTAAACCACCACCCTGAGTCAACTGAACCAGCTTAGCGGCATCATGTGCATCAGGACGGGGAGGGAGTCTGCGCCCCCCCTCATCTAAAAAGAAACCTAACAGGGTTCTTCCAACAAAGATATCAGTACCCTGGTCGATTAGTCGAAAGTATCGCTGAGCGGACCCTTCGGCTAACCCCTGGCCGACGATAAACCCATCTCCACGTACTTGACGGTTATCAGATGCAACAATTGCCTCTACCAGATGATTGCCGCGCTCCTGGGGACGATCCCTTTCGCGCACCCTATCTTGGAGCGCCTTCTGTTGAAACTCTTGCAGAAGTTTAGCTTCACTTTCCCAAACGGAAATATTCTGGTCCCCCGAAAAGAATTCAACCAATCTGCTACTCTTAGTATTATTGATAGTAGCAGAGAACTTGATATTCTTAGAGGCCATTTTTCCCTCGCTCTAAGCGCTGCTGGCTGGCATGAACTTGACTTAAGAGCTTAATCGCTTCCTCAGAAACCATCCAACCCTCATTGGTTACCTTCACAACATCCCGGATGAGATCATAGAATACGCCAATTGAATCAAGAACCTTCTGGCGATACTGCTGCTGGTCCTGCGGGGTGAGTTTACTCCACCAAGCCTTCTGCTCTGCGGCACCCATAATGGACGCCACAAGACGCTTGCGCTGCTCGGTAATTAGCTTTATTACTACGTCTTCAGCCATATCCAATTCCAATCTCATCTATTGTAGATATTCTACATGAGCCTCAAAACGGCACACTCTCCAAAACTTCCTAAAGTCCTGAGCCTGGGCTGCTGCTGGAGTTAATAATGGCCCCTGTTCGTTGTCAACTTCCCAGGTATCACCCGAAGGGACGGGTGAAGAAGGATTCGTGTAGTCATTTATATAAGATGTATCTCGATACTTACGCAGAATATCCATTACATCGAGCCCTATGCTCCAAGCAACACCACGATTCTCACCATAGATGTCTATAAAAACTGGAACATTGTAATTGAATAGACCATCACCCATCTCAGATGGTTTACGAACCCCAGGTACCCCGATAGAAACTGAAACAACATTTGGAACTATCTGATAACCCGGAACATCCTCTTCATCTGGCTGGAAATCTATGTAAGTGACTGGAGTAGATTGCATTGGGGGGGTTGATCCAGACCACCCGAGTGTTGTCAACTCACCCTTTATGGTCTCAAAGATTGACCTATGGAGATGCCTATCCCTAAACCTCAAAGTAGTCATGATTACGTTTCCAACTCAGCAAGCGCGTGAACGGTGTAAACCGTAGCATCGAAAAGGCCAACTGACGGCTCTGTGTGATGGTAGATGTATTTCTCTCCACGAATAAGAACATGGGAGAATCCAACAACTTGCGCGTAATCCACATCAAGTAGCGTAATAACCACCTTAGCAGGGGTTATTTCACCAAAAGGGGTCTGTTGATCGTCTGCATTTCTAAACTCGATAGCGCAATCGACCTTGATAGATGGAGGAGTAACGGACGTTTTTGTTGCAGTCGGATCGAAGGGAAAATTCTCCCCGTCAACACCCTTATTGTACGTTGTTGTAGTGGGCATATAGAACGCAGCCTGCTCATCCAGAGTTTCAGGAGACGCCATCTGCATGGCGAATTTGATCCCAGTTCGAAAAGCTGCTGAATCGAACTGCGGGTTACTGCCCGCCATCAAACTTGTCCGTAAGGATCATGATAGTCGTATGCACGATCGATGTCATCGCTGTAGCTGAAGTCAAATCCTGGGTAATATCCGGTAGCCTTGATGAAGTAAGCATCAGCCATGCTAAAGGCCATACCGGCGCCGAAGTTGCGGAACAGCTTGAGGATATCTATCTTGCGCTGCTCAAGATCCTTCAAGATTGTTGTCAGGACGTTCGAACCCTGCTGAGTCTCGAACTCGACTGGGCCTGCCTTCGCGCGGAATGTGGTATTACGAGCCATCAACTCAGCTCTAATGATGCGTGAACCAGCATAGAGGACGATTAGGGAAATTTGGGGAGGAGTAAGAGCTGGTGTAACTATACCTGAATCGGGGTCGTAGGAGAATAGGGTCGGGTTGATGAAAAACCCATCCATCTGAGCTTCCGCCATACCGTCCATTAGGGAGCCAACCAGATCGTCATCTGACGTGTTTGGAAACACGGTCGCAAAAGTTCCAGGCGTTGCCACCATTCGGCGCAAAGAGTCAGTCCAGTCGGACAAGTCGGTAGTGGTCATGATTAACTTATCGGCTCCTGATGTTAGTTAGAAAAGACTCACAGTTGCTTCGAGTTCCAGCGGAGCGCGCTAAGACTAACGTACCCATTTGTTCCACTGTTAAAATACGGACCGACGCTAAGTGATCCTGGGGAACCAACTCCGGACCCTAGCTCGGCTAATCCTTGAATATCTGAGCGGGCAAGCCCGGTTTGGCATTCAAGGATAAACAGCAACTGATTCTTTGGAAGCGCGCCAAGAGCTGCGGTGTTAACACTAACACTAACAGTTCCGCTCTTAATCAGACCTCGAAAACTTCCAATCCCGTTCTTATTTACGCCAAATGACATACCCATCCAGGTTGTCTGCGCAGCGTCATAGTTAACCCAAGAGTTAGCCATAGTTGGGTTGCTCCAGAACCACCCGTTATTAACACTTGGAAGAACGATACCCTCAAGACTTACGTATGATGAGCTGTTTCCACCATTCTTGTAGCTCTGAACGGTCACACCACCAGACACGTCGAAGTCGAGTCTGGCTGTACCTGTCGTTCCAGAACCGGAAGCAACAAGAAATAGATCCTGTAGATCAGTATTATGAAAACCGGAAGGCAACGTTAAAGCAAGAGTAGTGGATGATCCGGCTTTCGTAATAGCTCCAGATAGGTGCATATCACCACAGTCATCAATAAAGGCTCTAGGAGGTGCTAATCCACTACCTGCGGCCGACCAACCGGAAGCTAAAGCGCTAGTGAGGCTAGTCCATGCAGGGGCCACTAAATCTTCAGCCATAAATGTAACCCCAGTTAAAGAAATATAAGAACCCGCAGTACCATTGGTGAATAGGTTTACGTTACCGTTTGCTAGAACTTGAATCTTTCCACAACCAACGTCTGTTACACAGTTGAAAGCTAAAGTATAAGCCGGGCGATACCCTACCGGCAACGTAAATAGCGTTCCCCCCGTCCATGTACCTGAAGCAAGTAAACCTTCCAGCCAGACGCAACCAACCTCGTCAAGACGAAAACGAATACGTCCGAATGATTCCATAAGGTTATGGTTCTGCTGATCATAGGAGAATTGGGTCATCGTAGGCTCACCAGTTTGGCCTGGGTAATGCCACCTGTTATCCGGAGTTGATCCCTGTGTAGATTCAATACCGAGGCGACCTATCACCAAAGCAGAGGTAGTGCGCCCATCGGGTGCGAAACGTATTTTGCCTGTAGACTTAACCACAAGATCACCGGCAGCGGAACCTGTAATTCCATCATTCGTTGCTGAAGCTAATTCAATCAGGGCGGTGTCTGATCCTGTATCTGCAAAACTAATACTCGGATGGCTCACTCCACTTATCGAAAGAGCCCCCACCGTCCAGCTACCACTGGTTGGAGGGCCAGCTAGATAACGAATACAGAAACCGACAACCTGATAGGGTGGGTACTCACTAGCGGACCCTGTGGCTCCGGGAGTCGTGGAGTCAGTGTTACCAGTCAGGCCAGCACCTGAAGTTTGTGCTGAAGACCCGGTTGCAAACCCCGTAGGTGTGGTTGCCGTATGAGTTTCTACCCATGATCCCGTCGTCACGCGGCGCAAGTAAAATCCTGGCGTTGCCGCCGCTAATGAGATTGCTGCTGCACCATTATCACTCAATGGGTGTGTATGGGCGGCTTCAGTATGGGTGTGAGTTGCTGAACCTCCTGTTGCACCCATGGCGAAACCACCACCAGAATCAAGACCAACTGGAACACTATCTTTCAAGTTTGGTAGATTAAAGGTGGTTGATCCGTCACCCGCGCCAAAGGTTGTACCAATAGAAGCAAATAGAGTTGCATAGGTTGTTCTAGAAACAGCCGAACCATCACAGGATAACGTTCCATTAGGAAGAGATCCACCATACATATAGATGGAACCAACTGGGATATTAGGAACGGTCCACGTTCCAGGAGATCCACCAGTAGTGCAAACATATAACCCGCCGTCTACCGATACAACATAATCACCAGCCTGGAATGTACCCGTAGTAGGTGGCCCCGAAGGGTTCGTGCACCCAACGTATCGACCAGTAGTAGTTCCAGTACTTCCGCCCGCCTTAAACATAGTCGCTGCGGTAGACCCAGATGAGTCTCTCGACATAATACTCATAGCAGTAGATGATGCTGTGCCTATGCCATCACGGAACGCCCTCCAGCCGGATGATCCATCTGAAATGAGCTGGAATACCTGATTATACTTATCCATTCCAATGGAAGCATTAACGGCATCTATTGTATCAGCACCATTTGGAGCGATGGTAATTGATCCATTCGTAGGATCAATTAAAGTGATTATTACCCAATCCCCCGCCGCTGTTGCGCTTGCAGCGGGGAGGGTTGCTGTTACCGCCGCCGCTGGGGTTACCTGGTAGGCGGTACGAGTGACGAGAGTAAAACTTGCTGTTTTAGTTGATGTTGCACTTGTTCCAAGCTGCTTCCAGGTTCCAGGTGACCCACCTGCGGTGCAAATATATAAGGCACCGTCCTGGGAAGCTATAAAGTCCCCAGTATTAAAAGTCCCAGAAGTTGGTATACCTGAGGCGGTTGATCCCATGTAGCGGCCAGCGATAACACCAGTTCCCCCATTTACGGATAGGGGACCGACTAGGGATTCACCATTCTTACTTAAGCTAGTACTGGGCATGTAATGATTATACCATTACCCAACAACTACGACCCTATAGGCACCTGCGGAGATAGCAGAAGCCGGGGGTCCAATAGTCAAGGTGTTTGAATCGTGCACAGACCAGTCCAGATCTACGGCGGAAGCGTCTGCTGTAACAACACCACCAGAGGCTGGAAGGAAGGCCACCATGACTGAGGTGGTTCCAAGACTATGGACTAGAGTGTTCGTACCACCAGCAGAGATAGCTGGAATGGATGCGGAGAACACGCCAGGAACGCCAAGGGCAGTCTTAAGGGCAGCTAATGAGGAAACACCAGTACCACCGTTTGCGGCGCTTACGGGAGTGCTAAGTGAGATTGTGTTACCAGACTTCGTAAGGCCGGTTCCAGCAGTAATCTCCCCGGCACCAGAGAATTGGGTCCATGCAATGTTGTTAGTTCCATAAGTGAATGCAGCCCCAGAACTCGGAGTGCTAACGACGAAACCACCGGAACCGTTAACGGTACCAGCTTCAACAAAGACGAATACACCGGCCGGAAGGTTCGTTCCAGACATATCTGTCGCACGAGAAACTGATAGGTTTGTGGTGTTCGAGGTAACAACATAGACACCGTTACCAGGCTGTGTAGAGTTGGCAGATCCAACCCCCGTAGCAGAAGGGGCATCCTTAATAAGGATACGATCGTTAACTGATGGTGAAACACCATCAATAGTTGTTCCGGTGATAACCGTTACTGAGCCCGAGACAACCGTGAACGTTTCAGTTCCGACCGTGGAAGCTCGCACTGAACCATGAACACTTAGACCCGAAGCAACAGAGTCAACGTATGCCTTAGTTGCAGCATCCTGAGCCGAAGTCGGGTCCGTTACGTTGATTAGCTTGTGGCTGTTAAGATTTATACTTGCGGCAGCCGCAGCGAACTGATCCAGTGTATATGCCTGAACAACTGTCGCAAGGTCAGAAATTGTGCTAGCGGTCTGCGTGCCGGTGTGGTTAGCACGAGCTAGGGGGTTAGTTGCAAGCTTACTATTAGCAATCGAACCAGCGAGCATGGCATTCGTAACAATACCAGCAACAAGGGCCATGGGAACCCAAACAGGGGAACCCGAGGTTCCAGTGTTGATTAATTCATAACCCAAGGTTGTGTCATAGTACATACGTCCCGTTGCGGGGGTTGAAGGAGCAGATGCAAGCTGCTCATCTACGACACCCAGTAGAGGAATGGAAAGGAAGTTCTCCTGTGATAAATGCTGTCCCATTATAGGATAACCGCCTTTCCGCCTATCGGGTAGTAAAGATTAATGATCAGGTTATTAGAATCAACTATTGAGTATGCTGGATCTTCATAGACTGTTCCCGCTGAGTCTTGTAAGCGAATGACGGCCACATCACGATTAAGGTTATGATTAACTGTCCATATAGTATTCGGAAGAATCTGGGTATGTATGTATCTTGAATCAACCCCAATGCCAGGTGGACCCTGTGGGCCGTCAGCCCCAGGTGGTCCCTGGATTCCGACGCCCTGAACAACAACAGAGTCAGCTTCCTCAACTACATCTACAAGATTATCTGATCGAACTGTTTCACCAATAGACATATCGGTAACCGAAACGGTATTAGGTGTCTCGCTGACCGTGATATTTACAGGTCGATCCTGCTCAACAACAACAATCTCTGTATCAACTACTACTACTGTCATATTAGTTCACCGTTGTGCTAGGAGAAAGCGTTACCTTACCCTCAAGAACGCGCACTGCATCAGTGGGTGAGGTGATCACATATAGATCCCACTCAGCCTTCTTTCCAGTGATACTCACGGTGTCTGCGCTAGAAAGGAATATGTTAATCGTTCCAAGAACACCACCGAGAGCCAAGACGGTTCCAGTGGTTGGATTAGCAACATTCGTTGCGTCCAAAAGAGGAGTACCACCCGTTCCAGCCTTCGGCCGGATCTGCATATGCGCAGTCTTCCCGGTAAGATCAATTGGATTCCCATGCTCATCATCCCAAGTTAAGGACATGCGAAAAGAAGACCCAACCTCAATGATAATATCCTGTGTTCCAGCAGCCATATGTTATGTATCGGCCAAACATCAAGTAAATCTGATGCACCAATTTAGGTGCTAATGATAGCGATATCTTCGGGGGTAAGCTTCATGCGATCTGCCCGAATATTGAGAAACTGGGAACCCGCATTACTAGATTCATCTATCTTTGAGACAAATGGATTCGCAAGCGGAACGTATGGTACATCGAAGTTCATAGCCTGACGGAGCCTAGAGCGACGTACCATCCATCTTTCCTTAGCATATATACTTCCAGCTTCATCCACGAGACCTTCGAGCCATGATCTTACGTTATCTAATTTTTGCTGGGTACGCTCCAGATCGGCCTCAGCTCTCCTGAGGGCTTTACGGTTAAACATTAGAACTCGCTAAGCCTAATACCCTTAGAATCATCCAATGTTGACTCCTGCGACTTAGCGAATCCGTAACGCTCATCAATGATGTCCCGGATTATTTCAACCTGAGTACCCGTACCACTCTTTTCGGCAATGGCATAAAGGCGCCTAACGATCAGTTCCGACTTAATATCATTGACCTGCTGAGTAAATAGATCAGTGTCCTTGAGCGCAAGGAACTCTTCGAGGTCTGCATTAGTCAGATGGTAAGTCGCATTAACGTCATCCGCATGCTTCTCATCAACTAGGCGAAGTGCGCCACTAGTGAACGGATCGTGCTCAGACATTTCGTCAACAACCTGTTCTTGGTTGTAACGGCGATCGTCCGTTGAAAGACGAACCCTCTTGGAGCCGCCTTGGCGACCCCCAACTCGCACCTTCTTGTAGCCGGATGAATCCCTAGGATCACGTACCAGCAGCCACACGGTGCCAGGGAATACGGATTCCCAGGTCTCAATGTTCTTCTCGGCGTCGAACTCAGCCTTTTCGTCAGTCATTTCTATACTCCTTTTCCAGTTCCAGTCTTGCTTCCATTATATCATTCGACACCAAATGCTAATGAATTAAGCGGCCCCAGTAAATAAGGGAACCAAAATGGCGGCTAGACTAGCTATTCCGAGGATTCCAAACGTCTCCAACCATGACCTAATGCCACCTGGACGTATAGCCGCGATACTTGCTCCTGTCGCCATGACTACGCCAATCATAGCTGTCACCCCGAGCCACCCAGTTCCAAATAGGATAATTGGAACGGCTGGAATGACAGTACCAATTAGTGTTGATAACCCCATGACTAGAGCTAAACCTAAGCGCTTCTTATCATCCCCAAGATACTGACCACCAGCCATGGAAACGGTAGCCGCTACAGCGAGTCCTAAGACAATTGCAAGCAAATGAGTATGTCCACCAGATGAAAGAAATCCAATTTCCACACCAAGGATGGAAACAACACCATCTTCAATACCAAAGATAGCCTCGCCAATCTGATCACGAGAAAGGCGACGAACGTGCTTCACCTGACAGGGTTCGGGTGGACTACCGTAGAACCAACAGATCCCGAAAGGTCGCTCACTCTAATAGCCGCCAGCGCTCTTCCATGCAACCGGAAGTATATCTGATGCACCGAGAGCCGCTGCCCTCTTCTTGATGTGCGCCTTTACCTCATCTGGGTCATTTGCGCGACCGTATGCACGCACAGCATTACGAAGGTCTTCAGTGTTCTCGATTGGGTACGAACCATCAGGAAGAGCTGCACCTGTGGATGCAAGCTTCTTCCGAGTAGCGGTATCAAACTTGCGCGCCTTCTCTAGGTAGAGATGCGACTCCAAATTAGCAGCATATTCTACTGCATCCTCGGTATTAGCACAAATACGCACAACACTATCGTCTATAGCACGAATAACCTTTGAATCCTCTACGCGCCACATAGCAGCCTCCGGTATACGATTACGGGCCTTTCCCGTAAACTTAGTCTCATCAGCCCTCTTGGCTGCGCCTGGAACATTGACATATAACGCTCGCTGGTAAGCTAGGGCTTCCGCCCTAGTGGTGAATGTAGCTTTAGTCAAACCAGCATTATTTACCACAACATACTTATTACCGCGCCTCTGAATCTTATAAGGAGCGTTGGCACCAGGAACGGTTGACTCAGAATTCTCAATCATTTCCAACCGTCCTCTCAATAATATTTATCGACACCTAGTATGCTAAGAATTTAGTTCTAGGAATTCATGATATGTGTATGGATATCTGTCGTTAACTGATTAACCGTTGCGGTGAGTGTGGTATTCTCTTCCAGTAGCTGAGTCAGCTTTTGGGTATTCTCATATGTGTGCTGAGCTATTTCGGCGGCAATTTGCTCACCGCGCTTATTAGCAATAAGTAGCACGAAGCACTGAAGGGCCGCAAAACAAGATAAGCATAGGTTTAGAAGAATCCAAGGACTCTTGTCTATTCCGCCGCCATTCGTAACCATCCAAGCAACTATAGAGACTGAAACAAGGATAAGTGCTGGCCATGTAGCCAGAACGCCCTTCATGTGGTCGGCAGACCTCTGTCCAATACTCAGCTTCTCGCCCTTAGATACAGCAGGATGCTTCTTCCAAATCTTATCGTGAACCGTCATTGACCCATCCATTCTGCTTAGCTAAGGTTAGGAGATCACTCGGTGCGACCAGGCCAGGAAGTCGGCCATCGTTAAATAGCTGCACACCAGCTTGGGAGTAACACCAGTCCACCGACTGTGAGCACACCATACTCTTGGTGCTGCTTATGAACTCAGCCAGCCACCTCGGGCGCACGTGGAAGGTGCGGTACAGGAGCTGTGCGGCGATATCCTTGAACGAGTACCTGACTTGACGCTGGTACAGACCCTGGGCGGCTTGAACTACGAGCTGGCGCGCCTCATCTGATAGTGGTGGGAGCGGGACGGTTACCCAGATCGTCTTCGGGCCGTACTGATCTATAGGAGAAAGCTTGACACCGGAAGGTTGCATCTCTATAATGCTGTCGTTTACAACGATGAAGGCGTGGTTGACTGAACCACCAGTTACGAGGCGTATGAGGCGACCGAAGATGTCGCTAGTGGCGATGAGGCCGAAGTCTCCAGATTTCATACCATGAATATCGGCACCCTGGAGCGGTTTTCCAACCTACGTGCTGGTACCACCTAGGCGCTGGAACTCGATGCCGCACAGAACCCCCATTGAGAACAGAGCTGCCATGGCGCCATGAACATCGCAGCTCACGTGGCCACCCAGGGAGTCTATCACAGAATCACACATACCCTTAGATGCCGCCTCTAGCACCCCCTGATCCACTCGACCAACAGAAGCACCTAGGGTATCACTGGGGAAAAGGCCATCGGCGGTCATGATCTGTATAGAAGCCTGGAGATTCTTCCATGCCTCGTTGAATCTGTCAACATCAGAGTTCTGAATATCAGTTTGCATAACTCCCCATCCCCTAGGGCTCAAGGCCCGGATCTACTACGAGTGGTAACCCTAGCACCCAAAGTAGGAAAATCCAGGCAACAAACGCATGAACTTACCGTGTCGGACTTCACAAAAATTAGCCCTTGACAGATATCTCGAAGCGCCGTACCTTCAGTCTATGAATCTTCTGGTCCAGACTAAGCGCCAGAAGTTAAACAGAGAGAGGGAGGTTGGGGACAAATGTCAACAGCCACGCTCGACCGCAAGACGGCTAGCACGGGCCGCAAGGTAGCAAGTAAGGCAGGTACGGGAAGGGTCAACGAGATTCGCAGCCCATACTGGCAAGGTATTGTTCAATGGGCTGGAGTCAAGAAGGCTCCCCGAAGCTTCGTCTGTGAACACGCCCACAGAGAGCAGACGAGCGCCATGGTGTGTGCCATGAAGGAAGTTAGGGCACTCACCAAGATTGGAGAGGCTCCGATCATCGAACTCTCCGCTTTTCCGCGCTACCAAGAACCGTAAACCCACCAAGGGTAACGAAAAAGCCCCCCGACCCGTGAAGGTGGAGGGGCTTTTTCTATTAAAACTACGGAGTAACGCTACTGTCCACGATACGACGTGCCTGCTCTGGGTGGTGAACAAGTCCACCAACATCCTTGCGAGCACGGTAGTGTCTGTAGTCAACCGTGTTCTCTTCCCACGACTTAACCTGCATGGCGCCGTAAAGAGCGAACTTACCAACAGTACCACCGAAGACCCACAGCTCGTTCGCTGGGATGTAGCTAGAACCATCTTCGTCGGTGTAGTTAATAACCTGAACGATGTTCGCACCACGGTAGACACCAAGGCGTCCCTTTGCGCGAATCTCGCTCGTAGCCTCAGGGTCGAACCCAAGGTTGAAGTCGGAAATCTGGTCAACCATGCTTGCGCGAGCAATAACGGTAACCGGAATCGGACCAAGACCGTTCGGCTTGATAGCGTCACGAACCTCACGGATCGCAGCGTCAAGCTCAGTCTTCGTAAGACCAGAAGTTGCCACGTAGTACGCGCTGCTGGACGGGATTGCCGCCTGAAGTAGCGAGAAGATACGACGGTTAACCTCAGCCTCAAGGCGAGCCTCACCAAGGGTAACCATATCGTTCATCGCAGTACCGAAGTTTGCACGAAGCTTATCGGTGTGCTCTGAAACGTGGAAACCTAGGGTGTCCCGAGGAAGCTGCCAGTTCTCAGTACGAAGCTGGCTTTCCTCTAGGTACCCACCACGAGAGGTGTAGAAGACCTTAAGGCCCCTACGCTCGCGAAGAATAACACGATCAAACTCTCCAACAGTCTCAACCTGGAAGTAGGTAGAGAACAGATTGTCGAATGTGAAACCATAGTCCAACGCCGTTGCAACATCTGCTGCAACCTGACGGTGCCATGCCTCGTTATCCCAGTTAGCAAGAGCCTCTTCGTTAAGCTTCTGGATAAGAGCAGCATGCTCAGCGATGTGAGCGCCATCCTTACCACCGAAGGGGTTAACTGCGCTGCGGTGAGCAATAAGCTCAGCAGCAGTAGTAGTCGTAGTCACGGTTATTTCACCCCTTACTTAACTAGAACGGCTTCGAGAACGAGCGCGGTGGAATCGTAGAAAGTAACGCGCGCAATCTCAGTTGCGTCACCCGCTGCGACATGGACATATTCAGTGCCGTTCCATGCGATACCGTCACCAACAGCGATGCTGGTTGGGTCGAACATAGTCACGGCTGCAACCACTCGGCCATCGGCCTGAGTGAAACCTGCGGTGTTCTTGATCCAGAACTTCACACCCGCACCTGTCGAAATAACAGACAGACGGTTCGGTAGGCAGATACCAATCTGGTAGCTGTCAACGAGTTCCGGCGAGTAAATTGGGCGGTCCCAAATTTCTTCCTGAACAAGAAGTCCGGTGTAACCAGGCACAACTGGGGCACTCGCCACAGCCTGCTTCAGGTAACCCGCACTAGAAGTATCAAAAGTAACAAGCGTGCCCTGCTGGAGAGCGCTGCCGACAGGAGTCTTTAGACGCCCTTCGGAGACACGGACGCTTTCATCACTCCGACGAAAGCCGAAGTTAATACCATAGTCGCTAGCCATTACTTACCCTCCCTTCAGACTGACGCGGGCAGTTTGCCCGTCGCCTCTAACAGTGCACGGAGACCGCCAGAAACAGCGGTCGGAGCTTCGCCACCCTTGAATGCGGCAGTTTCGCGGCTAGACTTCTCAGTAGAGTCATCAGCGCCGCCATCCTTCATATCTTCCTTGTTAAGGAAAGCTGGCTTCTTTTTAGCCGCTGCCTCACTAAGGTCTTCCACAAGTGCTGCGAAGCTGTCATCAGACATTTCTGCCCAACGCTGAACGCGACCATCTGTGAAGTATTCGTCGTCAAGGTTCTCGTCAGCGGCCTTAACTGCGGCTAGACGCTCTTCCTTACGCTCCTGGATTGCAGCCTTCTCAGCAATTTCGTCCTGGAAGTCAGTAAGCGCCTTCTCGGCAGCATCTGCGCGAGCGGTCTCGGCAGCCTTCTCGGACTCAACTACATCAAGCTTGTTCTGAAGTTCGGTGTTCTCAGTCTCAACAGCCGCCTTCTCTGAAGTCAGGGTCTCGACCTTAACTGTAAGTTCCTGGGTAGCAGCCGTAAGGGAAGCGGTCTCCCGCTCAATAGCCGACTCCAGAAGCTGTACGTGCTGCTCCTCGGTGAATACCTTAGTGTCAGCCATACTGTCCTCCTCTGCTCTCTCGCGATGTCCGCTCTCGCAGATCGGACAATCTTCGTGTACCGCACCAGCGGGCATGGATTGAAGTAGCTCGTCGTGAGCTTCTTTTACGCTACTAATTGGCACAAAATGTTTATCGGCACCTTAGGAAATAAATGAAAACAGCGCCCCGCCAAATTACGACGAGACGCTGTTTTCTAGATGGAACTTATATTAACTCGGAGGAATCAATACCATTTCATCACTAAACCCTGTTGCAGTGTTACCCTCCAAACGACCACCAGCCTCTTCATGCTGACCAACTAGGCAGGTGAATGTTCCAGGAGTGGACCAATTCCCCGTAGTATCCTCAAACCATTTACTTCCATAATCGAGGCTGGGGTGCTGAATTCTAGTCCAAGGACCGTAATCTTTAATTTCGTAATGGTGGCGGTGGGCTGTAAGCCATAACCTTGGTTCCACTCCAGACTCACGAAGTAACCTCAAAGACTGCCCACGGAGCCATTCAAGTTCCTTTGCTGAACCAGATGGTGCCTTGTGTCCATGAGCTAACGCTACCGGAACACCACTCATAAACGTCTGTAGGCTCATCTGGTCGTGAGGAATAGTAAACCTCACGTGCTCAAAGTCCGGGCGACCCGCTAACACCGTCTTTATAGTATCAGCTAAGTAACCACCAATGTTATCACTATCTGACGTGACGGGCTTTGATCCAGCGCCACCTTGCCGTGACCATTCTCCATGGTTACATAAAACGGAACCAAATTCAAAATCGTCAACCAGGGGGGCTAACTCCCGAATTCCAACTAGCCACAAATCAAGGGCTAGATTTAATTGCTGCCTTCTGGTTAGTTCCACGGTAAATAGCTGAGAAGCATAGTGGCCATCACAGGACTCATTCGGGTCACCCATATTCCAGACGCTAATGCTTTCGATATTGCGTCCGACCCTACGGAGTTCCTTAATACGTTTGACTGTCATTTCAATTGTGTCCAGAACACGCTGTGTAGTACCAATGGAGCCGCCGCCCGCACTCTTACCCAACTGCCAGTCTGCCCAGCCCTCGTAAAAAGTGCAAGGCTCACCTAATCCGCTACCTGGAGTCTTCCGAATAAGAGGCTTCCATTTATACACCTTGTCAGAAAGGGCAGTTATGTCCATTTCGGCTAGACGATTAGTAACACGTCCGAATCGAGCGCGATAGGAGTATAGAGTAATAGTATCGCGATCCCCGTTTTCTAGGCGCTTAGACTGCTGCCAGGAGGACATCCGAACCGAGTCATCTAAGATCTTGAATTCGTTAGGATTTAGACCGAAATGACGAAGAACCCCATCCCAGTCATCTGCCGCCACTAATTTTTGAGTAGTAACGTCCGTTTCTAGTTCGGCGGAATCAGAAGTTACAGTTACCTTCCAGTTCTCGTTTTCGTTCACACCCTCCCAGGAGGGCTTTAATAAATGAGGGGGTGGGTCAGTAGGTAGGTCAGCAAAGATGCTATCGGTATTTTCAATACTCTCGGTCATTCGGCCACCTTCTTGGGGCATGAGCATTCGCCACGACGATGTCTTCCCACACTAGACTCACTGGTTTTGAAACCCTTAGCTCGGAGAGCTTTAGCAAGGGTGCTGTGAGCCGCCCCCGATGCGAGGGCCTGGTCGAGGATGTTACAATCCTCTTGCTCGACCTTAAGCTTGATTTGATTAATAGTGCAACGATTGCTCGCCTCGGACTGACTTACTGGAAGATCATCAAATAAGGCCATGCCTCAGTATCGGTCACTTATCAGCCAGAATGAAGCCGACACGCCGGTCAGAAAACACCCATTTAAATGGTGTGCGCGTATCCAACCACCTGGCGCATCAGCGCCTCCCACTCAGTAGCCGCCATATCTGGGTTAACCTTCTCAAAGGCAACCTCAGCTAATGACGCAGCTTCCCTAATTATACGAGCGTCAGCATCCGCCCAACCTGGACGCACTGGTGGAACGATAACCGCTGCCCCCAAAAACGTGGGGTTCTCAAACCGACGAACCGCCGACTTCTCCCGCATGTGCTGGCAACCGCGACCCTTTAGATAGTCACTGTAGGACGCCTTCTCGCCGCACCCATTATCTCCGATGCACTCTACGTTCTCAGAGATGCATTCCATAGAGAAATAGAGTCTACCCTGATCACTAGCCTGCTCTACCACATACGCCTCATCTGGATATATCCACTTCCAAATACCAGCAACCGCCGCCACGTGTGTAGGTAGACTCTTAGTAGTAGAAGACCTCTCCGGAGCATGAATTAGTTGCTGGTCCGCGATCGCTCCGATGATATGACGTGACTCATGAAGCCAGTTAAGTGGCCCGTGGGAAACAGTTGGCTCACCAAACTCAAGATCATCGCTGGACCAATACGCCTTGTTCCTATTAGCCTCATCAGCGCCAACAAGACGACCCTGTAACCACATCATATGCTGATTTGGAGTTAGAGCCTTTTCCCAAATATTATCCACATGAGCTGGGCCAGTGAGTAGTGTATGACCGTTTACCTCAGAAATGAACGCAGTCTGAACCTCAGGTTTTGGGGTTATAATAGGCTGGCGATCTACGACCTGAAGGTAGCCAGTTGTAAACTTCTGAAGCGTACTACTCCCGGCGCTCGCTGGTTCTGGCATACCACTGACAGCAGTGTCATCAACATCATTATCGGGAATATGATCATCCGAATCTTTGGCACCCCCGCAATCAGCGCAAGGGGGATACTGTGCTGCCATCGGGAATCCGACAAAGCTCTCACGATGTTCCTTCAATGGTTCACCGACTGGATGCTTGTACTTATGCTTCTTATGAACACCAGATACCTCTGGTGACTCACCGAGTGGGAAAGTAGTCTTCTTCCCGGCGATGGCGACAGTCATCGTAGTAAATTCCAATGGAAGATTCGGTACATCTATATTACGCTCATCCGAAAAGGCTAGCGTGATATGAGGGGTGAATCCATGAGAATTGTCCACAATGAATCCGGCAGCATCAAGTACCTGAAGTAATTGCTGGCGAAGTACTGGTAGACCTGGGACATCAGCGTTTGCATAGGTAACCGTAGTCTCGCCGCCAGTGAATAAACCAAGGCCATTCACTTTACCACTTAAGGGCTTACCCTCATCTGTGGCAAACTGCTTAACTGTAGAAATTAGATCATCAGGGTTCTGTAAATCAACCGCATCACCTAGGTAGGCAAGCGTTACGTGCATGTTATTAGCTGGCTCCCCGCCAGGAATGGCTAAGATATCTGCGACAGAAGGATCGACCATTAAAGCGATCATTACCCCTGAATGAGTTTCCTCCTCATCGTCATCACCATCAGATGAGTACTCGCTCTTCCCATAATCCTCATCGGGAAGGTTATCTACCAGCTTGCTGGTAAATTCGGGTGTCTGATTATCCAGCCAGTCCTCGTGAATAGGCCCACCGGGCTGACCATTACAGATTAAGCACTTACCGTTATAGCCAGTATGAAAACCATGGGGTGGCACACTGTCTTCTGGGATCAAATTAGCCATATCAGCCACTCCTCGGATTTCCTCTAGGCGTCTTCGGTTTTGCGGTCGCCGCTGGTGATTTCGGTGAAGTTCCTCCACCAACGGGGCGACCACCACGGGCTCCAGACACCTTTGGCGACTCTGGGGTTCCGTTCGGTCCAGTCTTTGCTTTACCATTAGACGGTTGACCGGAAGCGGGAGTTGAAGCAGCCCCACCCTTGTTTGGGCCATCCTTTGTAGTTGCAGTCTTTGATGGAGCGGCTGGTGCCACCTTGAGTGTCCCATCAGGTGCAACAGTAACCGCAGAAGGTGCATCCTTCTTATCTAGGTTTGCATCCACATCCTGGCTTGGCTGACCCTTTGAGTATGGAATTTCAGTCTTAAAGATGTCGTCATACATCTTCGCTTCCATCTCAAGACGCATCGCCTCGACCGATTCATCCAACCCAAAGAACTCAAGAATTGTCTCTCTTGAAATCTCACGCTGGGTTCTCAATGCCTGGAGTGCCTGCGCATACGCAGCATCCATGTTAAGAGCAATGCGCCTAGGTGTATAAACTAGATTCGGCTCATATTCGAAGATACCCTTATTCTTGGGGTGATTAATAATTGCGCGAGCAACCTCAATCTCCATCGTCCTCTTGAGCATGTGGCGCCGGTTCTCCATAACCTGCGCAACCGACGCTGACAATGTGTCCTGATTCTCGCTGCGTCCAGAGTTTCTACCACCGGGTGAAAGTGTCCCAAGAAGCCGGTTGAGAATACGTTGGTCGAGCATCTCGTACTTATCCGGATTTAGGGTCAGGTCCGTCTTGGGGGAAATGATCTCAATATTCAGGCGATGGTCTGAGATAATAACAGGCATCTTAACGATGTAGTTGTAACTGTCCTGGAGGTGCTGAATCTCGGGAGCAAGTGCTGGCTCATTAGGTAGACCCTTCTTTACGTGAAGGATATAGTTAGCCGCCCCAATAAGGCTAGCCCTATCGGCTTGCATCAACTGGCGCTTTAGGTCCAATAGCGCAAAGATGGACTTTAAGCGAACCTCTGGGAATCTTTCGTAATCTGGCTTAGTAACTACATGCCGAAAAACCCACTCCGGATTCATAACGAGAAGACGACTAGTCACTACCCCTAGACGTGAAAGCTCAGAAGCCTCTTCAAAACCTGGCTCATAAGGCCCTTGGAAATAGGTGATCATCAGTGGATCAATTTTATCCCCCAAGAATGCTGACGTGTAGTGCCCAATCTCGCCGGGGGTAGCTTGCCATGCAAGCGCCTCTCCACCAAGTGGGCCAACGCCAACTGGAACAACCTTGCAGCTATCCAGTGTACGGATTTGCTGGGGTGCCCAGATCTTGTACTTCTTCTTCTTCTTATTTCCGCTTTCAGTCTGAACGCGGGAGGTGTACTCACTCCATCCCCAGATCTTAGCCATAATAGCCTGAGATCCAGTAAACTCCTCTTTCCACATCTTGCGAATAATAGAGTCAAGGTTCTGATCAATAGCTAGTTGATTGAATACATCAGCCTCATCTGCATCCGGAGACTCCCATTTGATCCCCTGGAATGCGAATGCTTCGGTGATTTCAGCAACACCGCTAACGATTGAGTCATATTGAACGGCATGACGAGCTGCGCGAACTTCGTCGTAATAGTTGTTAGGGGGGGTAAACGCTCCTCGGTCGAACATGGTGTTTCTACCAGTAGCGGCACGTGCATTATCAACCCAGTGTGAAAGCGAACTAGCTAGTTCGCGCATACCAGGGTCCTCAATAAGCTGTGAGGACGGTAAGCCTGAGTCATTTATGAACTGCATAGGCTGACCGGCTATAAAAATCTCAGACGATGCCTCTACTTCCATCACAGCCATCTAAGAACCTCTACTCTATAGGCTAGCAAGATCTTGCCTTCTCAATTCAACAATTCGACTAGCCACTCGGAACTGACGATCAAGTTCCGCAATAACGGGGCCGATCTGCAAGGTCCTAATCTGCTTCCACTGAAGCCTACCTGGACCTTTAGCGTTCTCAGCACGATGAAGATGAACAGCTAATTCTGTTGCCCTTGAACTTAAAGCAGAGGACATTCTCATAACCTGATCCGGCTCCATATTCCACATCTCGCGAAGTGTTCTAAGGATCAGATCAATCTCTTCCTCTACGTGCTGCTTATCTATAAGCTCACCCTCAGCTAGCGTTGAAGCAATGTCTGGGACTAAATCAGGGATATAGGCGATTGAATCTGGATCACTTCTATCCTCTGCGAGTACTGACACTACCATTACTAGCCTCCGCTCTATCTATAAGTTCGGCAAAATGAAACCAAAAACCAAGATTCTGGACAAAAATAAGCCAGATATCATTATCTCACATAGACGTAAATATGGGGAAACGACATTACATCATGCCACCAATAAATACGTCCAGAATTGGTTCAGCGGGTTTAACTGCTGCTAACCTTTCTTCGATTGGAGGTAAGAATAGGGAACATGCAAACATTTTCGCCGCGTCCAGTGTATGAAAACTCCCACCACTGAAGATCCTCTTTCGACCATATGGGTCACCAGTATCCTTAACTGTGGTGTAAGACTGTCCCTGGAATTCCATAATCAACTCGTTATCATTAGGAAGCAATAGGCGCTTCGAGTCAACCAAGTTATTTCTTAACCAGTCAGTTGCCTGTTCGATAACACTTCGCTGGATTCCAAGATCTTCCCAGGTTTCCCCCGGCTTCATTTCTCGGTCTTCAAAAGCAACAATACGCTTCTCAGAGAAACCGATACCCATAATCCTTGAACCAATACCAGGATACTTAGCTATCTCATTCCAAATAGGGAACCCGACACCGCTCTTATCCAGTGCGAACCATTTTAGTTTAGATCCATAGAACTCGAAGCACTTTTCAATTACAACCTTCTGGTCATCTGTATCTATTCGTTGCATGTTTACCCTGAGAAGAAGATCGACCTTATCGTTGTCTTCCCTCTGACCAAAAATTAGTATCTCGCTGGGGTGGTTGGTGACACCGACGTCCATGCCACCGAAGTAGGCAGAATACCCCTTGGTTGCCCCTATCTCGACTTGGGATGATTTACCCCCCTCAGTTCTAGTTACCTTCTGGGACCATCCGGTCTTGTGCTCCCCAGGGGGGTCAATGAGCCCCTTGAGGTAGAAAGTGGTCTCCTCGTTAGATAGACCCTTTGGAATTGACTCGAAAATCAGTGATATATGAGTGTAAACATTGTTGTTGTAGAAACTGGCATCATCAATATCGACGCAAGCAATTAAGCGAGAGAGAACGAAGACGCTGTGAGTCATATCACCGTGGTCGCCATAGACGTTTCTCTTGTAGTCGATGTTCTGTCTCGAACCACCGTACTGAGAGACAAGATCTGCGCGCTCCTCCGGTGTCCAGGATGGCCTCATGAAACCCATAGGGCGATGAACTGTCCAGTTGGACGAATCCTGACTAACCTCGTAGTACTGTCCACGCACACCAGTGGGTACACCATGGGCGTAGAATGCATTACCTGGTATATTGCGCTTTAGTGTAGGAATGATCTCAACCCATCCTGGATTAGGATAGTTCTGTGCCTCATCCATCTCTACCCTGACCACGTGCTGGCCCTTAACGCCCTTGCCCGTAAGTCCTGGAAGCCTACTGATGATCCTAGTTCCGTTATTGAACTTAATCTCCCAGTGGGGATTACGAATTACACCGCGACCCTTCGTATCGGGTAGCATCTCTCTAAGGAGACGAGAAGATATTAACCTTCCCTCAATTGCGGCAGTCAAAGGCTGAAGGTGATTGAGTTCTGGGGCCGTAACTAGCATCTCGCCGCCAGGGAAGACAAAAGGAAAAGAGCAGGCCCTCATCTGGATACCAACGGTTTTCCCCGTTGATCGACCACCCTGGTCAACCTGGAATTGGTCTTGACACATATACCAGGGCCACTGGTAGTCCCAAGCTCTATAACAGCCATCATCAGCCTCATGATCCTGCCAAAACAACTCAGCTAGATCAAGACCTGTTGGGTCTTCAAGAATAGCAAGAAGGTATAGCTCCTCCTCGTCAGGACAGGTAATAACAGCCATTACAGAACCAATGGACCGAATGGCTCCGGAGCGTCTAGAACCAAAGGCCATAACTGCTCAACTGCACGAGTTGACTCAATAATAGAATGCTCAGCTAAAAGACACCCGAAGTAATCAGCAAGCTCACGAACCTGTTCCTCATTTAACCCGTCAGGATTCATTTCGCTTCCTCGCTGACCTTATGTGCTTGACAATCTTGACTCCTACGTTTGGACTCATACGTAGGCAATCGTTTACTAAGCCTGAAACGAAATCCGCGCGCCACTCAACAAAATAAGCTGGATCGACCCGAGCTGCCGCAGCAATGAGTTCCATTACATCCCTGGAGGGCTCCTTAGCTCCAGACAGAAGCCTGGAAAGGGTTGACTGGTCCATGGGGACACGACTAGCAAATTGTCTCTGGGACTTCCCCACTAAGAGACTTGCTAGAGCAATCCGGAAAGGTTCGTTACTCTGCGGAACCCCAAACACCTTTGCGAATACCTCATCAAGAGGAACCTCAACCCTAGAAGGGCGGCGCCCTAAGCTTCGAAATCCCTTTTCTTTATCTTCTATAGCAAGAAGCTCATCGTAGATATCACCAATTATCCTACCCATTGCCGAGAAACCCTCGGGGGTACCGAAGAATATTCTCCAGCCCTCAACATCCAAGTCAACACTTGGATAGGCTTCTTTGGCTGCGTCAAGATTTGCTTTAGCCACTACATCTCCCTAACCCAGAGCTTTTGTTCGTGTTCTCTGAAATACTTATCGAGAGCATCAAACTCGGGACGCATGGTTCCATCAACCCACTCAAAGATAGAGTGCTCAGTAGGAAAGCCCATCTTAACGCGCTCTTCTTCATCCGATCTCTTGAAGGTATCAACGATATAGAAAAGTTCTTTCCCTAAGGAAATCATCTGATTCAACTGTTGCTGCCTGTGGATTCCGAACTTCATAGCCCTTTGCTTGGTCTGCTGAAACCATGCGGAGAAGTTACCATCGTTTGCAGCAGAATCTCGCTGCTTCTTTGAGATAGCCATGTTTTCTTTTAGCTTAGAGATCTGATCCGAGTACCCTCTCAGATCCATAGCCATTTGCTTAGCATCTATAGGGTCTCCCTCGTAGTCCTCGCCCTTAGATAGTTGCTGCGTCCATCTGAATACCATTAACTCCTGAATTAGAACTCTATCCAGGTCAGCTAAGTCCGTTTGCTCAGTAAACTTTAGATCTTTTAAGTAGAGATCGCGTGTTTCATTGAACCATTCGGCTTCTAGGTCAGTTTGAACAACAGTGTCTTTTCCGGACACCAATTTAACAGACTGGTGCTTAAGGATTGGATGTGGTATAGATGGCGTAGTCATTTGGTACTATACTATAACGCCTGTCAAATTAAGATGCTAAAACTGCCATCACAATTCTTTTATCATTACCTCACTGCGGGGAACTTCACCCGATAGTGCGCGGAAGACGCGAACATGAAGAGATTCAATAAGGTAATCATCTGAATAGGCCACGTTATTAAGAGCATCCTCAACCAGTTTAGCTAGGTTACTCGCATCCGATCGGCGCTTAGTCTTCGTGTAGAAGATAAGGGACATCTCGACCGGGACCTCAAACTTTGGTATACCTGCTTCTATCGCCGTCTCTCTTAGGCGTTTCTCTGCATCAAGAGTCTTCTTGGGGGTATAAGCACCCCATTTAGAAAATCTTGGTCGACCCTTCACAACCGGGTCTTCGAAATGAGTGAAGGTAAACAGGTCCATGCTAATAAATCGGCATTTAGCCTGTGCTAGAATAGGTTGGCCATATTCCCGATACAGTAGTTGACAGTATCGCCCTAGTTAAAGGAGGTTGCTTGTGAATATACCCTCAGCCTATAGGACCCTTGAGTCCATACATCGAAAGGCACCAGGTATTTCCCCCAACTAGGGAGGTGATCCAAAATCTCGGCAGACCCGCCTATATGGCGGGTTTTGTCGTTACTGGGAGTAAAATTCTCCAGTGGAACGATCCCAACCGGCCGAGTTACCGCCATCGGTCCAGTGGGCACGAGCGACACCACTCCCGCGAATTACCTTCATGCACGCTGGACACGGTGCGTCAGTTATATACAGGACCGCACCTCGTCTATCATCAAGTGATGAGTAAAGAAGGGTATTTACTTCCGCATGGATTGAAATACACCTACCAGGACCGCGCTCATAGTCGGAATGCTCTTGTAGCTCTTCATATGAAAGCTGACCACGCGGGCATGCACCTTCTAAGCAGCCAGAATCGCCAGCGGGAGCACCATTGTACCCAGTTGCTACAATCCTATTGTCCTTCACTAAGACGGCGCCTACGCGGCGTCTAGTACAATCGGCGCGAGCTGAGACGCTGTGTGCTATGCCCAGGAAATAGTCGTCCCAACCTGGGCGCTCAGACACGCATCTTCCTAATCTCGACTAGGAGTTCGTTAACCCATTCTGAATCAGGAGAATCGGGTAGGTTAGACGGGATCGCCTTAAACTCTGCATCCTTTTCCAAGAACATTTCAGATAGACGAGGAAAAGGAACGTCACCAAGGGCGAAAAGCTCCTCGCGCTTTTCCTTCGTTACACGGACATCCATAACCCCGTCGCGAAGTAACTGAGCCCCCTGATCAAATAGTCGAAAACAATGCCTGGCATGCTTCTTGACCCGCTTATCTGTCTCACTAGCTGTTTCACCATCAACAGACATCCGTCTCTCGATACGAGATAGTTGCTGACGTGCATATCCGCCGTAGGCAGCTCTGACCGCTCCCTCTGATAAGAACTTTGTTCTATTTGCCCTGATGAAAGTAAAAACTGAATCCTCCAGCTCAACACAATTCTGAGGAAGGAACATCAACTCAATAAGGTTAGGGTTACATCCAAGCGCCAGTCTGAAGAACTTACCTATTTCGTGGCCCTGAAAGTCAGGAGAGCTGCTAGTCACCGTCTCATCGGGTGTCTTCAACCCAAATATTTCTTCAGTTCGGAAAACGAATATACCCTTCCGGTCAACATCGCTATCCTCGGTATCTAAACCGTAAGCTACAGACCCAGTGATTCCTTTGAATATATAGTCCCTGTCAGGCATATTGCTTCACCTTTATTGGTCTACGGTAACGGATATCCTCAACCCTATACACATGAGAGTGGCCAGTATTCGGAGCCTTTACCTCCACGTTTATAACCATAGACTCCGTATGCTGCTCTATTCTAATGACACGCCAGTCGCCCTGTTTCCCGATGACACCAACGACATCCCCAACAGTAATTCTAGCAGTTGGGTTACGAATGAGACCTGTTTCAATCTCAATAAAATCGATTCCAGACCAAGAGCGAGGAGGTGGCACATGAGGAGTTGGTCTGAATAGATGTCTACCGCGATGCTGCTCCTTTAGGCAAACCAGGGAGCCCTTACTTGCGCCACAAATAGGAATGTCTTCTAGGCTCACGATCTTTTCACATTCAAGTGCATCGCTGCACCGATTACCAGTCGCTCTGTCGCCTCTGAACAGCTAAAGCAGTCTGGACCGTCTGCTCCATGTGAGCATTCTCCTCCATATATAACCGCCTCGCGCGTCCAAACAGCCCTGACCAGAGTCGCAAAAGAACCCTCATCATAGATTACTGGAATTCGCGTCATTAGAAATTCCCATCAGCAACCTGGAGGCAAGTAAGCCCCTCATCGCGCCACATCTCAACAACCTGATTACGGTCATCTAGAACGAAACGAATATTGAACTTACCTTTTATCTTTGCCTCGTAGAGTTCCTTCTTTACGATGGCATCCTTACGCTTATCAGCGGCCGGACGCATGAAGAGGTGATTAGGAAGGAACCCAAGGTGGGTAGTGAGCCAATTATGAGTTTCCTGCCAGTAAGTATCATCTCGACCCGAGCAGAAAACTATCTCCTCACCAGCAGCGTGTAAGTCCTTAACTAGCTGAACTACGGGTTTGTGTGGAATATCGGTGTGGTAGAGAGTTGGGTCATAGGGACCTCGACCATTCATAATAGCCACAGTTCCGTCAATATCTACCATAACGGCTGTCGGTAGGTTGGGATCGAAGTCCTCCGGGTTAGTGGGAGCCTTCGGAGGAACTAAGTAACGACGCCACATCTTGCGGATGACCTGTTCACCAACAGAGGCTGTGCGCTTCAAGTCACGCTTGATGCATTCCTCAACAGGAACATCAGTGAAGTCCTTAATCGTGAACTGATAACCATGCTTCTCACATAACCTACGAAATTCCTTTTCGCAATCGGGATGAAAGTTGGTATCGTCACTAATAACAACCTCAACGTTGTTTTGCATAGCGAGTTCGATTAACAGGCTACGACCGCCCTGAACGAGAGGCTCGGTCTTACCTCCACCGAAGCGGTCAAGGTGCAACATAATCCGAAGTAAATCTTGGTTGACCCTAACAGCCTTACCAGGAGCCCTATTCAGGACGTACTCGGCTGCCCAGGTGCTCTTCCCGGAGCCAGGGAGGCCCTTGGTCATGTAGAAATCTCTACGATCACTCACGATACATCCTCTGTCCTTTCTCCAAATGGCTTCTCGTGCTCGGGGCGCAATATCTTCCAGATAGCTTGGTGGTAAGGCTTACCATCATACATCAGGAACATCATACTAGCATACTTACTCTTCTGCGCAACCTTAGCGAACTCAGCTCGACCATCCTTCACTGGCTGCTGATCGAATTCTTCAAAGCCGGGAAGGGGGACATCGATGAAGGCTAAATTATTCAAGAACTCAATCTTGGCCTCAGATTCAATCTCGGAGAATGCCGTTTCTAGTCGATGAACCACCTTGTGGACCCAAGAGTAGAACTCATCCGGAACTCCGTCTAGAAGCTGCGCTAGTGAGGGATAATCTTCAACCTCTTCGTCGCTAATACTAATAGATCGTGCTATCTCCTTGGCTCCGAAGCCCCTCTTCTTTAGATCCTCTACAGCTATACACTCATAAATACTACGAGCAGTAACGTTCGTTAGAATTCTATGTAGCCGAACATACTCAGCGTGCTTGACCTTAACACGGAAGTTATTGTCAAAAACAACGACATAGCCTTCGGCATTTGGCACATCTCTGTCGATCAATTCAGAAAGGCTTTTAATCCCCTCATGACGATAAACATGAGGTCCAAAATAATAACGCTGATCATACAGATCGAACTCAGGAACTGCCATTCCTGTCTCAATATCCAAAACATCCAAAAGCACTAACAGATCTTTTGATCCATAATCCACAACGATGCGATTCGCTGGATAGATGATCTCGAAAAGATATGTATGATTCTCAAGGTCTGGACTAAACGGAAGCTTAGAGCCTGGACCATAATAGTGCTCTATGTTGAATCGGAGAACCTCAGTTGCGTGCTCAGCCTGTTCGCTATGAAATGATCCGCGAGTTGCGATAGCTAACCCATCCGGTGTGTCATAAAGAATCCCAAGAGAACCGTCCATCTTCTCTAAGACACGTATGGGTCCAGTAGGGATCTCATCATCAGTGTGCTGACCCAGATTGAAGAACTTCTCGAAGGGCCTAGCGACAATCTTACCTGTCTCAGTGTTGTAAATTAAACCACGAGTCTTTGAGGTGACCTCATCCCAGTCGTTAGCGTACTGGCATCGGGCCGTGTAATTTAGGATAGCTAGGGGGAGGGTACAGTGGTGGCGCTCAGCTACGTGGCCAAGATCTATTTTCTTACGTAGGGCTTCTGGATCAATCAGATCGTCTAACTGCACAGCTCTACCTCGCCATTGGGTTATAACTCATACGCGCGATGCGCTCGGGGCTGAAGTGTTTACGGATCGCAACGGCGGCAGGATCTTTGACGGGAACATGTTTGTTCTGCTTGTGCTGAAACCTAGAGCACCTCACTAGATACTCTAGCAACTCTTCCGAAGTTGTCAAGCTGACATCAATGGAGACCTTCACAAATTCACAGTGAGCACATCTAATTATCAACTGCCCATCTACATCTGTCCAGACGAAACAGTGTTCGTGCTTTTTATGGACCCATTTCTTCTGGGTCTTAGGAGGCACTCTTTATCTCCTCAGATAGGCTTACTTTTATCAGATCCAAACCGACACGACACTGATTGAATTCAGAATTAAGATCGTAATACTTTTCTTCAATTTCATGGAGGCGAAGGATTAACCCCACCTTATCTGTTTCGGATACGCCATGGATATTAGTTGTACTAATGACATTCAAGACTGCGGACATATCATTTAGAAGGGAGGTTATCCGGTCTGAGTAAATAATAGCTGGGTTCTTCTTTACCACGTTAGCAGTGTATAGCCCACTGTCCCATAGTCCGGTTTTAGGACCCAAGAATTCTAGAAATGTTGTAACTAGTTGTACCTGGGGCATTTCCCTGAGTGATTCCCACAAGGGGGGCGCTATATAGATCTTAGTGAACTCGCGACCCCATGTAAATGCGGAAGGCTCATGATATGTATAGACTAAATCCGGATCTTCACTTAAGTGCTCGATAGTAAATACTCGGGTGTCGACCTCTTGCCATACGGGCTTAAGTTGACCTTTGTCAATTTCCTGCTGAACCTGCTTCATGAGGTAGTCGCGCTGGGCCATTGCTTAGAAGTCTCCCTAGGTCCACCCGGACGTCAAGCCACTCGTCTAAAACATCTCCGACCTTCATGTTCCTGTCTATAGTCGAGAGGAACTTCAGCATCCTATCAATCGTCTCCATGGCGGGCTCATCCTGCCAGGACAGAGTAGGTAGCTCTGCTGTAAGCGTCGTAGGCTTCATACCATACAGTATCGGTAGCAGATGTCAACTAGGAGAATCTTTGCTGAGGTGCTGGCTAAGTAGTAACGGGCGTTTCTAGTGAGAGTGATCTACCGATTTGACAGACCCGATACGATCTAAAAACCGAGTCCGATCAATCACCGAAGGACGAGCGGTTACGAGCCAGGGGTAACGAATGAAAACGGACGTTGCAGCTAAAAGTTTCACGACGTGTAGCGCATGTAAAAAGACGATTTTTCCAGGTAACGAGATAGTCAGAAACTACCGGAATAATAAGTGGGTGCACGCCAGGTGCTTACCCGGAAGTGGGAAATCCCTAGAATCAGTTAACCTCGACCGTCAAAGAGTCATCGATACAGTCAGGTGTCCGAAGTGTTCCCAACCAACGGGAAGTAAGTGTCGAGACCTCGGTGTAGAAAGAGAATCCCTACATTTGCAACGTAAGAGAGCTTATGCGAACCTAGAGACTAGGAACTCGCGATTACCCCAACCTGAGGGTAGACATCAGGGTTCAGACGCGCGAACAGGGAACCATCAGCTAGTGTAGCTGGTGAGATCTCCACATCCATGAAGTAAGTTGCATCCTCAGTACCATCTGGCTGCACGTAGGTGCCATCAAATACCAGGTCAGCACCGCTTGTAGCGGAAACTCCACCGAATGCCGTTACGGTCACATCAACGGTAGCTGGTGCGCTCAATGGGGCGTACGTAGCAACGATGTGAGTTGAGTCAGTAACAGTAAAGGAAGTGGCGTCATGTCCGCCAAACTCAACATCCGTAACCCCTAGAAAGTTAGTACCAACAATTTCGACATCTTCATCACCAGGAAGAGGGGTTACTGAAGTTACAGTCGGTAGACCCGCATAAACGAAGTCATCAGCCGCAGAGGTAGTAGAAACACCACCTGGACTCGTAACCGTGATATCGACAGTTGCAGCAGAGTGTGCCGGTGCTACTGCGGTGATCTGAGTGTCGCTATTTACTACGTAAGAGGTCGCGTTTGTAGCACCAAACTTCACACCAGCGGCACCAGTAACACCCGTGAAGCCAGAACCGTGGATGACTACAGAAGTCGCGCCAGCGGTCGGTCCACCACCCGGAGCTACGCTTGAAACAACCGGGATCGGCTCGAACGTGAAGTGGTCGGCGCTTGAAGTCGCAGAAGTAGCAGTCGGGTTAATTACGGTTATATCAACAACACCAGCCGCGTGAGCAGGCGCAATAGCCGACATATGGGTCGGGTCAGTTAGAATAAAGCTAGTGGCTGCAACAAGACCGAAGTTTACGGCGGTCACAGTATCTAGGTTGGTTCCAACGATAGCAACGCTCGTTGTTCCTGTAATTGGCCCCGCTGCGGGGGTTACTGAGCTAATTGTCGGTGCAGCCATGTCTTACGACCCCTTTTCGGTCATTAGGGGCTCGTTAGACGATGCCCATTCAGTCTGTGAGAAACTATGTAGAGGATCGTTACCGTTCCGACCACAAACGCACTTGCGAATTGAAGACAGCTCAATATCCCCGACGCCAAAAAATGCATGTGGCAAATCGAGGTTATGGGTAGCCTTCTCGGTAATAAGTGTCACGAAGACTTTATCGGCTATTCTTGAATAAGATGAAAGCCTATTACTCTTCGGTGGAAGTAGCTTCCGAAATTACGGGATCTGGAACTACTACCTCAATAACGTCCGTTGCTGGTTCTGCCACTACTTCAAATGCGGACTCGTGAGCAAAGAGTGATCTACCAACCTGAACGGCGGACAAATGCTGTGCGCCGGTTCCGAGTACTCTATCTTCAGCCATTGTATTACCTCCTGAAGAGTATATCGGCATTCAACCGATAAAAGTGTTCCCGGCTGGACTTGAACCAGCAACCTTAGCCTTCGGAGGGCTACGCTCTTCCATTGAGCTACGAAAACAAGACTCACTTTGTAGCCGATAACGGTTTCGATCCGTTTCTCCCTGAGTGAAGGTCAGGAGGGCTAGCCAGTACCCCAATCGGCCAAACACGCTCGATGAAAACGCAATAGTTAGCTCCCGTATAGGGTTCCATCGAGCGTTGGTGGAGGTGGGGAGAGTTGAACTCCCGTCCGACATTACGTTTGTGCTTCTTCTACGAGCGTAGTCCCGGTCTTAAATGTCAGCTTCCGGCATTGCGGGACTCATCCGGTGAGCTTAGTTCGTGTATCTTAGCTCCGACTACTCGAACACCTAATCGGAGAGCGTTCCTCTAGCTGACGCCAGTTACCGAGTCGAGGAATCCTCGGGCTGACGGTTCCTAGGCTACGAGAGCGTAAGAACGAGCGGGCACGAATGCCTCATTTATTTTATGCAACAAGAGTTTTGAAAGACTTCCGTGTTACCTTGGTCTTGCTCGCTTCTCTCACATCAGCAGATGCCGTCGAAACCCGGCACCCCCATGTGTAAACCCTATTCAGTTGTAGAATTCATATCGGTTTGCGTCACGTGCGATAATAACACTATGAATGGTATTGCTGTAGTTTGCCCGATAGATGGAAGGGTTGAATTAACGCCTGAGCGTGTGACCCTCTATCTATTTGACGACCCCTACGGTAAACCATATTACGAATTCGTTTGCTCTAAGTGTTCCCAAGCTTACCAGAGGGATGCTAACTCTGCAATAGTGGCGCTTCTGTTCCCTATGGTTGAGCACGTACTGAGCCATGTACCACTAGAGCTGGTAGAATCCAATCCCCAAGGCCCAGCTATCACCGAAGACGAGATTACTGACTTCATCCTAGAGATGAGTCGTCAAGAACGGGAACGGGCACCCAGGACAGTGTGACCATTGTCGGCCCGGAGGGAGTCGAACCCCCGACACCACGGATAGGAACCGCGTGCTCTTCCTCTGAGCTACGAGCCGATGGTCGTCCAGGTTGGAATCGAACCAACTATACCCGGTTAGATGGTCGCTGGAGTGGGAGTCGAGCCCACGACGGCCTCTTTATGAGAGAGGTGCCTCACCCTTCGGCTTCCCAGCGTTGACGCGCCTTTTGTGAGTTCTAATTCTGTGACAGTTGGCACATACAAGCTCACACTTTAGGATCTCCGCTTTTAGTATCTCGACGCTCCCACGCCATCCTTGCGATAAGGATGAGATGGATGTAATCTTCTCACTTCCGGGGAGGTGGTCGAAATCCATGACGTACGGAGGGTAGAGGATACCACAGTCTGCGCATGGTGTCGACTCTTTGATTTCCCGTATCAAATTTCTGCGGTCATCAACCTTCTTTTTGGTATTTTTCTGGACTCGACTTTTTTGTAAGTCCTTGTTCTCAGAGTACCAAGTTTTCAGGTAAGCGTTTCGACACTGCTTACAGTGATACTGTAAACCATCTTTCGTAGCTACGTTACGGCCAAACTCACTGTGCGGTTTGGTTTGCTTGCAATTTGAACAATTCTTCACTTTCATAATATCGGCGGGTTGCCCGCCTTATGAGAGCGGTGCCTGACCGTTTGGCCTCTGAACGATGGTGCCCCTAGAGAGATTCGAACTCCCGACCTTCTGGTTCGTAGCCAGACGCTCTTTCCACTGAGCTATAGAAGCTAAACCCCGGCTACATACTCTTCAACGCGCCGGGGAGACGGGCACGAATGCCTATGAAGAGGTTGCGTCTGGGTAGTGTTTAACGGTGATCGGCTACCCCAGCCTACCGACCTTCCGGTACGTGCCGCTTCCCGCAACAGGTCGCGCGCCCCACGCACAGGGCAGCTTCATCATATCACATTTTATTCATCGGGTCCATAAGTTTGATTTCGCGCCTTACGAAGAGTGCTGATCAAACGATTTACCCCAGACCTATCATACACTATGCCATTGATGGTGACCTCTGGTTGGGAATTTCCCCAAGCAACGATAATATCTGGAGGTAATCCATCTCCATCAATTCGAGTGCTGTCGTAGAACTTTTCTTTTGGCATCACGCCACCTTTCTTTCACGGCTTCACGCCGTTTTCCCTTCACAATGAAGGGAAAGATTTATCGTAGACCAAGCTTGATGCTACACACAGGCCACGCTGACCAGTCTGGACGCCCAGCTAAGGCTCTTGTAGCCACTAGGATCTGCTGCTCCCTGGTGGCCTCGTAGGCGTGCTGAGCGAAGGTCGCGCCGCCATACTCGATCCATGTAGAGTGGAGGAACTGGAGACCGCCCTCAAACATACCAGCGGTGTCAGCCCAGTTACCAGAGGACTCACACTGAGCTAGATGATCCCATACGGTATTGTATGCTACCGGAGTTGGTTTAATAGGTTTGGGTTTAGGTGCATCTTGAACCATTAAATCATGGAACGCGAATGCTGCACTTACGGAGTCTTGATAACTGAATACTACCGGCTGAGTATCAGAAGCTGCGATAATATTCGGCGGTTTACCTGGCGAAACTACAGCGATGATTAGGACAATAAGGAATTTGATAGCATAGGGCATGTGTCTCCAGAGGCAGTTGCGGCGACACCCTCATTCAAATCGAATTTTGGGGCGTCCTGGCTGAACCCCTGGTGGGGCTCCTTGCTATTTACTTATAGTAAGTTAACACGGCGTTCGCCTATTGTCAACTTAAGTGGGTACAGTCTCTATGGACACCAATCCCCACAGATCGCCGGATGACGCTGACTTCAGGGTGTTTCTAGAATATCCCTCATGCGCTAACCACACCCAACTTCGCCCCTGGAGGCCGAGGCAACTGCGTACCGGATGAAGGACTCGAACCTTCCGCAAACTCCTTGTAAGGGAGCCAGTCTACCCCATGACGTAATCCGGCAAACTGGGCCATCAAGCAATCCGCCGACCAAGCTTCATGCGCGGCGCGGTGGTCTAAGCCGCATTGCCAGTAGCCGACAGGCAGCTACCGTTGACAACCCTTGTACCGATGAGAGGACTCGAACCTCCAACATCCTGATTCTAAGTCAGGCTCCTCTACCAATTGGGATACACCGGCATATCTTACTACGTGGCCCACCTCAGATTCGAACTGAGACTGTACGGGTTTTGAATCCGTCCCCTCTACCTATTGGAGTAGTAGGCCATATTTACACTATCGGTAAATAATAGCATAACAGTGAATATCGAGCCGCCGACAGGAATCGGACCTGCGTAACTGGGGTTGCAATCCAGCGCCTAACCATTCGGCAACAGCGGCAAATTTGACTGAGTGCGCCACTCACAGGTCTCCGACGTATGAAGTCGGTGTTCTTTCGCGTTACCCAGTCTATGTAGGTGATAGTAACATAAGAGAGGGCTCAATATGGATCGGGACGATTCTATCACAATCGATCCGTCATCACATCAATACACGCTGGCTACCTGAACTATGCAGCGGAAGATGTAGGAGTCGAACCTACCGGAGTTTTACCTCGTACCTGATTAGCACTCAGGCTCCGTCGCCGTGCGGGCATCTTCCATGCTGCGCAAAGGGCTTTCGAGTTCCCAATTCGGTAAGAGCTTAGCCAGCCGTCTTCGGGCATATGACTCCGAGCGTATCTGACAGACTATGACACTCAAACCTATGGCCGTGCTTGGCCAACGCGAGCCCCACGCAGGATTCGAACCTGCGACACCTTGGGTAGAAACCAAGTGCTCTAGTCCACTGAGCTAGTGAGGCACAACTTTCCAAACCTTACCATCACGAACCTCAACTTTCAAGTTCGCTTCCTGCATATCTTTCTCTACCTGCTGTTCGGGTGAAAGTCGATTTCCGACGACCCGAGTAATCCAGATCTTAAACTTAGCAGACTCAGCCATTCTTCGGAAGGCGGTTCTCTTATTTTGTAGCTGAGAACGCTCCTCGCGTGACTCACCGCGAGCGCCCGATGGATGATGAATAATCCGAACGCCAGTATCGCGAACGTTCTGGTTTTGACCGCCATTACCACCAGAACGGAAGGTCTGCACTTCGCAGTCGTTAACCGTTACCGAGAATAGCTTTTCTTTCACCATGTACCCCGCGAGAATTACGATATCCCGACCCGCCGATTAAAAGTCGGCTGCTCTTCCTCTGAGCTAGCGAGGCTTGTTTCTAGCAGTCTAACACAAGTACACCCGGTTGGAATCGAACCAACGTCTGCTGATTAAGAGTCAGCGGCTAATCCCCTCAGCTACGGATGCATGACGCCAACCAGATTACTGTGCACAAGTATTTCTGGCTGACTAGAAAACAGGGTCTTCATTGACCTGTGGGCCTCCAACTAACTGTCTTCTTGCGGAAAGTAAAGGAATCGAACCCTCAGGTTTAACCCTGGCACGGTTTTCAAGACCGATTGCGACCATTCGCGCTACCTTCCAAGAAGCGCGCCCGGAGTTTTCAGACCGGGGACCTTCGGCTGTGGTGCCGATGCTCTATTACTGAGCTACACACTAGTGCCACGCCGAGGAATCGAACCTCGCTATCCGTAGGAGCAGGTTTTACAGACCCGCGTCTGTCCCAGCAGTCATGGCATAGGTGAGAGGGTCGGATTTGACACCGACACTTTGATCCCTTATCAGGTTGCCTCTCTATTGGGCTACCTCTCACAGTGTGTCTAGATGGGGTCGAACCATCGTATCCCGAGTCACAGTCGGGCGCTCTAACCACTGAGCTATAGACACCGCGAGACGTACGGGATTTGAACCCGTGACCTTCACCTTGACAGGGTGACGAGCACTCCGCTGCTCCAACGTCCCAAGTGATAATTCTTCATATATTCAGCCTTGCGAGTTTTACATAGCACACAGGGGCAGTTTTTCTTTCCACTAATACCACCACCGTGATCTACCGTTCCGAGCGAACCCTCTAGTTTAGATTTATCGAGATGGCAATCGTTACACAATAACTGACACTTAGACAACTCATCTATTAGGATGACCCAAGGCTTATCTAGATGATAACCGCTCATTTCGAAGACCTTTGTAGCAGGGATGATGTGATCAAACTGAAGATTCTCAGCTACACCACAACTAGAACAAAGTCCACCCAGCGCAGAGACTAGAATTCGTCTGCGTTTATCTCGGATGAATCTTTTGCGTTCGGTATTTCCCACGTGGACCCTAGGGGAATCGAACCCCTTACAGCCTCCTTGCAAAAGAGGATCGCTACCTTAGCGTAAAGCCCATATCAGGTTACTAAGCGACCTTGCGTATAGTAACCCTGCTGGCATGGTAGGAGTCGAACCTACGAAGTCCTGGTTAACAGCCAGGCGCCCTGAGCCGACAAGAGCATCATGCCAATAACGGTTAATGTCGGGGGCTCGTCACCTCGAAGCATGCTATTCATCAACCAGTGGCGGAGGCAGGATTCGAACCTGCGTCGTACGGCTTATGAGGCCGTGCTGGGGCCGAACTCCAGTCCACTCCGCGACGTTATTATGTGTCAGAACTATACCAAAAACAGTACTGTTCTGTCGTAGTCCGTGCCGGATTCGAACCGGCGATTTCCTGCGTGAGAGGCAGGCGTGATAACCGCTACACTAACGGACCATGATTCTATCATATCGACGTACAGGAGGTAAGATTCGAACTTACACCGCTAACGCTTATCAGACGTTTCCCTCAACCGCTTGGATGCTCCTGCATGTTACGTACGCCCGCAAGGAATTGAACCTTGTCCGCTGAGATATAAGCTCAGTACCGTCAAACCGTTCGGTCCCAGGCGCTCGTCTTACTATGTCGTATCCCACGTCCGATTCGAACGGACACTAGACGGGGCTTAAACCCGTTGCCTCTACCGTTGGGCTAGTGGGACATGCTGTCTACATTGTAGCATAAGCTGGCTACCCTAGATTCGAACTAGGAAGATCTCGGGTCAGAGCCGAGTGGGTCTACCGTTCCCCTAGTAGCCAATAACGAGCGGGCGTCTGTAGATCGTTTAATATCCGGTCCTAAGACAGCCGTGATACCCACTCTAGCTGGAGAAGCAGGATTCGAACCTACACCGGCCTGATTCAAAGTCAGGTGAGCTACCAATTACTCAACTCTCCAATACGGAATCAATCTCCCATAATCACGGAATGGTTACCGTAAGACGCAACCGCGTTGGGCTACTACCTCTTTTCCATCGATTCCAGTGGTTCCTGAAGGACTTGAACCTTCGCACAGCGGGCTTCAACCGCTTGCTCTACCAACTGAGCTAAAGAACCAGAGGTACGGGAGTAATTTCGACGTGCGCATAGGTAACCAACCTACCGCCTGCCGCAGAACACTTTCCATACATCCTGCACCACCACGGAACCCCTCTGAGCGTGGTTAGCGTCAGCCAGGGTTCCAGTTAGTGCATTGAGCGAAAGACGGGGCTCGAACCCGCGACCTCCACCTTGGCAAGGTGGCGCTCTACCAACTGAGCTACTTTCACAACGAGCGGTCACCGGAAACCGGCGTTCTATCGGGCTCCATATGGCCCGATGTCCCTATTGAATACCGCTTCAAGAGCTACCACAAGGACTCGAACCTTGCACCTCTTCCGTACCAGGGAAGTGCTCTACCAGATGAGCTACGGCAGCAAATGAGTGATGCTAACAAAACATCACCAGAGCCAGATGCAGGAATCGAACCCGCGACATCCTCTTTACAAGAGAGGCGCTCTTCCAACTGAGCTAATCTGGCAAAATACGAGCCAAACTGGAGAATCGAACTCCACTACAAGCCGTACGAAGGCTCGTTAGTCCCAGAATGTCTGGCATACCCGGCGATGTAGCCACTTTCACTAGGGATCGCTCCGGGTCTAGTGCGGCACCGGGGGATCGAACCCCGTTCTCCAGTTTGGAAGACTGGCGTGTCACCGAGAACACCTGTACCACAAACGAATCGTTAATCCGGATTCGAACCGAAGCCTCCGTCCTCACCGGCCGGTATGCTGCCCTCAACACCCTTAACGACTCCAGTCGGGATAGCAGGATTTGAACCTGCGATCTCCTGTTTCCAAAACAGGCGAGGATGACCATACTCCTCCATATCCCGATGACGGTGCAGTAGTAAAACGAGAAGTAACGCTCGTTTCTACACCGTTTGGTCACACTGTCCAGTTTTCAAGTCTTACCAGAGACACATCGAACCTCGGCCTCAAGCTCCGGTCTGGCGGTCTAGCAGGGGATGAGAGACTTGAACTCCCGACACGCAGTTTTGGAGACTGCTGTTCTACCGCTGAACTAATCCCCTATATGTAAAACGCCCCTCATCCAGTGGACAGGGGCGCAGGCTTAGATTTTAGTCTAGTCCTGCTCCTCACCACTGTAGGCCGAGGTGGGCTGGAATCGCTTCGCCCATGACTGATTAACGGATGGGTTTGTCCCTAGTCCGCGCGTATCAATCATGATTACCTCCTGTACCTTATCTCGGTTATAATGTCCAACTATCGGAATCGGACGTTGCAATCATACGTTATCAGACAGCTTCTACCCCGTCAAGCGATTAACCCCATCTTTCTGACAAATGAGACTGAATTATATCAGACCATCCATCAGATTGCCCACAAAGCCAAGGAACTGGAGCATAAGTTAAACCACGAGGACCCAGTGCGTCACTCCACATCTTATCAACGTGAGAGGTACCCGGCAACCCTCTTTCCGTTAAACCGAGTAGCGCATCTACTGCGCGGTGTGATATCACATAAGCATGACTAAGGCTCACCTTAGTAATGACTCGGGCGTGCTCGTGCATACGTATGGGATGATCCAAGTGCCTACCACCAAGCCACAGGGCATCCCAACACACCGGAACTAGATCGAAGAAGTTATGGAACAATTCTTGAAAGTTGTCCACAAATAAGCAGTCATCTTCGAATATGGCCCAACATTCGTCACCGGAATCCTTGAATGCCCTTAAAACCTCCCGATGTGACGCCAAGCAGCCAACTGCTCCTAATGGATGAGCCATAGCTGGCCATGTAGTGAAATTGATCTCCTGCTTTTCGGCGCCAAGAGAGAATTGTTCTAATCTATCCTTCCTTGAGGGCAAATTTATTACGACAGCCTTACTCCAAGGATAGATCACTCAAACTCATCAGTCAGAATAGGATTATCTAGCTCGCGCCAACCTAAACCGCGACAATCTACGCATTTTCCGCCGACATTTGCAATACCCGAGTCGTTTCCGGTTCCATTACACCTACGACAGTTAATTTTCAAGACAAACCCAGAACCGGAACATTGAGTACACGCGCTATTTATACCGCCACAAACGCACGGGATGGATTTACTCATCAGCGAGCGGAATCTCGTCATCAAGGTCAGCCTCGAAGAGGAGTCCAGCATGAAGGGGTTCACTAGATGGGTCGCTGGTCCGTAATTCTAAGGTGAAAGCCTCTGCGGATATGCCAGCATCTAAACTTCTAGCTGAGACGAAAATCGTCAGGCAGTCTTCGTCCGGGTGTAAGCCTTTCATCCTTGCTAAACACTCCGGTGGGGTGTTTAATTCAATGCCGTGCACAACGTCTACCCTCGATGGGCGTTCAGCCGTATAACGACAAAGAATTACCTGGGCTATCTCTGAGGTAGTTAGAAGGGGTGCTGTAACCCAGCCGGTTCCTTCCGGCTCATCAGGTACGCTCAGCTCGTTCCAGCCCATAATCTTCTCCGACCAGTAGTATATGTAACCTTCAGTATAACTTACCCGTCAAAGAAGTAGTTGGTTAAGCCTGCGACACTCTTCACAGATGGGAAGACCAACCGCATCGCGTACCTGTTGGAGCTTGTAGCCGCAGAGAGCCGTAACTACGGTTCCCTCTACTGCACTCCGGGTAATTTCTACCTCATCCGCAACATGGGCTAGGCCATCTGGGTCATCGGGAACATCCGTAGAGGTAGGTGAGATGCTCAGATCTGACATAACGTCGGTAGACATGGTTTCCTCCAAGAAAATTTCGGCTAGGAGAGACTCTAGCACGACACTCCACCCAGATCTAGGGGCTTGACAAATGTTTCCGGGGTGGCTAAGTTTCTGCTCAACTGGTCAACGAGCGGTGCCTGCCACGCTCTGCGCATCGGTCACTGTGCGAAGTGACCTGATCCGCCAGTTGCGAGTGGCTCGTAGCTTGTCTCGGAACTCGGCGCCCGAGCGGCTACGGGCCACTCGTTTATTACTTGGAAAAACGCAAAAAACCCGAGATAATCGGGTTTAGTGAGGAATTGTGAGAGAGAAATGGATAATGTGGTAGAACCTAGGCGTCTCGTATGTCCATATTGTGGAAACGATATTGAGGTTGAACTTACCTATACTTCCATGGCCTATTCAGAGCACCGAGACTTAACAGGATTTGAGTGCGAAAATTGGGAGTGTAACGCCAGGTGGGACAATTGCGGTAATGTAGAGCGACTACCTAAGCAACAAGAATCCGAAGATCAGCCGCACCATCGCTAATTACCCAGATTGAGCCAGCCGTTCTAGGGAACTGGTACTTGTCACCAGACGCCAGCTTAAAAGAAGTGGTGCTACTTACGCTATCGTCTTGATCAACGTAGACCGCACCGCTTCCCAGGTTCTGAAGAATAACGAGAGCACCCTGAGGAAGCGTCAAGCGAGTAGCAGTGTTTGTCACAGAAAGGTTCATACCTATTTATCGGTAGGTCAGCGGTTGAATCAAATGTTTTCCAATCGCGAAAATTTTAGGAATTAGGTTACAGGGCTACTGAGCGTATCCCTCGAAAATCAAAACCTGACCGGCGTGTCAGGGGTCACTTAAAACCGGCATATGGGAGGATAAGGGTATGGACAGATATTTCACGTGTGAGGATTTCACGTTTCCCGACCGGAGTGCCACCCGGAAGCGGTTCGAAGTCGTTGATACTTTGACGTCGAAGGTGGTTGGTGTGTTCACCGGCCCTGAGGCAGAAGCTCATGCTGAGCTTTACGCGTTGGCGAAGGAGGATGCTGTACGATGAATGACACGAGTTCCCTCCCAATCATGATTTTCGATGAAGGCTCTACTGCGGGGCCGGATATTAACGAGAGTGCCAATACTCCTTGGGAACCCACTCCCCCGCGTAGGCAGAACCCAACGCCGATTGGCCCCCCGAATTACCGTAAGGGCTTCATTGGTAAGAGGAAGGGTCGGAAGATTATTACGCTGACCGCTAGCGAGGTTGCTAATCCTTCTAACACGCGCGAAGTGCAGCTACCTTACCATCATGGTTCTTCCGCCTCACAGCGTACCCGTTCCACTGGGCACCCTATGGCGATGAAGCGGGCATAATGCGCGGCGACATGGCTTACGTTCGGAACTACTACAACGTTCCAGCTAAGCGCGGAGGTCGAGTATTATTTCAGGGTTTCCCTGGGCGAATCCTTAGCGCTGACAATGGTCGGCTGAATCTCCTTCTCGATACCGGCCAAATGGTGTCCGTTCATCCCACGTGGGAGATGGGGTACCTCGGGGATGAGTAAGCACTCCGTCAAGATTATTCGGAACGGAGACTGCTACCTGGTTGAGTGTAGTAACTGTTCCTTGACTGGCGTTCTCACTTCTAAGGAGCGCGCTGAGGATGTGCGGGCTTACCACAAGGACGGAATAATGTTCCCGAGTTCGCGCCCCATGGAGCAAGGAACGCTCTTTTAGCTCTGATATCCAAACAGGATAAACAGGCCATGAATAATATTACCGGCGACAATCAGAATCAATAAGATGGCTACGACGCTGAGGAATGTAATCTTGTGTCGCTTGCGCCGTGCCTCATCATTGGCTTTCTGGACTTCGGACCTTCTGTCCCTTTTCCCATACAAAGTACGCATGTAGCGTTCTTTACCGTGGACGGCTCTCATCCATCGATCTTCTCACAGGGCTCACCGGAAGTCAATGCCTCATTATCCCATACTTCAATCTGGGCGAGCAGTTCCTTACGCGCTCGTTTGACGCCCTCTTCGGTGATCCTACCCGAGGCGAGAGCTTCGGCGTAAATGTCGCCCCACTTGCGGTGTCCCGTCATTTAACAAGCATCCCACTTAGGGCACTTCACGTCAACCTATCAGAACTTGTTAAGGTTAGCTACGCGAGCCTTGTTGAAGGCCGCAAGAGTGATCGGCCCAACGGACCCATCCTGCGCAACCCCAAGAGATCCCTGGATCTTCCTCACGGTCGCAACAAGCGCGAGCTTAGAGAGCTGACCCCAGAATCCGTCCGGTGTGGCGCCAACCCAGGTCTGGAGCGCCTTAATATCTCCAGGTAGCGACTGGCTCTGCGCAACAGACATTACCCATGTCAGTGCAACATCAGTCCCATTGCCCCATTTGCCATCAGGTAGCACGTGGACGTCGTTCTGGAGATTTGTCACCAGGGCTGGGTTCGTAGTCAGCGGCTTGCTATACGCAGCGAGAGCCGCCTGAGTGTTCGGACCATAAATACCATCTACTACTGCTAGATGAAGCGCGGCCTGAGCAACCTTCAGAGTAGCCTGAGTTGCTGGACCAAAGTCTCCATCTACCACAACCGGCCCGAAGCCCTTAGCGTTCAACTCCGCCTGCATGGCGGAAACGGCCGCACCCTTACTACCAAGACTCAGTACCGAACTCGGTGGGCTCACCGGGGTTGGGGTGGGAGCGGGGGTCGGGGAAGAGTGCCCCACGAATGAATCATAAGCAGCCTGCGCCGCAGCCATAACCTGACCCCAAATAGAGGCGATATAGGGACCTGGGCATCCAGTAGCGGACCAGTGGTCGTGCTGGAAGAAGTTATTTGAGTCCGGTCGAGCGCCGATTTCGAATGCGAAGAGCCATCCAGCTAGACGGGCAGCGGCCTGCCATGTAGTCGCGGAAACCTGCCAATCCGGGCTGAGGGTCGAGTTGCACATTTCAATACTGATTGAGAACTGATTACCTTCGGTGTTCCCGACAGCCCAAGCGTACTCATCAACCTTGACATACTGAGCCACGGAACCAGCACCATCTACGTCGAAGTGTGCTGAGGATGGTCGAACTACCCAGGCGCGAAGAATATCTTCATGGGTCATGATGCCAGCATTGTGGTGGATAGTGACAGAAGTCTTTTTGTATGCGTCGTGGGTTACGTGACCTGTTGCGCTAAGCTGCGCAACCAGATCCTCGACGGGCTTATCGTAGGCAATGGTCGTCATTATTAGAGTCCCTTACCGGCCAGCCACTGCTTGAGAGCTACTGCCATTTTGTGATTACTGAAGATGTGGCGATTCTTAACCCACGAAGTTGCCACCTGGGCTAGTGCAAGATCAAACTTATCTACGATAGGAGATGGCTGAGGCGTCGGTACCGGAACTGGAGTTGGGCTAGGGGTTGGCTCCGGGATGGGTGGCACGGGTGTTGGTGGAGCAGGGGGTGCTGGGATAGGTTCCGGAGTCGGCGTTGGTTGAGGAGCCGGGGCCGGTACTGGGGCCGGGGTAGGTGGTTGAGGGGTAGGAACAACCAGGGTTCCGCCAGTCAAGGCGTTGTAATCAATTGCGAGCTGAGCAAGATTTACGCCCGTAAGAAATTCTTTCGAACCGAAGTGCTCTGGCCAGATAACAACCCATGCCTCTTCAACCAACGGGCTACCGCCAGCGGAGCCGCTCCAGAAGCTGGGGTCGAATTCAGTCTCTTGGCCCCAGGTGATGAATCTAATATCTGGGGTGTAGCCGCCACCAAGGATTGCGTGACCGCCATCAATAGGGGAGTTGGGAACATTGCTCCACGGTTGGCCGTTCGAGAACTCCGTCTGGTTCGCCGCAAGGACTGTAATGCCGAGCCAAAGAGAACCGAAGATCGCGAGCGCCGCCTCAACCTCAGCGAGATTAGTATGGTCAACCTTAGCGAAAGCGATTGCCTTAACCCCATCAGGTCCACCGTTAGCCTGAAGATATTCAAGACCACTCTGAATATCCATACCCTGGTCAGCGTTGGAGCCGGGGCCATTATCGGCAGAAGTTCCGTTCGGATCGAAAGTTGGGTTCTGCGTCTTATAAAAAGCCCACACCTCGTCCTGAGACGGATAGTTCTCAGTCGCTAAGGTGGCAGTTACAAGGCGACGCATGTTAGCCCAAGCCACTGCATTGCAGTCACCAGCAACATCATTTCCAAGAACCTGCCAGCCCGCGAGTGGCGCGAGGTAGTCTTCGGTGGTTGGATGAGTTGGAACTACCGCGCTGCGAAAGCTTGCAAACTTGAGGGCGGGGGAATTCTTGGGCGGACGACGACCGTATTTTAGTTGGTTAGCCATACCCATTGTATCGGCTCAACCGAAAACGGAAGTTAATGTTAAAGATTTAGTAGGTACTCTTCGAAGGCCGGATTACATAAACATGCTGGTGAACGCTTCTCGCGACCAGATCGATGGCTTCCTCTCCGTTATACCCGCGAAACATAAGGGCGCGCGCCACAACCAGGGAGCTGCGGTTTAAACCGGCCTGGCAGTGAACTAATACCGGAGCTGAGTCAGCCACTGAGTCAACCCATCGGGCGATCTGTTCTACCTGACCAAAGCCCTGGTCAACCGAGTCGTACATTTTCACAACCAGGATCGAGTCCAGATCGTCATGGGTGGTGTACTGCTCCCACGGATAAAGTGACACCAAGTGTCGAATATGTGCTGGAAGGATTAATCCATTCTCGCAGCCACCCTGCCAAATATTAGGCGCGATCTCCGAGATAAAGGTACGTCAAACGGAGTGTTGCCATGATAGGCAACTCCAACCATTCTCTTCGCGGTTGGATCGAATTGGATATCGATTCGGGTTGGATCGTATTCCTCAAACATTTGGGTCGTCATCTTTCAATCTCACCAAGGGCATATCGAAGGTCTACGATTACATCGACCGGGTGAACCATGAAACTGGGATCATCCTTGAGTTCGAGTTCCAGATATTCGATCATCCCATACATCTCTTCCCGCATGCGGGCAATTTCTCGCGCTTCCCCACTCATTCCAACTCCAATTCAAACGTCCGTTACTACTGATTACGCCGGGTGTCAAGCGCTTTGCGCTTAGTTTAGCAGCCATGTCAAATAAAGGCCAATACAACCGCCAAACGGGTGAAATTAAAACGTCCGTTTTCGTAATAATCCGAATTTGAAATCGCCCAAAATGTTCGAGCGGTCCCGGCGTTATAACACAAAGTAATTGAGGGTTTGACTACTTCTAACGGGGGGGCTATCGAACAGGTGTTCGAACATTGTAGGTAGTGTATCTGCGATATCGAATCGCAAAGCATAGGCAGCTAGGCCAGATAGACAGGTAGACTGCTTGCATAGGCGGCTAGACTCTCACTGGCCCGATGCCGTCGAGACAGTGAGACGGAAACGTCACCCTAATGGCGGTATGGCAGGCGTAGGCATCGGTCGATTCTGGTAGTGCAAGACATCGTGATGGTGGCGAGTGGCCTGGGAGTCAGCGATAATAACTCCCCGTGATGCCCGACCCTAGCGGCGAGAGTGCTGGCAAGGTCTGGCACCTAACAAGCGCCGCGCGATTAGCTGGTAGGGAATAGACATCGGGTGTGCATCATTGCATCGGGCCGATTCATTCTCTGCCATGTCCGCGCGCCGACGATTCTGGTCTAGTGACTCACACTCACAGCGCGCACGATGGCACACGCCATACGAACACTCACACAGAACGGATACGGACATGGAACTCAACGGACGCAAGGTTGTGAAGCACAACGGCGCCGACCCGCGCGCTACTGCGACATCGGCAGTACGGACGAACGTCGGCTCGAACCCTTTCCGCCGCTCCACGGTTATGGCGGAGACGGTTGAGACTGTCTCACTCTGGAGCACGCTCGGCGCTGAGATCGAGCGTGAGTACGCGCTCTGCGGCGGTAACGTCATCGGCCGCGACGCACACGGCGAACTTGTCTGGGGCACGGAGCGCTAAGCACGGCGCTAGGTTCGTTGCATGTGGCACGCGCTACGGTGCGCGCTACGTGTTGCACACCTAGACAACACTCACACAGAAAGGCTTTAACATGCGATACGTAGTAATCGACTCTCAGGGTAACGTCCGCGCGGATTGTGACAGTCTGTCGCAGGCAGTCGACGTACAGGTGGAACTAGCCACGGATGAATACCGCGACTTGGCAGACTACCGGATCACCTACACGGATTGATTCACAGCGCCGAACGGTTTAAGCCGGTTCGATTCCGACACGGCGCACGATGGCAACGTCCGTTGCCACTCACTCACGAAAGGAAACACTCACCATGGGCACACAATCGAACCTTGCACGCGGCACGGCGGTTTACGTTCGGACGTCATCGGACGGTAATAAAGGTCATGCCGGTATTGACGGATACGCGGGCTCGGATATCAGCGATCCGACAGTGTGCGTCTACGTGTCGCAGGGTAACGGCGAAACGGACAAGCGTTTTCACCTCTGGTACACAGTCGCAGAGGCTAGGGAATTGCGCGCGCAGCTTGACGCGGCGATCACAGAGGCGGAAACGGTTGAATGGCCGGAGTACGTGTACGCCGACAATGGCACGCGCGAAGCGTTCGCAGGCGTGGACGAGCACGGTAAGGGAATGTACGGCGGAATGTCCGGCTATGCGTTCACGTTGGCCGAGGCTCTAGAGTACGCGAATCCTCGCCCGTGCGAATCCTGCGATGACTACACAGCGAAGGATGGAGTACACACACCGCACTACGTTTAGTGTCTCTAGGTTCGGCACGCCGCGCGCGTGTCGTTCCTTGTCATCCTAAACACTCACAAAGAAAGGCTACGGCCATGACTGCCAGACTGCTACCCGGCACTAAGGTTAGCCTTATTCCGGTCAGAACTACCGGCTATATCAAGCGCGAATCAGCACAAACGACGGTAATCCTCGGAATCCTACGGGACCTTATCGCCACACGCGGAAACGTGAAAGTACACCTAATCGCGGAGTACGGCCCGGACGATTCAATCTGTTCGGCCGCGCAGGCGATTAACCGCCTTGAGTCGATTACTTCCCCCGCATTCCATGCACGGGCGGGAGTCAATTACGCCGCGATGAATAAACACCTAAGGTGGAATCTTCGCCTAGTGAAGTAGCTTAGCTAGGTTGCGTTGCGCGTCGACACGTTCGGCGCGTTTCGTTGCCTGTCTAATCGGGACAAGCAAACACTCACGATTGGAAACACTCACATGACTACACGCACGCACGACGAATTGATCCGCGCGGCTGAACTACAGGCCACGCCGGAAGACAGGCCGAGCACGTACGCGCAAGGCGATGACGACACGGCGCTAGTCGACACGTGGACATGGTGCGGAATCACGCAGAGTGACTACGCCATGTTGCGCGTGTTGGTTGCGCGGCGCGTTCACGGCAACGCGGGGACGATCAACGGTACGGGTCAATCCGCTCGGCAGTACGTGCGCGCCGGTATCCGCGCGTCTGGCATGGCGCAGCCGCAGCATGATGCAATGAACGACGCGGTAAGCGAAGCGGTCTTGATCCTCGCGCACTACGCCACGGAATCATGGGACGATCTTGCCTCAGCCGTGGAGCGTGACGAACCGAACGCGGAGCGTGCGCTACGCGCGTACATGTCACGGGCGGAAGTGTGCGCAAGGATTCACGACGAGCGCGGCGCAGAATCGGTTACACGGTACCTAGTAGCGTGCGCCGCGCGTGACGGAGTGCGTAGGACAACGGTAGGACATTCTGCGATCAAGGGTACGCGGGACGCTGCCAAGCACGCTGCGCGCGGTCAGTCATACGTTCCGTCTGGCGATGGAGAGACATACGTCCGGCAGGACGTGAGTCACGTCAACATGCGCGGCGCAGACTTGCCCAAGCAAGAGGGGAGCGCGCCGACGTACGTGTCACAGTCTCACGCGGCGCGCGGCGTGATCGGTGCGGCGCTCGACGTCAACGCTAAGGGCACGCTAGTCAATCCGGCACTAGCTGCGCTGGCACTGTGTGATAGCGCCGTAGGACGCGCGGCGGACGCTCTGTACGGTAACCACTCCGCTACGGCGCGTCTCAAGGTGATCGAACGGGCACACGCGGAGTACGCCGCAACCATCGAGCACGAGAGTGTGCTCGATATGCGGGAGCTAGTTGGAGTGTGACAGGTTCGCCACGGGGCGGACACGCTGAGACGCTTAGACAGGTCTCGCGTGTCCGCCCCTTTTTTTGTATCACGATTAGCCCATTAGAGTGAATCGAAAATATCTCGGCGGATTGTGGCGGATGTCCGGGGGCAGCGTTCCTTATTAAGTGAGAGACGGAGCGTGCGAGCGAAGCGCGGTAAGCGCGCGGCGCATGTGTGCACAGTCATGGTGCAGTAGTTCACGCGGGAGCGGAGCTAGGGCGCAGCGGTGCTGCAAATTGATACGAGAATCACGGCGCAGAACGCGGTTCAGCGTTCCTATATGAGTGAGACAACGGCGCGACGCATACGGAATGCGACGCAAACGGACGTTTTTAGTCGATTCACGTTAGAGCAGAATCACGCTCACGTGGCGACTATTCAAGTACGGATGGTGCCCGGTCACCCTCCCTTAAAGCCTCTGGTGTGGAGTAGGTCGCCTATCCTTGAAACGGTAGGATGGTTTACTACATGCCAGACCTAAGCCACCTAGCAATCCTCTAGGTTAATGCGCCACGCGCATGGATAATGAGAATATGGTCACCTGAAAAGGGAATCCGCGATGATTCGGGATTAAGTCCCGATAAGCGATGCCGAAATAACATCGACTCTCTGTGTTATGTCACCACACCAAAAAGGTGATAGCAGGGCGGCACGGTAAAGTTACGTCCACGATATCACAGTGGATTCCGGGAGCATTACCCGGCGTGTCTCTAGTCTCCATATGACACTGGACCCCAACAAATCGCCGCGAGCGATATGAGCCAGCTAACATACCTGGAGACTTACCTTTCCCTAGGGTCGATGACATTGGTCCGGTCCTAGGGTGTTCACGTGCGCCAATTTTCACTAGGATGCCTGAGGAGGATTCTCATGTCTAACGTACTTGATAACGCTCCCCGCGTGTCATATGGCGCGCTGGACTTTCACAAGGCGACACCGGAGCAGATTTGCGCCGAGTGGCATCGGTTGGATGCCGCCTTTTCCACGGATAAGCACTCACCACTGCACCACGATAATCGGTGCGCGATTCATGGTGACGCATTCCATAGGAGAAAGGCGTAGCCATGTTTATTATCGGCTGGACTGCCGACGCCGCAGTATGGCACATTGCGTGCCTTTGTGAAACCTACCGTTTGCCTGGCGACTTTGATTGCATCGGATTGTCACCTAAAGACACCGAAGGTAACCTCATTACGCCGGTATTCGACATTGACGAAGGCTCCGACGAGGCTGTTTGTGACCTTTGCCACGAGGCTTTGCTTTACTGAACATCGACCGCCGATTACCTAAACGACAGGATCGCCCATAATCGCACAATAGGGGATGATTCCCATGGAGTTAGCCTTTGACCCTCGTAACCACACTTACTCATTCGCGGTCGGAGACAGAATTGTTCCGCTGAGCGATGAGCCTGAGACGTTCGCCACGAAACAGGACGCTTTGCGCGCCGCTCACGACCACAACTTGAGCGTTTCACCCTGGGGAATGGTCACGGCCGCATGAGTATCACCGAAGCTAGTGAGGCTGCTAAGGTGGCCTGGGATGTTTACACGGCCAACCCAACCGAAGACAATCGGGACGAATGGTCCCAAGCTTGTGAAGAATTGGACTGTTTCTTGCACCTAAGCTAGTATCGTTAATGGCCGCATTAGGGTTCGTGAGTGTCCCTAATGCGGCTTTTTGCGATACTAGACAACCTAAGGGGATATCATGCCTAAGATTGCCAGTAAGTCGCGCGAATGTGCTCAAGCCATTGGCCGACGCGAGAATGTGACAACCTACGGTGCATTGCGCGCTGAGAACGTCAATGGCCTAAACGTGTGGGATAGCGGCCGATTGTCAGGCGAAGACCTTGAGGCATTCCGTATGCAGCGGTTAGGTATCACCTACGTTGTGTATAGCTATAACACGCCTATCGCCTGGGTTCTCAAGGATGGAACCGTACACAGGGTAACGCAAAAGTTCAGCGTGACCACGACTCAGCATCAGGGTAAGCTTTACCTCCTTGACGAGTCCTAACCGTGAAACGATTCATCTCAAACCTAACCGAGTTTGGCGTCATTCTTAATAGGTGCATGCAGCTAACCTGGATGCTAATGGTTGTAATGGCGCTAACACCCCGCAAGTAAGGGAAGGAAACACTCACTATGCCGAATTGTTGGACGTGTAACCACCCTAAGGTGGCGCATCAGTACTACCATTCTGGTACGCATTGCTCCGCAAAGGTTGGACTCTGGTACTGCCGGTGTGACCGCTACAAGCGCCCGCGACTGTTTAGCCGCCTGATTAACCTCCTAAGGGGTAAGCGATGAAGTGTGACAACCCCGGATGTCAGGGACATTTGGCGAAATTCGATAGCTGCCTAGCTGAATGTCTGTATTCGTTTGCGATGGACGAGAATGACTACACCGGAAGCTCCGACTTCGGAGTATGGTGCACCACGCCATTGGTGTTTGAGGTCGATCAGGTCGAGGATATCGACCCATACGCCGACGCCTCTGTAACCGTGACCATTCCGTGGGGTGTTTACCTCGTATCCTCCAACGATCAAGGATTCGTTTACTGCGTACGATATGAGACGATTGAGACCGCGCAGGCGGAATACGACCGTATCGACGTTGCCTATTCAGAATGGTGTGAAACCGAAGGGGTAGAGTAATGGACGAGACTCACGCGCGGCAGATTGCCAACCAGATCAATGGCACCACAGACTACGAACTTGCACGCTTAGTACTCATGCTAGACCTTGAAACCGCACAAGCAATCTATGAAGAACTACGCATGCGCGGAGATATTAAATGAAAAGCCTGTATACCTACACAAAGGTAGGAAACGCGGACGGTATCTACTTGGTCACTGACAAGCTATCGACCCTGCGATACATTGGCAAGGTTGCGCGTGTCGATCCCTCCCGTGTGTGGATTGCGGTCCCCACGGGTGAACCGTTCGACGGTAGGCGCCACGCGTTCCAAACACGCGCAGTCGCGGCCCACGCCCTCGCTAGGTTTGTTGAGACTGGCAACAGGGAGTGGATCGCCCCGGAGTAGGCTACACTCAACCATCTGCCGATGAGGATATTAGTAACGGCGTGAAGACGATCCGGCTCACCCTATAGCCCGGACAAAGCTCACGCCGTTATTTGTATCCTCATCCGTTTAGGAGAGGAAACCGTTGTGCTAACCCTCAAGATTACCCGGCCGCGCGACGGTTGGGTTTACGAGATGGACGTTCACAACCTCACGTCGATGGTCGCCGCTGAGCGAATGAATGAGACGCTAGTGATGATCGAGCCCCACCTGTTTAAGTGGGAAGGTGAAGGATTCCGCACTAACATCACCTATGGGCCGTGCGAGTTTTGCAAGACCGGCCGAATTGTGCCGCTAGCATTCGACATCCGCGAGTATGAGTCATTCAGCCTAGTCACATATGATGATGGCGAACCGTGGCGCGGTGAACGGTATGACGTACCGGCCAGCCGCTATCCCTACTGGACAACCGCGTGCGGCGACCATGCCGATTCAGCATCCCAGACATTCTACGAGTGGAAACACGACGTTTAGGAGAAACGCTCACATGACCGATATCCTGCCAATTGATAACGTCACGCCTGAGAACCTGAGCGACGTTATGGAATTCGATAGAGTGATTCAGGTCTGCCAGGACGGTAGCGTGGTTGAGGTTCGTAACCTTTACGCGCCGAACGTTTATACCTCCGAGATCTCCCCGGACCACTGGGAACTAGAGGAATTGTACGGCGATTGGATGTGGTTCACCTACGGATACACCGGCCAGCATGGATACAACGGCCCGGAGATGCACTCCAGTGAATATATCGGCGGTCGCCTTGCACGTGACATCCTTGAAACACCTGGGATCTATTGCGCAGTGGAAGTCTATCCATCGCCGCTGGACGATACCGACGATAGCGGCCCTGAGTCCTGGGGGATCGTTTGGATTCCGCCGAGCGAATAGGAGACATGAATGTACTGCTGGATCATTGACAAGGATCATTTAGCCGAACAGTATGACTGTCTTGAAACAGATAACGCGGCTGGTGTTTGTGGACCTGAAGATGCGCCTGACTGGATGATTTCACTGCTAAACCCTAAGAATACCCACATAACGATCACGAATGATGTCCGTGTCTTCAAGTTCGAGATGTTTGACGATGATCGTGAACGCTACTATTCCGGGCGCCTAATCGTTGATGGTGGTGAAGACTCCACGCTCCGCGATGGAACGGCTACAATCTCTGAGCGCGCGTGCTATTCCCCGCTGGCAGACTTTGGCATGCCGAACGCGGGCTGCACATACATCCGGTACCCCGGACATCCTGACATGGATTGTGAGTAATCATGGGAAATCCGATTCGTACGGCTATTGGCGAGGCACTCGATTTCCCGTTTGCTGAGCAGGGATTCAAGCTCGTGGACGCCATCGAGATCACGGTTAACGAATACGATAGCTGGGACGATGCCTGCGACGCGCTCGACGTTGATTCGCTCCTGCCGTACACCTACGATCGGGTCACGACATGGCTCGCTATCAACGCTCAAGGTGCGGCTGAGGCTGAGGGATTCTATGAGCCCACCATGGACGCGCTGAAGCTCATTGCGATGGACCTACAGGTGCTTATCCACCGCGCCGCCGAAGCTGGCTATGCCGTCCGCGTTGACAAGGCATTCAGTGACCTGGAGGGTGACGATGAGTGACAAGCTCCCCGCGTCACCGCTAGGACATGAGTCCTTGCATTACGAGACGGCGCAGATTGATCGTGTCCTACAAGCTGGGCCAGCCCATGGTGAGGATTGGTTCCACCTTAAGATCACCGGAGCTAAAGAGACTAAGTGGCTGAACATTAACCGCGATGACGTCGAGGCTATTCAAGAATTGTTGAGGTATAAGTAATGCTGAAACTCCAGACCGCAGCCACCGCATACGACATCGAGGAAGTTCAATGCAGCGACGCTACCCTATTCTGGCGTACGCCGGACGCTGTAAGTCACACCGTAGGTGAAGACGTCGAAGTCACAACGTCAGACAGTCAAGTCATCATGGGATATGTCGCGGCGATCAATGAAGATTCGATCGACGTTTCGTTCTCATAAGCGTCTTAGGAGATAACTATGCTGCCTTACAGTGTATGTGAATGGTTTCCGTGCCGTAAGCCCGCACACTACATCGTGGAGCGGCACTACTTGCCGCTAAGGTGGGGTGGAGGAGAAACCGTTAAGGTTAGATGCTGCGATGAGCATAAGGTGGCAGAATTCGCACCTGAGCGCGCGCAACTAACGCCGAAGGTAGTCAAAGTACTGTCAATTGAACCCCGTTAATGTCCGTATAGCACAAATTAAGGCCGCAAATGACAGTAAAGCGCACAGAAACGATGCTTATTCGCATGTGGGCGCGGGAGCAAGGGTTATTCTGCGGGACACAAGGCCGCGTATCCGATGATCTCGTACGCCGCTACCGTGAAGCACAATCACCCGAAGGTAAGCGGGAAGCGTTTGTCAAAAAGAACCAGCATCGCCCTCGCGCTGAACTTCTAGCCGATCAAGAGTATCAATCGACCTTGCTAGAGCTACTGAAACAGTCTAGCGGAAACGTTCGTTTCTAGTCGTTATGTGAGGGTCGTAACCGCTCTGCCTGCGGTGATTGGTCGGCATCGGTATATCGAGCATAACGCCCCTGTCAAATCAAAGCTTTCGCTGCCACTAGAAACGTCCGTTGCTACTCAGATTTGGAGTTGTCTCATGCGTTATATGAATGGTTATGAGATATTAGACTCAGCGGAACACTATGAGCGGCATCCCGTTCTTGGCCCAGCAACACGGACGCTCTTGAGCCTCTATAACTGGACTAACCGCAACAGCGACGGTTGGGCTTACTGGCCTAAGCCGGTTCGTGCAGCGGCGAAGCTCATGGACTTGATCGAAGGTGCCGACCCGCGTTGCCGGTACGACTACAGGCGCGACGATGCTACTGTCGAGCAGTTCATCGCAGCGCTCAAGCCGATCAAGTCATTCCGCACGAGACAACACGCAGACTTCAAGATCTATGAGAACCTGGAGGACGTTCATGCTGGCAACACCTAAGAACATGAAAGAGTGTGAGAGGTGCGGCATTCAAGCCATTGCGATCTCCACTATCAGCGGTGACTGTTACAGCGCCGGGTCGGGGGATTACTTCTGGCTCGCTGACGATCAGCCGCTAGTGGACGATTTTCAAGAGCCCATGAAGCTGGTAGTTAAGTCGGTTCAATTCCTGGACGTCGAGGAGTTCTTCAAGTGAGTAGCGTGAACGAGTGGACGTTCGACTTTAATAACAGCAGCGGTGTACCGTTCCGCGCCGTGATCCGTGTCGGACCTAACCAGCCACATATGAACCCGACCGATGAGACACCCACGATTAGCTTCTATGACCGCCGCTACCATGACACCTTCCCTGGATCGGGTGGGCAGTTCACGGGCGGTAATTACTACCTCACGGAGTTCCAAGGCGTAGAGGCTGAATACCCGCACGGTCTAGACCTTAACGGCGGCGTGGCAAGCTGGAAGATTGACGCTGCTAGTATGACTCTGGTGCGGCGCTGGATCAATAACGTGGCACAATGGTTGGAGGTCTAATGGATATCGGGCAGCTTGTTATCCGCAACGATGATGACAGGGACGTTCCTACCCTCGGTAGAGTTACTGGGTGGAAGGACGATGAGACTTGTATGGTCCTCTGGGGCGATTATAGGTTCTATCCGGTATCAGCGGCTAACGAGCCTAGCCCTGAGCCCTATGATCAGCTTGCAACCTGGCTAGGCCAAAGAAATCGGCCAGCGCCTAAGCTAACTGGCGCGCTTTGGATCGAGTGGGACGACGAATCAGGTGAAAGTGGATCAGCGCGCTGGGGTAATGTCTCCGATGAAGTTCTGGATGACGTTCTCAAGCTCGTGAAGTACATCCTCGGTAATCCGGATACGGTGACCTGATGGGAATGGTGGACGCGCTTGAAAAGGTCTATGACGACCTAGAGCAGATTGTCATAGATGCTGATGACTGCGGGCGAAGTGCTGTATTCCACAAGGGTAGCGAGGCTCTTTATTCCCTGGATTCCGCCATCCGTGCCGCTCAGCAATACGACAGAGGAGAGCTGAAGTAATGGAGATCACGCTTTATCTAGTCGGAGTGGACGAGGAAGACGCGATCACGAATCTCTTATTCGACTCATACGAAACGGCTGAAGACTTCGCCAATGATAATCCGGGCACAAATATCTACACAGTTGATGGAACCGTTGATTACACCACGATTCAGAGGGTGGTGGAATACGAGTGATAGTATTGCATCTCAACCGTGAGGCAATCGAGGAACTCGCGCACTACATGCATCCCAGCGTGAGCGAACTTCGTCTCGGTATTGACGTTGACGGGACTTTCAAGGCTTCGGCCCATCAGGGAACATGGAGCGCGCCGATTCTTGGGGCTAAGCTTGATAATGCGGCCGATTACATCGAGCGCTACCGTGACACTTTGGAGTGGGGGGAATAATGGGTACAGTTTCTAGCGGACAGTTAACCTTTAAGACTCAGGTCTACGCTGAGCGCAGTCATCCCTCAACCGTTGTTGAAGTGGTAGAGTTCCTCAAGGACGTGGCGTTGAAGATTGATCCGCTCGGTAAGACAATTCTGGATGTGAATGTTCAGGCAAGAGTCGCCGCCGACCATCGCTGGGTTGATATCACCGCAGTCGTAGATCTTTAAGGAGTAATTGATATGTCTATTTTTCGTGGCCCGCAGAAAAAGGGTGCCAAGCGTATACATAAGGCGGTTCTCCGCGAGGAAGCCGAGGCTCGTCAAGCATCTTTCGAGGCTGACGTTGCGCGAATTGAACACGATCAGAATATCAGCAAGCGTGAGGCTCGTCGTGTGGCGGCTGAGTCGCGGCATTTTGCGCGCCGTAAGGGGGTGGTAAAGTGACCTACATCGTCCGACTGGTTCGGATTGACAAGTTTATGGGTGAGGAATCTATTTTCTACGGCCCGATTGATTCAGAACATCAGGCAACCCTTCTTGCCGAAGTGTATTCCAGGAGTGACGGTCAAGAAGCCTATGTGGAGGAGCTTCGCCCATCCCTGTTTCGTGAGATCAGGTGATGAATAAGACGCTTCCCCCAGGTTGGAATTGGGAAGGTCCAGATGAGGGCGTCGGCATCTTCGGAGAGTCGTTCTACCACGACTGTGAATTCGGCGCGGACGAAATTGTTGAGCCCCGACCAATGACCCGATGGTGGACCGGGGATCTTGGAAACCGCGTGATGAACGTCAAGTCAGTTCTTAAGTGCCCCGCGTGTAACTCCAGCGCGGAGATTGTGACGATTGAGTTTGACCCGTATTGGAAAGATGAGGAACTGTAATGGCGACCTTTGCTGTTCACTACACATACGTAGTCGAGGCTGACGATGAGTTTGAAGCCCCCGGTAAGGTTGTCGAATACTTCGCTGAGGTCGGGGTTTCTAACGCCCTATACTCGCCGGATTACGTTGAACTCCTGGAGGAGAATAAGAATGTCTAAGGCTGCGTACGTTGTGAAGAACCACATCGACCGTGGGGAGATTGAAATAACGATCCTCGGCTCCGCCATTACAGTGCAACGCTGCGATGCGGCCGCACGGCGAATCGCCAATCCGCTGAAGGCTAAGCTCAAGGCGCGCAACGTCAACGAGACCGCTGAGACACGAGTGTATGAGGTAGCGTGACGGACTTAGAGTGCTTCGCTACCATTTGGGTCGTAATCGCCATCTTGATAGTGGCTCAAGTGCTGATGTGTTACGACAATCACATTCGAGACTTGAAGAAAAGAGAGGGGTAAGATGATGTACGCGAGGGATCTTCTCCGCTGTACCCCCGGTCCTGAACTGTGTGAAGGATGCGGGAGAGAGCATCAAGCTAGAGAAAGACGCGTGCCTTGTAACTTCTGTCGAACCCTAACGGACGCCTTAGACCGGACCTGTCAACCGTGTTATGACAAGATGGTGGACGAAGCTTTACGGACCGAGCTTCTAGGCGAGGATGCTGACCCGCCAAAGTTCCAACCCTGGGGTTGACATGGAACTCATTACAAAGATTCTCGGCTGGCTCATGTTCTTTGCAATCGTGTTCGTCTTCGTATATATCGCCGTCAACCTCATTGGAGCATTGTGAGTAAGAAGCTGAAGGTCACTTTCAAGTCGGGCGCCACAATCAAGGTCCGAGTCAAGGACTACAACTTTGGCAGCACGGGCAATGAGCTTAACAGCTACAAGATCGTTCACACGGCATTTGGTCGCAAGGCGAAGTACCTTGACCTGTCTGAAATTGTAGCGATTGTCGAGGTCTGATGGCTCAGGGAGATAGAATGTCGCTGGTACAGCGGCGCGCTGTTGCTAAGCTGATGGTACGTCTCGCGCACGCCGAATACCCGGATCATAAACCGCTACAGGATGACTGTGGATTATGCCGGGATCATGTGGCATATAAGAATGCGTGCGAAGTATTTCCGAACCTTGTTCCGGCATCGCTTATTCCGCCAGGTACCAAGGCGGTCCCGCTGCATGAAATCCCGATGAGTGAGAACTTTGTAGTTCCGGGAGGAAATAATGAAGTGTCTTAATGATGCGCCGCTTAAATGGCGCCTGACGGTTTCCACGCCGCTGGCACTCCTAGGTATAGTCGACAATGTTGTAACAGTGCTGACCCTAGGGAAGGTGCTTCCCGGATTCGAGTGGTGGTACTTACACACCGCGCTGACTAGGCGGGAACGAACTCCTCGTAGCGCGAGCAGATCATAGTAGCGCCCGTCCCAGGATTCTCCCCGATAGGAACACCAAGCTCCAACCAGAACGACATAGGAACGCCAGCAGGGTCCTGGATCTTGTCATTCGAGCTGGACTTATCGTCAACCCAGAACGACCAACCATTACCATCCGCGTGGTAGAAGATGCGGTACTTGTGGGTCTTCCCGTCCGCGAGCTGAGGGTTATTAAGATAGCTGGTCTGGTCCTGACCGTACTGGTACCAGTTGCCGCTCGAATCCTGCTTGAACAGGTGAGAGTTCGCAGTTGGGGTCTTGTTGGTACGGGTATTACCAAACTCCGCCCAGTCGATCTCACCAGCCTTCGTGCGAGGGTAAAGAACAGGTCCGGACCAAGTTCCGCCGCCAAGAACGTTCACGATCAGATCAATTTCAACAACCATGCCTGGTAGAATTGTTGCGTTACGAACGCCCAGGTGGGCGCCACAGAATGGCTTATCAGGGAACGACGCGGTATCAACCTGCGGTGTAATCCACATTTCAAGGCCATCCGCGCCAATACGGTTGTTCTCCGAGTAGGAGCTGTCCGCCTGTGAACCTGGGATGTTAGTCGCCTCATCGGTGATCGAGCTGGCGCTTCCACCGTCCCAGCGGTTCTTCTGCCAGAAAGTTAGATCGAGTGGTGCCTTGAAGGTGTCTTTCTTGCTAGACTTGAAGTTTCCGGTAACGCCGCCGAAAGTAACGGTGCCCGTTGGTGCGGGGGTCGGCGTAGGCGTAGGTGTAGGAACCGGCACTGGAGCGGGGGCTGGAGCAGGTGCAACGGTCGGATCTGGAACAACAGTAGAACTTCCGACACCGGCAGGGTCAGGCGTGTACCAAATCCCCGAGTTGTTCTCGAAATAAACGATACCACTCTTGACATACAGAGTTTTAATGTTGTTCGACGGCGGAACAACCACGCCATTCTTCGCAATCTGAGCCCCAGGAGTCCCAGGAGTGCCCACGATTGACCACACAACACCATTAACGTCCGTTGCTGGTGAAACCGTGAACCCATCAGGGCTGACAACCGGCTTCGGCGGAACAGGTACGGGAACCGGCACTGGAGTGGGCGGAACATCAACGACGAGAGCATTCACGGCCGCAAGCTCCGCGTTAGCATCGGTCACTGCGCTCTGAGCGGCAGTAAGCTCGGCCTGAGCTGCGGCAATAGCAGCTTGCGCCTTCGTCACAACTAGGTTAGCATCAGTTACATCTGTCGTCGCCTTCGCGACAAGATCGGCCTTTTGTGCGGCAGATAGAGGCATTTTTTGCAGCTCCCAATAATTTTTCCTGTAGTGGTCTACTGGAGTTATCGGAAGGTTGCTTGACATTAAAGCACTATTACTTAGAGTTACTGATTATCACAGAGAGTGTGGGTAACATGGATAAAGTGGTTTTAAAGAGCAAGCTCAAGCAGCTTCGTGATGTAAAAGTTGTCCTTGAAGGACTCCGCGACGAGAAGAAGGCCGACTGCGCCGTGTTTGACCTTAGGTACGCGGTTCCGTCCTATGGGAAGCCGTACTCAGAATATGCGCGAGCCCGCTGGTCACTCTTGGACGTCGAGGCTACAATCATCAGCCTGACACGGGTTCAAGAATACTTGGAGGCGCAGGTGAAGCTGGTATGAACGGTATTGAGGCACTGAGTGCATGCAAGACATCGCCCGCCGTGGCTAAGCTCCTTCGCGGCGAGATGGACAGGAACGGCGTAAACCTCAAGGGTGAACGAATGAATCCCTGTGGTTGCCCGATTGCCAAGTATCTGACATACCGGAATGAAGGGACTACGGTCAACGTCATCACATCGGCGGCTTATTTTACTCCGCCAACGTCGAGTGAACATGCTACCTACGTCAAGCTTCCCACCCCGGTAAGTGACTTCATCCGCTCCTTTGACAAGGGGCGATACCCGGATCTGGTAATTTCATGAACGAAAAGAAGTACAACTTCGGGACAGAGCAGGAAATTACCCCGAACCCCAGCGTGATCTGCCGAATAGTCGGCCCGAAAGGCTGGACCGATTCCATTCGCGGAGATGATATAACAACGCTGATCCGCATGGGAATTCTCGTCCTTGAGCACACTAATACGTTAGAGGATGGAACTATCATCGCTTATTACGTACCTGCCGCCAGTGAGTGAGATTACGCCCTACCTTGTGGGCGGCGCAGTCAGGGATAGACTTCTAGGTATTCGCCCGCACGACTTCGACTTCAGTGTTGAGGCTGACTCATACCAGGACATGGTGGAATGGTTGTGTGATGAGGGTTTCGAGACGTATTTGGAATCACCGAGCTATTTCACCGTACGCGCGCACTGTCCTAAGGGTGGCTGGTCATTCGCGGGCCATGACTTCAGCAAGATCACCGCTGACTTCGTGCTCTGTCGAAAAGATGGCGCGTATAGCGATGGTCGTCGGCCTGACACGGTAGAGCGCGGGACTCTCCTTCAAGACCAAGGGCGCCGCGATCTGACGATCAATTCCATCGCCATGGATGCTGAGGGCGTCCTGTACGATCCCTTTGGTGGTCAGCATGACCTTTATAGCGGCATGCTGCGCGCGGTTGGTTCAGCTCAGGAACGCTTCAGGGAAGACGCACTGAGGGTTCTCCGCGTGATGCGGTTCTCAGTGAAGCTGGCCTTTGAGTGGGACGACGACATTCAGCGGGCGCTAGAAGATCCCGCCATGGCTCCCCTCGTTGGAGCTGTCTCGGCAGAGAGGCGTAGGGAGGAGCTTGCCAAGATGTTTGAACTGGACCTAGAAGCGACGCTGAGGCTTCTTCAGTGCGCGGGCGAAGATCTTAGATCTAATATCCTGAAAGGTATCAATTTGCAGCCGACAATGAAGGAGCGCGTCCGATGATCGAGCTTGAAGAACTTCGTATGGCAGTGCACGATGTTGTCGAGGAAGCTGGCCCGGACGTCGTCTATCAACCCGAAGATGGAGTCTGTAGATACGTCGACGGAGATCAGCCATCCTGCCTTATCGGTCAGGCACTCTACCGTCTCGGCATATCACTTTCTCAGCTCACTGAATGGGACGGTGACAGTGTAGACGATGCATGCGCGGCTAGGGACATTCCCGTTTTTGAAAAGAACTCAGATGTGGCCCATTACGCTGATGTCGTGCAGAACATGCAGGATAACGGGAACCCGTGGGGGATTGCGCTAGCGCAGGCTGAGTACGCTTTGCAGAACGACTTTGAGGAGGTTTGATGGGAATAAAAGAGATTCTGGATGAGGCTAAGGTCGAACTAGCCGTTGAAACCATCGACGGGCCGTGGTGTGTCTACTTCTATCAGGACACAGACAAGCCGTCTGATGTTCTCGTGATCGGGCCATTCTTCCACGCTGAAGACGCTTTCGCATTCGCTGAAACGCGGAAAGAACAGGCCGCGTTCGCGGCAGAAACGGTCATCGGGGCTGCCGGTATTGAAAAGTACGGGCAGATTCATTTCGACGTTAAGCCCCTGTACAGTTCTTAGGAGAATTCGTGGATGGATCGCTATTCGGTGACTGGTTTGCATGGCCGACAGTAGCAACGCCCCGTCAAGGCGTACTCGATTGCATTGACGGTCTGAGTAAAGTATTCGCTGAAGAGCCCAACAGGGTATGGACCGGCGCGGAACTGGCTAAGCTGTTCAATGGTGTCGCTGTCCTATTATCCGAAGTATGGGGCATTACCCCCACAAAGGAGAAGTTGTGAAACAGTTCCACTATGAGGTCAGGCTGGCTGACGGCAGTACTGAAGGCGTGCTGGCTGGGGCTTTTGAAATCAACGGCGGCGGCGTTCTCCTCTTTCAGGGCGACGCTGACAATGAGCATGCGTTCGTCATCGCGTTTGCGTCAGGCGCTTGGTTAAGTTTAATCTGTCTCGACAAGGAGAAGCTATGAAGAACGATGTGTATCTCATCTTCCTGAATGATGTGTGGCTTCATAGCACTGACACCGTATGGGAAGCCCTGGATTGGCTCATCACAGACCGCCAGATCGGTTGGACCGAGGAAGACCTCGCTGGAGACATCCGGATCGAGCTGTATAAATCGCCGCGTTGACAGGATAGTCTTGACGTGGTTCACTGAGTCAAGTTTCTGTTCGCATACAGAATCTTTTGCTAGGGAGACAATTGTGAGTGAGTCACTTCTTGAAAATCCGGACTACGATCTGAAGTGGGACGACTACATCGGGCAGCCGCTCGTGAAGCGCCAGCTCCAGATCGCCGCTACGTCCGCGCGTAGTCGTGGAGTAACCATGCCGCACACCCTTCTTGAGGGTACAAGCGGGAATGGTAAGACCACGCTGGCGGTGCTCGCGGCCCGTGAGATGCAGAAGCAGATCAAGGTGGTCGCTGGTCCCGTACGGGCTAACGAGGCGCGGCAGATCCTCCTTAGCATGGAGGATGGGGACATCCTTTTATGGGATGAGTTCGGTGACGCCGTAGTTGGCGGCAAGGCAAAACTTTCCTGGGCGCTTAACTTTCTTCAAGATGGTGTGATCGTGACTGCCGCTGGTGAGGAAGAGATGCCGAAGGTTTGCATTATTGCCTGCACCAACGAGGTGGGTAAGCTCCCTGACACGATCCTGACCCGCTTCCAGCTCCGTCCGGTTCTCGTGGACTACACCCACGACGAAGCGACCTTGATCGCCAAGGGGATGACGAGTCGCCTCTTCGGCGCGCTTCCACTTCCGAACGATGAGACTCTTGGGCTTGTGGCAACTGCCGCAGATAATAACCCACGTCTTGCCAAGCAGATTCTTGCTAACATCCGCGATCTTGCCATCTGTTCGAATAACGCGCCGAAGGATGGTTCTTACTCCATCTCGGAGACCCTTGAGCTAATGAACCTCACCTGCGACGGGCTCGATAAGATGGCGCGGGACTACCTTACTACGCTTCTCCGCTTCCCAGATGGCCTGGGTCGGTCGGCCGTAGCAGAGGTTCTGAATGCGCCTGGCGGTGTCGATGCCGTCGAGCGCGTTCTTGTTAAGCGAGGCTACATCCTCAAGCTCAAGGCTGGACGTCGACTCTCTGGCTCGGGTGTTAGAAGGGCTAATGACCTTCTTCGAGCAGAAAAGGAGGAGGCGATAAAATTAGCAGCAGGACACTCGTTGATAGCCTAGTTATGCTATGCTATTCTTCCTCTCATGACGCGCCTCGCTAGCGAACTAACCCCTCAAGAGTTAGAGCTGCGAAACACTAAACAGAGAGAGTATCGAAGAAATAGGCTTGATACCGACGCGGACTATGCGGCTAGAACAAAGGAAAAAGCCCGAGCTACTTATTTAGCTAATCGAGAAATAAGATTAGCTTATCAATTAGAGCGTAGGTTAGCCGATCCAGAAGCAGCGCGCGCTAAACAGAGGGCTTATCGACGTAAAAAGAATCCTGAGAGTGTTGTTCCGCGTGTTCTATTAACTCCAGAAGAAAGTAGAGCACGACATAAAGAAAAGACTAGATTATGGGATGAAGCCCATAGGGAACATAATAGAGAAAAGGCGCGTAGGAATCGTACTGGGTCGAATAGAGAACGCGCCTTAGCAAGTCAACGTCGCTCCCGAGAAAGAAGCCGGGAGTGGTTCAATTCACTTAAAGACTTCCCTTGCATGGATTGTGGGGTTAAACATCATCCTCATGCCATGGAATGGGATCACCGTGATGGGGAGGTTAAGTTATATACCCCCTCTAAAATGGTCCAGCTCTCAAAAGAAAAGGTTCTAGCAGAACTCGCGAAGTGTGATCTTGTTTGTGCAATTTGTCACCGTAAGCGAACTACCGATAGGAGGAATCGTGACAGTAAACGAAGAGATTGAAGATCTCATTCTTGGCTATCAAGAAAAAGCAGAGCGAGCCTCCTATACAGCTCGCTGCATTGATGAGGATGGATACACCCGTAGAATGGCAGACCACCGGGCTGATATCCTTTATGGTGTTATCAGTGATTTAGAATCCATAATCGGGAGGAGCTAGTCATGCTTGTAACACGTGGACCTTTCGTGGGAGATACTGAGAATCTTCCTAAGTGGGCGCAGCGGTACATCTCGCAGCTCCAGGCTGAGATCGAATCGCTCGAAGGGCGTCTTTTCAGTCAGACCGATGAGGGGGATGCGAACACATTCCTAGACCCATACAGGTCTTCTCAGGAGAATGGTCAGCCGATCGGAAAATCCCCTACGATTCGCTTCCTTCTTGGTGAGAACCGCCGTATTGACATCAAGGTAGAACCCGACGAAGAGCAGCTCAATGTCCACGTGTACGATGGATCGTTGCTGGTTGTTCCCTGGTCCACGAATGTGGCCAAGCTTCGGGTAGAGACTCGGCTGGAAGACTGGGATCGCCGCCACCCGGAGGATGCTTCATGAGCACCCTTGAGCGCATCGCGCAAACCGACGTTGAGATGGAAACCTTGTGGCAGGAAATTGCTGTCCTGAACGGTAAGTGGCGTGAACTAAGGGATCTCCGTTCATCCCTCATGACCGAATGGGTTACAACCAAGGATCTCTCACTCCGCGAGCTGGTTCAGGCATCCTGGTCTAGAGGGGTGGGAAATATCGCCGCTGAAGAAAAACTTCTGGTGTTCGCAAAGAATCTGGTTCCCGAGGTCTATGGGATTGGCTGCGAAGTCAATGACAACAATGAGGCCGTTCAACCAGAGCCCATGTTGATCGTTGAAAAAGACACCGATATCAAAAAGTTGGCGGCAGGACTTAAGAAGCTCAGCAAGGAATTTGCACTAGAACACGAGTATGTTCGTTATAGCTTCCTCGAACACACCTGTGGTCAGTACGGCTTCTACAATCTTACCGTAAGCCTTGACGGTACAGCTATGCTAATAAAGACGGCCTCCGGTTCCTGGGATGAGATCGCTAACGGTGGTCCCTGGGATGAGATCGCCTCGGGTTCAGTCCTGTCAGTCTTACAGGAAACCGTTAAGCGCTGCTGGTATAATGGCGACAATGGGGAGTACTACGACGAGTACGAGGATGAGGACTACTGATGAGCGCATCTCGCGAACCCGCCACTTCCGATTTTGTGGATCGATACATCGCGGCCCAAGCTGAGAAGTACACAGGGGCGCGTAACAACGCTATCGGTATTGTTTGTTCGGTGCTAGCCTCTAATATTCCGGGCCTAACCCCCGATGGCCTAGGCACGCAAGCTATTGCCCGTCAGATTATCGATTCGCTCGATGAAGTTGAACTGTTGGATTTGAGCTGATGGATGCAGTCACGAGACAGACTCTGTTGAGTCTGCGCTCCCGTTTGGATCATGCATCCCTAGCTTTAATCAATCTGGCTACGAGCTGCACATCTCCGGACGACCAGCGGCGCCTACTTGGTAAGAATGAGGGCGTCGTGCTCGCCATTTCTTATCTGGATGATGAGCTGACACAACTAGCATTGTCGGAGCTATAATGGTCTGGGCGGTATTAGGGATTGTCGCCTTCTATCTTTTCGTCGGCGCCACAATGGCTCGGATGACAACGGCTAACAGTAAGCCGGTCTCAGGCGGTTGGAAAACAGCAATCTTCCTACTGTGGCCGATTTTCGCTCTAGCTGCAACGGTTAATGTTTGGCGCGCTGGAAAGTGACCGTTCGGGACCACTACGCTGATTTTGTTAGGCTGGAAGAACTTTGTGCGCGCATCACACTGCCACCGGAAATGTGGCTCGAAGTGAGATCCCCGGCAGATTTTCTGAACACGTATCAGTTTCAGATTCAGTCACACATGCTAGCGGCAGACGTTTACACTGGTAAACCGATTGCCGTTACGTCAACGGTTTCAGTGCATCCAGACTTTACTGAGGGTGAAGTTATTCACAAGGTACGCAAAATGTGTATCGAGAAACTTGAGCACGAATTTCTTGAATACTTCGCTGTCGATGGTGTTTTAGTGGCAGATCCGCACGCAAACTGAGAGGAACTCCAATGGGTGACACATTTCATGTTTGTTGTTTTCACGATGTTGGATGGGCTGGATTCAGTGATAGTGCTTGTTGCTGTTGTGAGATCGGAAATCCGTGTGAGTTGTCAGGGGTTGAAGCAGTCGACGGTGTTCGCATTTTAGATGACGCGAACTTCGAGTGAAGGCTCGTGGAAAAAGTTGGTCGTGTAAAAACGCGGCAGATGGGCTAGTCGAACGTTACTCCACTGTTAGTGCAAAAGGTCGAATGGTTTATCTGCAACTTGGAGAGTAAACATGGACAACGAAAGAGCGGTAGAAATCCAGTACACGCTTTCAACTATTGCAACTGAGCTTCAGACAGCGAATCGGCTGAAGGCTCTAGAGTTGATTCAGAATAACGGTAATCGGCTCGACCGAAACAACTGGGACTTCATCCGCGCCACAGGTGTCGTCAGCGAATACCCAGACAGCCCTCCGATCAATATTCGACCAGAGAAGTCTTGACAACTGCTAAGCCTTGTGGAACGATAGTTTTGTTGTTGGATGTAGCTCAGTAGCCTAGAGCCCGAGGAGTCGCCTAACCACCTAGGTGGTGAAGCGATTAGCCCGAGGAGACCCCCGTGCAAATCGGGGCTCCAGCAACTATAGATCTACCGCTACTGGTCAGGGAAGGCTGGTAGCGGTACAATTTCTACGCCGAGTAGAATGAAGGAAGTGGTCAAAGTGGCTAGTCCGATTCGATCAGGGGTTTCACTGAGTGTCAGTGGACTTACTTTAGGCTCATTCGATGTCATGTCAGCAGTCTCTGAACCATCTACGGGACTTTCGATGCTGTGTGACGGTGGACACGGTGAACATAATCCTTCTTCGTTGAACCAGTTATACCGTTGCCCCCTGTGCTCCACTGAAGGAACTACGCGGGACTTTCCGCTGCGAGGGCGCAAGGTCGGCAACACCGCCGTTATCCTGTCCAAGGATGAGCTGAAGGAACTTGAGGCGCCGGATGAAGTCAAGTTCGGCATGAGTGTCAATGTTCACCCGGCCGACGAGATCTCTTCCCTGATGCCGACAGGATCGGTTTATTACCTGTCACCAGCTAAGGGTGCTGGTAATGCCTACGCGCTGTTCGTGGAGGTTCTGAAGACCCGTCCAGATCTGGCAATGGTGACCACCTGGGCTTCCCGCACGAAGGCCGCTCTGTACCGTCTAGGAGTTCGCGGCGACACTCTGACGATCTCTCAGTTGGCGTGGCCAGAGGATCAGCAGCCCGCTCCAACGGCTGGTATTGGTGCAGATGCCAAGCAGGTCGACCTCCTGACTCAGCTCCTTGACACTTCCGTCGAAGGATTTGAGCTGGAGCACTACGTGAACCAGAGTCGGGCGAAGCTGGAAGAGCTTGTCGAAGCCGGAACTCCGGTTGATGCAACCGCTCCGAAGGAAAAATCTGGCGATACTGCCACGACGCTGGACCTAACAGTCAATCTGGAACGGGCGATTGCGGCGAAGGCGCGCGCCGCCAAACCTAAGACGACAGTTGTCAAGAAAGCCACAAAGGTGAAGGCAGACGTGTGAAGAGTCTGGTCGATGTAATATCCAGGAAGCTAACCGCGCGCAAGATTCGACGGATTGAGGTTGCGCTAAGCGCGCTACCACAAACCCCTGAGGGTGTCGCCCATTTCCTGGATGAACTCGGCATCGTCGGTGTTAGCTACCCTGAATCCTGTCCTGTGGCCCTGTATTTGAAGCTGCGAACGGGAATCCCGGTTGACGTCTACAGCTTCGGGATTCTCGTTAGAGGTATCCATCAGTGTGTCAATTTTTCGGATGCCATCCATGACTTCATCATGGATTTTGACAACCACAAGGACTACATCCCTGACTCGCTTCGGGTTAAGTATCCACATGAGGAAGCGGCATGAGTGGAGATTGTTTATATGATCCGCCCCCCTCGAAGTACGAAGGGGAAACGGCTGAGCGCACTCTTAAGAAGAAGCGGACCACCTGTCGGCTATTCCATGACTGGTCCAAGTGGCGCATTGTTAAGCTGACCACCACCTACAAGGGGCAACAGGTTCCGGCTGATGCGCAGATCAGAACCTGCCAGCGGTGTGGTCGCGTCGAACGGGATATTCTGTGAGTAAGAAACCTTGACAAGTAACGGACGTTAGGATATTTTTTGATCATGGAAAAGCAAACGGAATTCAATAAGCATGCCCGAGCGGCGGTTAAAGCAATCCTTGGCAAATACCAAGGCGGCTATCGCTACACCCATGTCATCTCAGCTACGGGCACAGGTAAGACTAACATCTGTTACGAGGCTGCAATCCGCGCCGTCAAGCCTGTCACCCAGCCAATCATCGTCGTAACCTTCCCGACGAAGGCGCTCATCGCTGAGGCGCTCCTTAAGTGGCAGAACCCTCAGCACGTATTGCGACGCAATGGCTTACCTCCTGTTGTTGTAGAACCGTCCGAGTATCAATACTGCGTTGTCAGTGGTGATTCCAAGGACGATCTGACTGAGATGGTCAAATCTGGCTTACCACTTATCGTATTTACCACCAACAGCAGTTTCGCCCGTAAGGTAGCCGGTAATAATGCCCTCCGCCGCCGCCGCGACGATGTTCTTCTCATCGTGGATGAAGCACATCATGCAACTGTTTTAATTCCAAAGGGTGCTAGCACTATGGAGTTTGGGCGATTCGCGCAAGCCATTCACTCTTTTGACAACGCCACGAAACGAGAAGGTTACAGGCGCAAGCTAGGTACGCGGAAGCTGTTTGTCACCGCGACCCCAAAGCACTCTGATAAGACTGACTTCGAAATGCGTATTGGCATGAGGGATGAAAGTCATTTTGGACCTTGCGCATATGAGTTCAAGTTTACCGATGCTGTAGCTCGGGGAATTGCCTCTGACTACAAAATCCACATTGCCATGGCATCCCCTAAGTCGTTCACAAAAGCAATGCGTAAAGCAGCACTTGCTACGACTATTGACAAGTACGGTAGACCGGATTCGGGTCACACTGTTGCCGGGAAGCCTATGACTGAGCGGGAACTTATTGCACGACAGGCAATCCTCAACGCCATTTCTAAGGGTAACCAGCGTGTCATGGCATACTTCCAAACGGTAGAAGCCGCACGTAGATTCTCCGAACACTACTTCGGACCCAGTATTAAGGCCGTCTATATTTCAGGCAAGATGAGTCGTGATAAGATTAATGAGGCCCTAGGAACCCTAGAACACCTAGGCAATGGAGCCCATTCGGCCTATATCCTATGCTCATGTCGTACGGTAGGCGAGGGCGTGGACGTACCAGCCGTAGATACTGTCGCGTTTGTCGACATGCATAGATCACCCGTGGATATTATTCAGCGCGTGGGACGCGGTACCCGCATGACGCCAAGTGGACGGCTAACGGATGTTATTATCCCCTTGCTAGTGTCGGATGATTACAACGGGAACCAGAATGAGATTTTCGAGCAGGAGGGATGGGGTCCTGTACGAGAGATCCTAACGGGTCTCCAAAATCCGGAACTATCCATGGTGGTCTCATGGGCTAACCTTGCAGAGAACCAGATCCGTAAGGTTAGTAAGAGTGGAACTGCTGACGCGCCAGTGTACGAGGGTACGTTTAAGCATTATTCCGACCTGTTTCCCACGACGCTTTACACTGTAACTGGCTGGATTACAGATGAGGAACTTATTACCGAATTGAAGTCTTATGCGGCCTCCAAATAAAAATCAAACAAAGAATCAAGTCATTTGGGCCGCGCAAGCGCGGGTTAGGGCAGCTATTAAAGCTGGGCTAGAGCCTAGTGAAGCGATGATTGAGGCAATTAGACTACATGTCCCTGGTTTTTTAAAAGAAAAGTCCTGGAAAGAGGATCTTGATTCCCTCCTGAAGCTTGGTAATTTTACACATTCTGGAATTCCCGATGACACCCGTGAAATATTAACAGCAACCTGTCCAAATGGTCATGTTGGTAGGTATACAATATCAAATTTCTATTATGGGAATTCTAGGAAGATTCCTTACTGTACTACTTGTCGAAAAGAAGACTCTCTTGAAAAAGCAACAGATAGGGTCTTTTCACAATTCCAATTACGGCTAGCCCCAGGGCAAAAATTCAAGAATATGTCCACTAAAATGGTTTACTTATATGAATGTGGCCATGAAATATTCTGCGCGCCACCACCTCCTGGATCTACTAGGAATTATAGATGCTCGGTTTGTTGTATAAGTTGCGGAATCCCGCGCGAAAAAGTTACCATTAGATCTGGGGAATGTAAAAAATGCTCTCGTAGCACCTTCAATAAGCGGCGTAGAGAAATACGAAACAACAATCGCGCAAAGGGAGTCGTGGGGTTCAGGAATTCTGTATGAGTAATATAGCCCTAGATGACGCCCTACGAATAGCCCGGTACCGACTCTACGAAGCCAGAATAAACGGACAGCCGATCCCTGGTAATCTCCTCGAAGCCGTAAAACTCCACTTGTGTGAACACCTTGCAGTCAAGAATCCATATTACATCCTCAAAAATAGATGCCTGGGGTGCGAACGGGGCGATCTGGAATCAAAATATGGCTTCCGATACAACTCTGACGATGGAAACGTGACAGGTGAAGCAACCCTTGAGTGTGGACACGCGCAGAAGGTATGGTCACAGACCTTACGTCAAGGCAGGAAGCCGCAATGTAAGATCTGTATAGTCGAAACGCGAGGAGCTGCCATAAAGTCAGTGGCGAAAAGTCGGGGAGTAATAATCCTTCCAGGGCAAACCGGGCCACAGCAAAACGTCATACTACCCTGCGGTCACGAGAGCCGGATCTTTGTCCAGTCCTTGAGGACGCCTCACCTGCCTAGATGTCAAACGTGTCGCACCCTTGACAAGAAGTGAGAAGTGAGATAAGTTTTCACTGGGCTTCTCCGTGATCGCTAACACCTCCAAGAAGGTCGCCCAGTGATACCTCCTGAGCATGAGATTCAAACTGCTCCACAAACTTTTAAAGGGGAGAAATGGCAAAGACGAATGCCGCCAAGCGACGCGATGCGGCCGAACAGGTCTGCTGGACGCTCATGCTAATGATGTCCATCGGGATGCTAGAACTCCCTGATGCTAGCCGAGTGATGCTCGGGAATGTTATGGAGGTTTGGTCGGATTTGGCTGTTAGAACAGGGGAACTGAAAGCATGAGGAGTGAAATGAAGGCTGGAGACATACGGTTGGCCGTTAGTGCTATTCTGGTATCTGTAGGGTTTGTGTTTTTCCTCGCCGCCATCTGGACCCATGGGCATGATACGGTAACCCGTGTAGCCGGAACTGGTGGAGTACTGTTTGCTATTGGTGCGGTCATGGGATTCATTGAGCTTATGCATCGGATTGACCTGTGAAGTACCCATTCGCGCTCTCCCTCCTTTTCTTCGGATTCATAGAATTCCTTCTACGGTTCTTGTTGATTATCCTCATTGCCTGCACGTTCATCGGGCTACTTCTTGTGGCCGATCTGATTGAAGATTCTGATTTCATGACCCCGAAGTGCTGGTCCATTATGGAGAAGTTCATATGGACTACAGATGATTAAGGTCGGAAAGCATTGCGGTAACGGAAAGTACGAGATCATCCTGGAGCTAACCGAGTCTGACTTGTATGACATTGGCTTCAAGTTCCCGCTGAATGATGGATTTCGGGATGACTGTTTCTGGGCGGCTGACCAAATCCAGTACCTGGAAGAGGTAAGAAACTACGTTCCGCCTAAGGTGGAAGAAGTTCCGCGCCCCAAGAAAGTTCTCCGGAGCCATTGCACCTGCGGCCATCCTGGAGTAGGTTGTCACTGTTCGATGTACGTGGAAACGTACTAGCACCCACAGACTGTCGAGCCGCCCGTGGTTGTTCCTCTCCTTCGTCCCACGGGCGGCTCGGCTATTACAGTTAGGAAATATCATGAGCGGCTGGATCGCGTTCACCTACCTGCTTATTGGCATCATCTGGTTCCTCATGTGGAGTCACTTCAACCGCTATAACTCAAATCCCGTCTGGTGGCAGGCTGTCGTCTGTATAGTCCTGTGGCCCATTCAGGGAACCTTCTACATTCTGTCGCCCCTGCTAGTGGAGATTCGTAACAAGGTGAAGTCATGAGTCACGATATCGTAGGTGCCGTTATTAGGGCGCGCAACTACGCGAACCAATGCCGAGAGGGCGCACATTACATCAACGAGCTTTGCGACATCCTCGAAGACCTTGGTTGTTTCGAGGAATATCATATCGTGAACTTCCACGAAGAGAACTACAACATGCAGCACCCATTGCATGAGCGCTTAGGAAAAGAACTGTTGCATTGCGAGGTAGACGACTACTTCATGAATCTAGGTGCGCCCCCGAGGATCGGCAAGTATCGGGTGCGCCCGAAGATCGAAGTTGTGAACGATGGATATATCTACGAGGAATTTGATGCAAGAAACTGATTGGCTGGGATGTCAAGGTTGCGGGGAAACCATAAAGCGAGACCTGACGCCAGCACAGGTTCAACAAGTAGCCGCTAATCCGTACAAGTTCATTGGCTTCTGCACAGAGTGCAAGAAAGATCCCAGCATTTGGATGGAGGATGAATTCCGTGGCTAACGAAGACTTTATCGGACATAGTGTTTGGGTTCTTACCCTAGAGCGCCACTTCGAAGGTAGTGAAATAGTAGAGGTTTTCCACTCAATGGAAGCCGCTGAGGAATGGGTGGCACGGCACCCTATACCGCGCGAGGATAAGGGTAGCCTCACTTACGCTATCGAAGACTGGATAATCTCGTGAACGACAAGTACTGTGAGTTCTGTGAATCAGACGAATGTCATGAAACGCCATGGTGGAAACTCAATACTTGGCCCGCGAAAACCAGAACTCGCCGTGTGCTACGCTTCCTGTGGTGCCTCGCATTTGACTGGACTGAGCCGGTGGGAAACCTGTACCGGGAAAAGGCGGTATGGCCGATCCGATTTATCGGTGAACAGGCCCAGTTACTTTGGTTCCGCGCACATAACAACCGTTTCTACCGCTGGCTAGACGAGGAGGTTTCATGACCCAGGATGAAGTTATGGACCAAGCTTATGAAGTCGCAGCACAGGCCCTCTATGGAGAGCGCGGCGAGCCATCGCGTGGCTGGTATCTCGATAGCCGGAAGATTGTCGGGGCACTCGGTAAAGCCGGTCTCCTGAGGGGTGACGATAACTACATCCTCAAGCTCGCGGCAGATGCCGAGGCACAGCTTGCGAATGAAGCGATGGATCAACTGGACAGACTGCAAGCCATGTTGGCCAAAGTTCGCGTGCACCTGAACTACATCCAGCAGCCGACGATGGGTCTTCCGGCGTTTCGAGATGCCGCTGAGTTTGCTGTGAACGGAGCCACGGAACAGGCCGCTCGTTACGCGCTCCAACTCTGCATCCAGAATGCCCGTTTGGCGCTCGCTGCAATGGACAGTTTAGAGACGGAACTGTGAGCCGTTCAATTCAGGATCTAGCCGAGAACTGTGTTCATCGGGCTAGAGCTTCCATGGATATTGTCCGGGAAGAAGATACGAGCCTCGACAAGCGCATCGTCACTTTCCTCTCTCAAGAGAGTCTACTGCGACAAGTGGATGATGAAGGAGCCGCCTGGAAGAACCGAGCCGTACTGGCCGAGAATGAGCTAGCACGCCTGCGGGCTCAAATGGAATACTGGGAGCCCACTCCTGCTATTAACGCTGAGCAGATTCAAGCAATGTTCTGGCCAGCGTCATGACCTTACGAACGTGTGGTGAGGTTGTTGACTACGGTCCCGGTGACCGCTATTCCCACACCTACTGTGACCTGCTACCAAAAGGGCATGATGGGCCGCATATGACCCATCCAGCCGCCGCCGTGGTGGCAAAAGCCTGGCATACTGCCTACGTCAAAGAAGAGACTCAAGCTATCAAAACCCTAGATGACCTATTGGCGACTGTCCGGAAAATTCTTCCGGTCGCGGCGTTGGGGGTTCAGTTTGGCGAAATTGTGGTGTACACTAACCTCAGGGAAAACTATGAGACTGGGGAGTTGGAAGTATACTATGCCTAAGAGCCTGAATCTTGATGCCAAGGATTTCATTGCGCTTGTTGATGATGCTCAGCGGACTATCAAAGCATATGTTGAAGAACGCCTTCTTGGAATAAACGAGGCAATCCTGGCGAACCCATTTCCCACCCCTAGGGGTTTTGGGTCTCCTAGGGCTAATAGAACATTCCGTCCTGAGAATTATGAGTACCATTTGGATGGGGAACTCTATTTTACCGACCACGAAGGTTATGAAGAATTCCTAGAAACTCTCTGGCTAACCGACTTCGATGCAGCTCTTCAGAGGCGTAAGGACGCTATTCAGAAAATGCTTGATGATAGTGAGAAGTACCGTTCCGGGGAGCGCGATAAGAGATTCAAGCAGTGGCAAGAACTTAGCAAGGAATTCGCAACCCCCGAGACGGGAAGTCCGTTCTAATGGCTAACAGGTTCCCTGAGGAAGAAATAGCCATCCTTGAACTACTCTTCGAGCTGATCGCCCGTGGTGGACTAGCTATTAAAGCCGGTGCACAAGAACGAACCGACGACTTTCTTCGTGAATCCGCAATCGCTGTGGCGAACATGGAGGAAGCCAAAGACATACTGGCCCTATTCCGAGTACAGGAACTCTTAGTGATGTTAGCTGGCACCTTCGCGGTGATGGCTTATGACAGTGACAGCGGAGCTGCTGTTCAAGGCTACTCGTTTGTGGACTGGTGCCGCGCTGAACTACAAAACGCCTGTGAAGAATTTATTGCGGTGGCCCAAGAGGTTAATGATGACGTGGAGGATACGGGATGATCATTTTTGAGACGCAGAACTCCACCTATGAGCTGGACCAGGAAAACTCCCGCATCCGGCGCCTCTGGGGTAAAAGTGAACCCACCGGAAGATTTTCACCCGGCGCAACAGATAGCGAAGGTTGGGCGAAGTATGCTACATTCGAAGTTGTCACCATGCTCGGAGATCTTTGGCCGTCCCTGGTTATTGGCTGGGCCGATGGTGAATCACCGACGCACACAGTAACCTCCCCGCTGACCAACATGAAGACCGTTGAGTGGGACTGGGATAAGGCCGCAGCACTAGCCATCGACGTTTGGGGAATAGAAGAATGAGCTGGTTTACGAGTGGCGAATGTGAAAACGGTTGCGACCTATTCGTATTTGGAACCCATCAGGAAGACTGTCCTCATGAGCCCCGCGATAAGCCAGAAATAGCCGCAGTCCCTCTCGATTACATGGATCGCCGCGCTCTCAAAGCCGAAGCTGAACTGAAAAGGTTGCAGGATGGTATTCGTTCACAGGCTCTAGCGCTGGATTATATTCACTACCCATGTTATTGTCAAAGACCCGGAACTCCTCAAGTTCTATGAGGGTATGGCAAAAGATCTCTATTCCCTCCTGGATGGTGGCAAGTGAACTACTTAGACGTTCCCACTGAGGTGCAGCGGGTATTCGTGCGGAACATTGTCTTCAACGCACTGAATGCTGATCAGGTTCTCCTTGGCGCCGCGAATAACACTAAAATCGTCCAGGGCCTATTCAGTGTCACCAGGGAAGCCTTCGAAAAGTGGGAATTTGCCAAAACTGGTGTGGACTACAAGGCTTCGCGCCGAGAGAGTATTGAAGGCTGGGAACTCACCGATCTTCATGCGCTAGATCACCGCGTGGACATTCTCGTTTCAGCTTTTTCTAGACTCCCCGACTTTCCCCAGGGCCAGGAGATTGTTTCATGATTAAGGCCATCAAGAAGCTGTTTGGTAAGAAGCCAGAACCCGTGACACCCGAAGAGAAGGTAGTAGCCGCCCTAGAAGCTCTACCAAAAACTATTCCAGCGATCTCTGAATACTTCCTTTCTCTAGGAATCCAGGGAGTACGCAAATCACCGACCCATTGTCCCGTGGCACAATATTTGGAAACCACCACAGGGGAGAAGGTTATGGTTCTAACCAATATTGTCGAAATGGGTAAACCAAGCGATAGTCCCAGCAACCCTGCCGACTGCACTATTCCAATTCCACCGCATATCACCAGCTTCATTATTGAATTCGACCGTATCTTTACTGACTTGCCGTTAGCGCTCTACAAATGATAAATAGCAGCCTATTCGTATTCGAAGTATCCGGTAATAACTACCCCGAATTGCTGGCGAAAACAGTTCAGTACATCAAAGACTACATTAAGCTTGACATTCCCGCTGAAGACATCATTAGTGATGTGCAAATAAGCACTCGTCCTTCCGTGGAAACGTTCGGCGCAGACGGTCTAGCCTTCCTAAAAGCTGATGTCACCTACCGGCCGCACTGGTCAATCACGAACGCGCTTCTTGGAATTAAGTCATGAGGAACTGGCTGAAGTGGGTTATCCACAATTGCGCGGCACACCCACTTCTGGTACTGTTCCCTCCTGTGGGACTCTGGGTCCACGACCTCACTATTGTTGATAGAGTCGAAAAAGAGGCAGAAAACCATGCTACCCCAGTTTAGTGAGCAAGAAAGGTCGCCCCAAGTTGATCAAGATCTAGCAGAAAAGCCCGTCTAGATCAAGATCAACTCGATCCTGGAATCTCCGAAAAGTTTTTTCCCTGTGCACGCTTTTCCCCACCCACAGAAAAGAAGAATTGTTCCCGTGACACACGCTGAACTAATAGCACTCGGTGCACCGCCATTGCCTGAAGGATATTTCTACCGGGTGGAGAAGCGCTACATAAATAACTTCATTGGTGACAAAGAAGCCTTCTTTCACGTGTCTATCCACCGGACAGTTAGTGGTAGGTTTGGACGTCAGAAAGAGATTGTTGTTCAAAGAAATCAGCAGGTAAGTAAGGATTACATAAGATGGGTACCTGTTCTGGATGATTTGGGGATGTATACATACCATGAAGAAGATGGTGTGGCTATTGACTCCGAACCCATCAAGGAGCGCGTAGAGCTTTCTGCTGGAGAGCTTGTCGCTGAATGCGCGGCGAGCGTTTTCCGCTCCTGGGAATATCAGATAGCTAGAGAAGAATTCGCAAACACGTTCGACCCCTACATTGGAGACCATAAGTGCTAGCAGTCTGGATTTTCCTCGCAGTCATCGGCTACCTCTCCCTCGGAACCATCTTCGCGCGCAGCGTTTACAGTTGTAGTAAAGAGCTGAATCCGGACCATGAAGCTGGAGCCTGGAACACTGTTAGCACAATTATTTTCTGGCCGCTCTGGTTGGTGTACGCCCTCGTTATTTCAGCACTCGCCTACGCTGGGGTCAAAGTATGACATGGCTTTGGATTACCCTCGGGGGTATTGGGTATCTAACCGTTGGAGTGTTCTTCGGTCGGTACTTCAACAAGACGTCAAGCCCTAATGGGGGCGCCTCGTATCCGCAGACAATCAGCCTGATTCTAGGCTGGCCGTTCTACGTCATCATCCTCACCGTTATGTGTGCCGTCTACTACGCGATGGGCGACTGAGTTAAATCGACCTAGATCCACTCCGATAAATAGGGTACAAAGACCCTAAGGAGGGGTGGACTCATGGAATACGCGAACTTGTCAAAGCCGAAGAAGGCCCTGGTCATTTTTCTTGCGGCCGGAAATGCTTTCGTGCTCGCACTCATTCTAGTAACGGGTGTTGCTGGTCTATTCAACAAGGGACCGGCAAAGAGAATCTTTCATCCCGTGCCCAAGCCGGTGATTCAACCTGCACCAACCACTGCCCTGAAAGTTGCGCCGAAGGTGGGAGCTGGTACGCCGAAGACATCCCCTGTGGCGCCTAAGCCAACGCTACCAACAGGTATTAGACCTCCAGTTACATTACCCGTTCCAGTGCAAACACCACCCGTGGGTGTATCAATCCCCGCACCTGTTTTCGTGCCAACTCCTGTGCCGATCCCATTCCCAGTACCCCAGCCAATCCCTCTACCTAACCGAGTGCTCGCTCCCCTGCCGTTGCCTACACCCGTTCCGCTTCCGCAGGTTTCGCCGCCGTTAAATCTTTGTCTAGTCCCATTATTGTGTCAGGTAACCAGCGGGCCACCCTTGACACTGCCGTAGGCTTCTGGTAAGTTTGCCTGTATGGGGAAATTTCGAGCCTGGATTCGCGGATGGTACTACACCATCAGAATGTTCCTGTTCGAGCGCGAATACTACAACATCCTCTCCGGTAAAGACGTTGAATACTGGGATGGTACTGAGTCCTGGTTCAAAGAAGTCGGTCCACCTGAATCACGCGGCCCCCGAACATTCGATCCCGAATGAAACGCTGGGGTATTCTAGAAACAACCGAGCCATTCGTCGGCATCCGGGGTGAATACTGGACCAAGGGCGCCGCGAAGCGTGAGTTGAGGCGCCGAACTGATGGAACCTACCGCTGGATTACCCTAGGACTTTTCGTTGTCCGACTTCCCTATACTGGCAAAGTGTGGGATGGTGTAACCGGAATCAACTTCGGTCCAATAGTACCAACCACCACCGACTGAAAGGCGCTGAGTAAAATCACCGATGTAAGCAAGTTCTTCCTAGTATACCCACAGGCTGAAGATGTGGCCGAGATTGTAGGTGCCGCAGGTTTCTATCTTCGCCCTGATCCGTGGGGCCTTCCGGGTAGCTTCCTTGGCCCGCTGGATGTTGACTGGTGGACTGATACCGCACAGGCTTTGGTTACTAGTGTACTCAAAGCATTTAATCTTGATGACGCGCCTGGACCAGAAGTTAATCCAGTTGCAGTAATTGACCTAGGGAAGGAAGAAGTTTCCTTCGCCCCCGAAGGTCTTGAGACTGACCGCGATAGCTGGTACAGCACGCTCTCATACCCCGAGTTCGTGGCGGCGCACAATGGCTAAGATTACGCTCGCAAATATCCGTGATGCCGTCAACAGGGCAATTAGACTAAAGGGTGCTGACTACGTTTACGTGGGTGATGATTTAAAGCGTTGCACGTACCTTAACAGTGCCGATCAACCGTCATGTCTTATTGGTTACGCACTCATTGATCTAGGTGTCTCTTGGGATACGTTATTGAACCACAACCGTAACTCCATCTCAACCCTATCGATTAGAGGTGTGGTTGACATAGAGGAGGATGCGCTTACTTGGGCAGCTAACGTTCAAGTATTGCAAGACCGGGGAGAAACCTGGGGTGTCGCTGTAGCTGGGGCGAACGACTGCCTTGAAGGGAAAATCTCCTATGTCCGAGGAAGATAGAGGCTCGTTGGAGCCCATCGAGTGGGATGAGGAAGTTGAACTCCGGGTCATCTGTCGCGTGAAGGGAAAGAGTAACCCTGAAATCTATGAAGGCGACTACCACCGTAACGCGGTAGACGCAGCAAGAATGAGTGTCTGGTGCGGAATCCACCGCCTGGAAAGAATTGACGGTTTCGCTGATCTCATCGGTGATGTCGACATCATTGAGGTTGATGAGTGGTAAGAATGAGCGTAGTTGATATCACTGAACTGGTTGAGGGTGCCCGACAAGATCTTGGGGGTGACTTTGATACCCTACGCACCATTATCAACGTACCTGACGATTGTGAATTAGCAGTCTGGCTGACCGCTGGTGGCCGCATCCGGACCTTGAAGCCCTTCCCGTTAGTGTGGGAAAATATTCAGACCGGCGTTAAAGAGTCTCCTAGGAACACCGTTGAAGTTGGTCTCAATGACCATTCCGAACTAGCACCCGTTGAGTGGTAGATGAAGCACCTCTTCTGGATCATTATCATCCTGATTTCCATCGTGTTTGATCTGTACCTCATCAAGACATCAACAACTACTCTCGGAGCCCTGTTCTGGATTGCATGGTTGGCTTTCAATGGTTACGTCCTGGAAAGAGAAATTAAGGCGTGGGAAAATAATGGCTGAGCTGAAGAAGTATGTTATCCGCACCTATGTGCTGACCGGAACCATCGACATTCAAGGCGCGAAAGCCCCGCGTCACAGCCTGTGCGAAGATGACATGAACAAGTTCTATGAGCTGGGGTATGATGCAATCCTGACTGCCTATGTCGATACAGGTAACCACATTCAGGGAACCGTGTTGTACACACTCCGCGATGGGATTCTTCCTGTTGGGAACGACCTGCCAGACAGTATGGCGGAAGATGTCTAACCACAAGGGTGGTCACCCAAGTTCGGATACGCCCGCCTTGGAGTTACCAAAGGCCCCTAAGGGTCCAGCACCGGGGGCGGTCGCTGGGTATAGTCATGATATGTATTTTGATGACACCCTATCTAATATTTACGGGCTCGGGCTAATTGCGCTATTCCACAAAGGCCCTAAGGGTGGAACATTCACGATCGTTCCATCAGCACTCCAGGTCTACCAAATTCCCAGTCCGGTACAGAACCTAGTGGCAATGAAGTACACAGACCGTCTGTCCGTAGGTCACTATGTTCTTGAGGCTGAAATGAATAACATCCTCCACTACCTCTGGGATGGCTGGAAGTAATGCCCAGCCTTGCACCCGTGTGGGTCTTTTCCCCAAGTATGATCGGTGTCAACTACATAGAGACCTGGCCGCAAGAATGGAGTGAGGGCTGTAAGTTCTACCACAAGGGTACATTCTCCGGAACCGTCTATCTTTGCACCCTATCCAACAAGCATGTCGGTGTTCACGTAATCAGTGAGCCACCTCCAATTATCCTCCAGCTATTAAACCGTAGGGTAGATGAGGATGAAGCTGAGATGGTGGTGATTGAGAAGTCCATCGAACCCGAAAGCCTTATTCTGGAAGTCCCAGGGTTGAGTAGTACCACCTGGGGTCCATGTGGGCACTCGGTTGAGCCCGCGATAGTGGACCAAGGTCTACCACCATCAGTTCTTCCCACGGAATACCTTGGGCTCGATGTTGAGACCGCCATTAAAATCGATAAGAGACTAATACTTAAGCGCCGTCAGGGGTGGAGTCCGATTCCAATACGCAAATGGCGTGGTAAATAATGATTCGAGAGGCCGCGAATGTAGATTTCTCCGATGGGCGGGAATACACCAACATTGAAATCTGGAGTATCCCGAGTACGCATTGTGCTAAGTGTGGAAGGTTTATTAGTTCCGCAACAGTACGTGGCTATCTAATTTGCCCCGAGCTTGGATATGACTACAAAGGTATTTGCTCCATCCATGGAGAAGTTGAAGTTAGCTGGAGTGGAATCTGATGGGAGCCTGCGGAACAGCATGTCCGGAGTAACCTCCAGCGCATCCACCTATATGCGTGAAGCCGCAGTATGCTACGATAAGCTAGCCAAGAAAGCCAAGCATCCGGCTGATGCCAAGAAGTTCAAGTTCATGAAAAGAAAATTACTCCGGGCCGCAGAAGCCCTCGAAGGGAACCAGTAATGCTTACTGTTGGTGACCTCAAGGAAGCGTTGAAGAACATCCCTGATAACGCCCAAGTAAAGATGTTCGTAGATACTAATGGTTACTACGGCATCGAAGAATTCGAGGTTGATGGATGCGGTTTCGAGACTATGACCCTTACATTCTGGCTAGAATCCCAAACCCTAGGTGATTATCTGTTATGAATGAAGTGATGCGCGAGACGGCACGATCAGCATGGATCTCCGCAGATCAGAAGTACCGCTACGGCCTACGTCGCACATGGGACACGGATGGTTTTAATGTAACGTTTATTATGTTGAACCCATCGACCGCTTCAGCTTACCAAGATGACCCAACTATCCGCCGATGTGTCAGATTTGCAAAGGATGCTGGCGCTGGTGAATTAGTTGTGGCCAACCTCTATGGGCTGCGCGCTACTGAGCCTGCTGAACTATGGAGAGCTGAAGACCCAGTAGGCCCCCAGAATGATGAAATCCTAAAGATCTACGCAAATGAGGCTGACCTACTGGTTGCGGCCTGGGGTGCCTACGGCCCTGACGAGCGCGTCAATGAAGTAGTTAAGCTTCTAGATGACGTGGATGAGGGAATGAATATTCATTGCCTTGGGACTACGAAGATGGGACACCCGAGACACCCACTGTACGTCCGAGCTGACCAGCCATTCGTGAAATGGGAACGGCCATGATATATGAACAAACCTGGGATGAGCTTCAGCGGTTCCTAGACAACTTTACGTATGACGATGGTAGTCATGCTCGATTGAGTCGTGACGACGAGAATAACTATTGCCTCCTGTATGTCTACCTTCACGCCCCGAACTCCTACAAGGGTGAACCTGGAGACAGGGTTGATCGTCATACCCGGCATGAGTTTGTAGTACCAGTAGCCACCTACAACTACGAGAATTGGCGTCGCTGGGTCTACGAGCGCCTCTGTTCGGCGGCTCTGCATGAAGTCGGTGAATGGTTCAAGGACGATGGTGTTAGAGTTTTCGCTCCGCATCACGGGAATGGTGAGTCACCCTACTTCCAATGGCAGCTAGGTACACAAGCTCAAGCAAACAAGGCGCCTGGCGATGAGTAGCTGCCAGAAGCCGCATCCGGCCACTGAACCACATAGGTCCAACCTGGATGGCCGTTGGTACGCCTGGTGCTCGTGCTGGGCACCCGTGTGCTGCCTGGAGCCTGGGAAGACCACCTACGCGCACTGCAGTGCCGACCACGCCGGATATCATGGGTCACACATTGACAGTTTGATCCAGGTGTGAGAAGATTCCCCCATGAGAATTTCTCGGCGCCGAGACCTGAGCCTGCCGGTCTTTGACCAAAACTCCCTCGGGAAGGTCGTTGGGACCATTGATGGAGTTCCGTTCATCCTCATGAGGATCACCAGATCCATAAGCGACTTCGAGATCCAGCTTGGCATCATGTCCAAGCCAGTGGCTGAGGCCCTGTATACAATCCCTGAGACCGAGTTTGGGGTGCCGAAGTGAAGACGCCATACCAGCGCCTCGCGCTCCTCATCTCCGTCACCTACCTCATCCTCACCCCGCTCTTCATCTGGTGGTGGGCTGATACCCCTGTTGCCGCCCTTCTGGTAGGTGCGATCTATCTGAGCATCTCCTACTTCTCCTACCTCAACTACAAAAATGACTAACCAGAAGAGGAGCGGTAGCCTAATAGCCCTATACTGGGCGACTACATACGCCGTTCTCAGTCTCATCTTCACCATTAGTGGGATCGCTACTAGAGATTACGGAACAATCATCTGCGGATGCTTTTGGGTTATTGCTAGCGCCGTGTTCCTTATCCTGTGGGCGGTGACCAGAAATGATTGACCAGAAGCCGATGCTAGCATCCGCATCTAAGCTGGTCCATGCTGACGTGAATGAGGCCGTTAAGATCCTCCATGGCCAGAACAAGTGGATTGCAGAAGCTAAGCTCGACGGTATTCGGTGCCTCGCACACGTCGAAGATGGCGAAGTTACCCTCATCAACCGGCGTAATACTGCAATAGGGTTCCGTTACCCGGAGGTTGTAGCCGCCCTCAAGCAGGCGTACCCGCGCGGACACTACACCCTCGACGGCGAGATCATCTGCCAAGACAAGGATGGAAATGACGACTTCATCAACACTCATATCCGTGATGCTCAACAGAATACTCGCCAGGTTGAAGCACTAAGTAAGGCACATCCAGCCACCTATGTAGCTTTCGACTGTCTAGTGAAGTATGACACAGACATCCGAGACCTTGCCTACTCGTATCGTAGAGCCACCCTACTTGGTTTATCTAAGACATGGCGCTCAAATACGCTTGATGTGGTACGTGCTAGCACTGATATCCAATCCATGTGGGATACCGCCATAGACGCCGAGTGGGAAGGACTGATTGTCAAGAAGGTAACCAGTCGCTACAATGCTGGGCGATCGCGGGATTGGGTCAAGATAAAAAGGCAATGGACTATTACAGTTCTAGGTTACGGGTTAACCAAAGGGGAAGGTTACCGCGAAGCCACCTTTGGCGCCATCAAAATTGGACTCATTGGTGATGGCAAAATCATCCCGCTCGGAGAGTGTGGCAGCGGATTTGATGACTCAGAACTGAATGAGATCAAGACGCGCATGGAAGCCGGTGAGCCACTGGTTATGGAGATAACCTGCCAAGACATTCAGCCTAGTGGTGAACTCCGCTTTCCTGTGTTCATTAGACTTCGGGGCGACATTGACATGATGGCCTGTGGAACTGATCAGCTTGAAGGAATCACTCGACTATGAGTGTGCGCGGTGTCATGATGGGCACCTCTGAAGCTAAGGTTATTGAGGCTGCCATTGAGTGGGTTGAAGATATAGAGGACTCGCCTAACATTTGGGCTAACAATACTGATGTCGCATTGATCAATGCGGTTCAAGAATTAACGGGTATCAAGACTTGGGATATCAAGTGATCGCCATTGGTGGTCCGCTAGATGGTCGCGACATTGAACTGGCCGATAACATCGACGTTCTAGGTGGTATTCTGTTCCAAGGCGGACCATTCGATGACGTGAGATATTTTGTCATCGACGGCAAGCTCGTCTACCAGGACCCGATGGAGGATATGTGACCGCCCCGTATCCCGCTGAGTTCTATCCCGGCTGTCCATGCTATGCTTGTGACTCGAAGACATGGAAACCCTTCCCCGGTACGGATATGATATTTCGAAACCGCATGTCACTATGCCCGAACTGTGGTAATAAGCGATGCCCCGGCGCCGCAAACCATGAGAACGAATGCAGTGGAAGTAACGATTCAGGACAGGCGGGGAGTCTTTATGAGTAGCTATTACAAGTTCCTGGTAATTGAATTCATGGACGGTTCAACGGAGCGCGTTGGTGGTACCGAGACAACACTACATGATGGTGTTCTGACTATACGCACGTACTCCAACTATGGTCCGTACTCGGATGTGCGTAGCTTCCCGGTAGTCAACATTAAATCCTATCGCTGGGAAGGCCAGTGAGCGCCTGTGACCACCGCTTCACCGAATGCGGTCATGACCGTGATGAAGATGGAATCTGTAGAGGAAAGCCCAACGTGAAAGTGGTGGTCCCAGTAGGCGCCGTAAGCCCGGAGATCCTGGACCGTTTGACAACCACTCTCATGGAAGTCATGCCAGCCGAGGGTGAAACACGAGCAGTAGCTGAGTTAGCTATCCTGGAGATCATCCAGATAGCCCGCGAGCAGGCTAGGGACTGGTATGATCTAGGTCTGACGGATGTTGGGCCACTGATGGACTTTGCTTCCGCGTTGGAGGGAACGCTGTGACCGCTGGACTACTGCGTGAACTACTGGAAACAGTTCCCGATGATGCTAATGTTGAAATCATCTGGAACAATGAACTTGAAGTAGCAGATGCGGCTGCCGCATGGTATGACAGGCCGAATAATACCGTCACGATTGAGATGTTCTGATGAGTGTTATGAACTGGCGCGACCTAGCTGAAGCGGCCCAAAAGATCGGCGCCTACTTCCCTGACTCCATCCTGGAATATCAGAACACTGGATACCTCATCATCTTTGACGAGGATCAATGGGTTGGACACATTGATCTCATGCACGGAAACGTCACATTCTTGGATAAGTCCCTCCTTGATTACTAAACTCTTCCCCTCCATCATGATTGGGCTGAGCCTCATCTCCGCTGGAATCTACGCAGGCTCACATGACTGGCGACACGCCATATACTGGCTAGCTGCTGCCGTTCTGACCGCTAGTGTGACATACTAGAACCATGAGCCTAGAGAGCCAACTCCACTTCTCTGCCCTATGGGCGCATGATATGGACATGACAGAGACTGCGCACCTAAAGGTTGCTAAAGAAGCCGTGGAGTTTTCCGAAAACCCCACACTTGAGGAAGCTGCGGACATTCTGATTTGTCTGTATGGAGCCGCCTTTTATAGAGGCTGGACACTCGATGACTTAGAGTGCGCCATCGCTCGTAAGATGAATATCAACCGTAGACGTAAATGGGAGCGCCAAGAAGACGGCACCTGGCAGCACATAAAGCAGGCGGTCTAGATGCCGTACTTGTATCAGCCAGAAGAAAGCCTGGCATTCGATGACATTATGCTGGTGCCGAGATTCAGCACGGTTAAATCCAGGTCGGTCATTAACACTCGGATGTCGCTAGGACCAGCCCACCTTCTTACTCTGAAGACGCCCATTATCGCATCCCCCATGGATACCGTTTGCGAATGGGAAATGGCAGAAGCCATGGGAGCAGCGGGTGGTCTGGGAATTGTCCACCGATACATGACAATCGAAGCCCTGGTTACTCAGCTCCAGAAAATAGATTCCAATGTTAGATTCGGTGCAGCCGTAGGAGCCACTGGAGACTACCTTGACAGAGCTTATGCCATTGCCGAATGTGGTGGCAGTGTCATCCTCGTTGACGTAGCACATGGAGACCATCAGCACACAGTAGATGCGGTGAAGGTGATTAGAGATCGCCTACCTGGAATCCATGTCATGGCAGGCAATGTAGCAACAAGAGAAGGATACCAACGACTTGCCGATGCTGGGGCAAACTCTGTGCGAGTGGGTGTGGGAAGTGGTAGCGTCTGTACCACCAGAATCCAGACCGGCCATGGTATTCCGCTTCTTGAATCTTTGAAGTCCATCCCGACCTCCGGAAGAACTGCGACCGTTGTTGCTGATGGCGGTATCAGAAACAGCGGGGATGCCGTCAAGGCTTTCGCTTTCGGCGCAGATGCCATCATGCTTGGCTCCTACCTATCCGGAACTACCGAGACGCCCGGCGATACCGACGTCTTCGGATTCAAGATCTATCGAGGGATGGCTAGCAAGGATGCCCAGATGGAATGGCGCGGCAGCGTAGGTGGCGAGGAGGGCGTCAGTACCAGAGTGTTACACAAGGGTTCCGTCAGAGGTGTCATCGATGACATGATGGCCGGTATTCGTAGCGGCTGCTCCTATTCTGGCTGTGATAACCTGAGTGACTTACACCGCAAAGCTTACTACACCAAAATTACCAATGCTGGAATGCAGGAAAGTCACCCGCACGGCGCGTAACCTGTAAATACTATAACCGTCAACCAGGAGAAACTATGCCACCACTTACTGTAGATATTGACCGTGAGAAGCTACTGCGGTTAGCTCGGGCAAACGATCGCGGGGCTGACGTACGTAAGGGACAGGCTCTATGGAATGTTGCTTCCGTGCTGTTTCCCGAGAAGGCTCATTCAATAGTGGGTGGGTACGCTGATCCTTACTACCCTGGATCAGAAGCCTATGAAGATATCACTCTCTTCTTTGAGGCGCTGGGACTATGAGTGACACCACGCCAGCACAGATTCTTGAAGTCTGTGAAGAGCTAAACAGAATCCTCCTCGAAGCCGTTAAGCGGTCTAGTGAACCAGGTAAGGACGTCGGAGCACTTGTTGGAACCCTGGCAGGAATTGCGTACACGCAGAACCAGTTCATTGGTGAACTAGCGGAAATGATTTCAGCTACCCCTTCACCGACTAGTACTCAGCAAATGAAATCCTTCCTTGGGTTAAGACCAATCGCTGACCATCCTGCTGTGGTCGGTAAGCCGATCACTGGTAGAACCATTTGGTTAATCGCTGGAAACTACGCTGAGGCATGCCGATATGCAGAAGAGTACAGACTAGGAAAACAGGGTCCGGACTGGTGTTACGCGAGTGTGAACAATATTCATGGACATAAGATCTATGCTGAGAACACTCGTTACATTGGAAGTTGGCGTGATCGTAAAGACCTAGGTGAGGTTAGCGCCGCGCTGACCATTGCCAGCCTAGGTGCTTGACAGCAAATCTCCGTTGAGGTAAGTTCTTGCCTGGAAGAAAAACTTTCAGGGAGAACAAATGCTTCACGACGACGAGTTTGATCCGTATGCCGCCTATGAGCAAATGGATCGCCTGCATGCAGCCGGTCTGTGTGACCCGGAGGACTGTGGTATCTGTGCTCAAGAAGTTGAAGAGGCTCGGCAGTTGGAGGCCGAGAACAAATACTTCGAGGACAATCCGGAGGAGCTGGTCGCCGCTACTACATACCTACTCGGGGAGACTAATGAGTGACATCGAAATTTATTCGGATGAGAACGGCGACGTCTTCAGCGCAGACGGACATCTTAATCCCGAAGAGTTTCTCCTGGCAGTTCGTCGTGAGCTGATGAGTTGGCTTGTTACCGATGGTGATACCGTGGGGTCCGTCGAAGATGTGGCATACGTCTGGTATGTAGAAAATAACTACGGCGACCTTTACCTCGGGGATGAATCAGATGAGGGAGCCATGCCGTTCACGGAGATCCGGTTGTGATCATTTTGATACAGCTCCTGGCGGGCTTTGCGGTCGGGTACTTTGGCAGCAAGCTGGTGTGGTGGCTAATTGATAGGAAGCGATCCCAGTGATGCGGTACGAGTTCTACCAACAGCTCGCAGAGTACAAGGAAAGATTCCCTGAGCTAAGGCAAGGGCAAGCTGTTTTTAACCTCGCATACAATCTGGGATTGACTTTAGAGCTAGATCCGCTTACATTTAGAGCAATCGACCCCTTTTATAATGATGGCAACATTGAATCATTCCTCTACGAGATCGGTATCGTCTGAAATGATAGCTGCCCAGAGCCCAATTGAAGAAACTGACTTTGTGCTAGCCCATGATTCCCTCCAGGTGGATTACGAGAAGCTCCAGAAGAAGCATGAAGCATTCCGGAAGAAGGTCGTCAAAGCTGCACTTAAGGCCAAAGAGGACCACGACTGGTGCGATGAGGTCGACGCAATCCTCAAGGGACTTGGACTAGCCGAACTCCTCCCGCCGCGATACCAGGTCGAAGAAAAAGCCGCTGCTTCGTATAATTGGGTGTGCTCGGATTATGAGGGAGAATACCTCCCGTCCGCTAAGGCTGCAATTGAGCAAGCCAAGAGCTACAGGATGGAGGAAGTTGACACTCAGAGGTTTGACTTCGAGCGGAACGTAGAGCGGGCATGGACCCCCTGCGGGAGTATTACCGCAGATACGGATATCCATGCTTTCATCGAGGGAGTCATTCGCAGCCACCGTGAGCTAGTCCACGCCAAATATGAAATCGACGGCAAAGAATTTGAAGAGGATGAGTATCCGATCTACCGGGCAGTGGAAATTTCCGGCACCGGGAAGAAGAAGGTTCTCGCTGAGTTCAGTAAGGGAACTAAGTGAAGGCGCAGGCGACAAATAAGCAGTCGCAACACATTGCACCCATCCGACAGTGGATGACCTACCTTGGTGGCTGCACGAAGCAGGTTTACTCCCGCGACAAGCTTCAGGTCTTAGGAATCATCATGGCTCTTAATACCTGCGAAGCACATCAAGGTGTTCACCACTTCGCGGTTATCGGTGAAGGTCACACTGTTGTGATGAGTGACACTGGCGTCGAATGTCTTCGGGCGCAAGGGGTAAGGATCGATAGTTATGATGATTGATATTGAGCTGCGCCACAATGGGCCATTCGGTTTGTACTATGACCTATATCCCCACATCAATGGCGCGCGATCTATAATCGTCGCAGCATCCAAGCACTGGACCGGCTTTAAGCCCTACAAGATCTGCCTACCGCATCAGTTGATGCCGAAAGATCTTTCCATTAACGAAGAGACATGGATACTACCAGTGCTATCTCCATGGATTTGTGTAGTTGGTAGAGATGCCGGGGAAACTCATCCGAGGACAGTTAATGGCTGATTGGTACTTCGAAATCGAGTCGATGACAATAGATAGCTCGGGGCACCTGTACGGAACCCTATGTAATACCGGGAAGGTTCAGAATAAGCGGCTCGAAGAAGTGCGTATCATCCGAAACGTCACAGTAAAAGACTTACGTCACCCAGATTTTGATGGATACTCCGAGGGTGATGTAACAGTAAGATTCCACAACCGAGAAGAACTGATGAATGCTATAGTTGAGCAGTGGGAAGCCGTCGCTGACGCTGGTGACCGACTCTTTTCCTTCCACGACTGGTACCGTGATACCGGCGTAACCCTGAAAGAGATGAGCGATGCCTAAATTTAGCACGAAGCCGGTCGAGATTGAGGCTATTCAATGGCGCGGTGACAACGAAAGTGAAATCTGGGCCTGGATGAGCGGAGATGATGTTCACGGCTGCTCTAACTTTGTCACAACCATGTACGGTCGCGGCCAACTCTACGTCGCAGCCAATGATGCTTGGCTGAATCTTAAGATAGATGAGTGGATCATCCGCGACGGGCACGGGTTCTATCCATGCAAGCCTGATGTTTTCAGTGCCAAGTATGAATATGTGGGTGCACATTGAGATTCTTCCGCAAAGTAACCCCAGAGGACAGACGGCAAGCTAAGTACGCAGCTCAGCGGGCTGCCACCGGATGGGATGACACAGCCCTTTGGGCTGTTGATAGCTGGCTGACAAAGATCCTCGGTGAGGTGCTAGTTGCATACTCCGACTACGACAACGACAGGGGGGTAAGGGCCAAGTTACACGGCAAGGCACTCCTCCGTTACCACAATGAGCAGTACGACTACTCCGGGACGTCCGAAGAATTCAAGGAACGCGGCGAGCGTATTTGCAAGGACGCAGAGAAGGCCCTCCGATGGGTGGGCAAGAATCTACCCTTCCTGTGGACGTAGAGAAAGCCCGTCCACCGCTACCGCGTGAAGTTCCACAGTCAGCGCGGTCACTTATCGCGCTAGCAAACAGGCTTGGGTGGAAGAACCAGGCCACCTTCGCTCGCGGATACCCGGCACAGAAGAACGGGATCATCTCTGAGACGATGGTTGACTCCCTGGTGGTGAAGCTTCAGGCGCCGAAGACGAACGATATTCTACTGCGGGCTGTCGTGTACTGGGAGGACAACAGTGTTTCCTTTACCTACTACCTCGACGGTACAGGATGGCATCACAGCAACATGGTCGAGCTAAAAAAACTCCTCCAATCTGTTGACCGCTAACGTCCGTTACTGCTAAGGTTTGACCATGACTCAAGCCGAGCTTATAAAGACCGACACAGCCGCCTCCATGAGGGCGATCGTGTCCGAATTGTCCAACCTGCTCATTGAGCGGCGCCCACACGTTGAAGCTGTCGCCATCACCCTTTTGGCTGGCAAGAACGCTCTCCTGTTAGGCCCTCCAGGGACCGCCAAGAGCCTCCTTTTGCGCATGTTCGCTGAGCGATTCATAGGATGTCAGTACTTCCAGATCCTGCTAGACAAGCAGCTCGGTAAGGAAGAAGTCTTCGGCCAGTATGATCTCCCTCTGTACGACAAGGAGGGCGTGTTCGAGCGCGACCCCGAAGGGTTTGCACCCACAGCTCACATCGCCTTCTTCGATGAGGTTGGGAAGAGCGGCCCCGCCACACTGAACCCACTCCTTCAGCTTGTTAACGAGCATGAGTACCGGCGCGGTAGGAAGCTAGTAAAAGCCCCCCTGATCTCAGCCTTCGGCGCCAGCAATGAACTCCTAGAGGATGAGCTGGAAGCATTCTGGGACAGGTTCCTGATCCGCATGTTCGTGGACTACATCAAGGAGCCCACATCCTTCGTCGCACTCATTAGATCAGCCGTACCTGAGGCCCCCCCTCGCAGCTTTACCACCCTGAAACTTGAAGATCTACTGTTCGCCGTAGAACAGGAAGTTCCAGAAATTAAACTTCCCGTCTCCGTGGAGAATGATATTGCGACCCTTTGGCGCCAGGTTAAGAACGAGGGTATGGAAGTTTCCGACCGACGCTGGCGTGAATCAATCCGCCTCCTTCAAGCATCTGCCTATCTCAACGGGCGCGATGAGGTTGACGCCGATGACTTCCTAATCCTCCGTCATGTCCTGTGGTCAAAGCCGGAAGAAGTGCACAAGGTCACTGAGCTAGTCACAAACTTCGCATCTGAGACCGTTAGAACCATCATCGGTATTGAAAAGATGATCGATGATATCAACCAGGAGATGGAGAAGATTCTAGCCCTAGTGGCTAATGATAAGGGTGGCGAGCAGCTCTCTAAGTTCCGGATCGATGCCAAGGTGAAGGTCGGAAACGCTCACCAGGCCGTAGTTACGTTTAAGAAGAATGCAGTCGAGAAGAATAAGCCCGCAGTCCGACTGGACCAGCTAGCCAGCGAGCTACAGCGGATCGACTTCCGCATCCTTCACGAGCTTATGAACCTGGACGCCACAGCCGCCAGTAATGCCGTTAGCTACTCCTGGTCTGACTATCCAGAATGAGCACGCTAGACGACTTCATTGAAAGCGCGCGAAGAAACTGGGACGCGCCGACTAAACTCAGCACCGATGTCATCATCAGGGATATCTTCGATGAATCATCCTTCAGGCTTAGTCTAGAAGAGGCGCCCGAGCTACAAGGGTTAATAAGTGAGACGTCCGAGAAGCATGATTACGTCAAGGGTCTCTACCAGGATGTCTACAACCTCTTCTACAAGGCGTACCCCCGGATTCGGGAACCCCATGAACTGGAGCCCACGAGGCTTGTAAACCATGCGATCGTCACAGACGTCTCACTGTCCCCGGATGTCGAGCGGCTGTTTGAACTAACTAATAACGACCGTTACTGCTCCACCATGGCGACCATTAGTCTCGGTCAGCAGATTAAAGACAAGCTAAACAAGATCACTGATGAAGCCATGGAAAAGGCTGACGCAGCCCAGGAGGCGCAAGGTGTAGCCGGGGATGCACGGGGTGAACTTTTATCCGCATCGGGCGACCAGTGTGATGATGGAACACTCCAGATCATCGCAGACACGGCTAGCGAAGCACAAGGTGCGGCGGATGTAGCCACCGAAGAGGCTCAGCAGGCCGCTGAGCGCCTAGGACAAGCTATGCGCCAGGATGTGCGCAAGACAGTTCAAGGTATCGAGGAAGCCCTAGCTAGCCAACTCGACGTTATGGCCGTCTGGGGTGTCAGTCCAGCCAATCTCCAGAGAATGTCATTCCAGGAGCGCTATAACCTTGCGAAGAGATTGACCAGCGGAAAGCTGGGACAGTTTTATAAGCAGCTAGGCCGGTTCAAGATGCAGGCATCCGCTGATCGTGCTAGAAAAGTTGACTACGCCCGCGATGAGGTTGTAGGAACCCGGCTATCTGGAGACCTACAAGATGTTCTCACCTCTGAGCTAGTCATGAGCCGTCATCCCGTGCTGAGACTAGACTTCCTCCAGCGCTTCATGGAGGGGCAGCTTTTATCCAAGAAGTACCAAGGCATTGAGCGTCAGGGGCGCGGTGCAGTCATTGTCATGCTTGACTCATCCGGAAGCATGGCTGGCCAGCGTGAACTATGGTCCAAGAGTTTCGCCATGGCCCTCATCGATCAGGCCCGCGCAACCAATCGAGACGCCGTAGTCATGAACTTCAGCCATGACGCAGCCGACCTCCACGTCTATAGGTTCCCCAAGGGTAAGGTAGACATCGATCTACTGATTGAGTTTGCCGAGGAATTCCTAGCTGGTGGAACTAACTTCGAGGTCCCAATTGACAAGGCGATCGAGATCCTGGAGGAGGAATTCAACGACTCCGGTAGATCTAAGGGTGACTTGCTGATGGTCACTGACGACGAATGCGGCGTGACAGCCAAATGGCTTGAGAAATATCATATCGAGAAGAAGCGACTTGGCTTCCGTACCTACGGCATCACCGTTGGAAAGACTATGATAAGTTCAGCCCTCGCCTCCTTCTGTGACGACGTACGGGCAATCTCCGACTGTATCGACACGGGTCAAATGTCAGACGTATTCAGAAACTTAGGGTAGACAGATGCGAATAGAAGCACTCGACAGTTACGCGGAACGTCTCGGCGGACTCCCCGAAAGTGCCTTCATTGGATCACTGGTCTGGTTCAGTATTTCCGGACTGGTAGAGCACGAAGACGGTGTGCGAACCATGGAGCCCGTGCGTGTTCGGCGCGAATGGCTGGTAGAACAGTTCGACAAGCTCGGGCTAGAACAATCCATCCTTCCGGTACCACCCACCAAGGTTCATGCCTTCCGAAGCGCCTGCACCTACGTCAGCGGGTACAAATATGCTGGGACTGAGCGGGATGTAACCATCGAACTCCTGGTGCGCGATGTATCCTCAGACGGTGAACGTGTAGAGAAGCAGATCACCATGGAGAAGAGGGATAAGAAGGGATTGCGCCTCAGTTACTGGAAGGTGGCAACCGTGATATTTTATCGCGGCGATATGAAAGACCGCAAACAAGGAGGAGGATTCTTCAAATGCCGCCTAGTCTCAGGATTATCAGACACCGACAAGGCTGAAGTCGATAACCTCCTAAACAATCTGCGCTTGAAGTATGATGATCTGTGCGCCCACCTTCATGGTGACCTAATCCGAACCATCGTACGCAATTATCTGAAGCACCTCAATGCCATTTCGGTGCGCGGTGGGGGGCTATATTTCACCCACCGAACCCGGCAGGCAGAGATGGACGCACTGATGCAACTCGTTCGCAGTATTGGACAGGGGTGCATCTTCGGACAAGCCCCACTGGTTGACACTGACGAGCAGAGGCTAATGCTCAGTGAAGCATATCAGGATTCTGTAGCGGATGATTGTCGCCTACTATTGGATGATGTTGCAGCGGCTAACGCTAAAGGAACAATCGCTCCGAAGGTCTACGAGCGACTCCTGGAAAACTGGCGCACGATTAGTAGCAGAGCATCAGAGTATTCAGACCAGCTAGGACTTGCGCAAACCCGCGCAGCCACATCACTTGAAATGAGTCTCGAAGGAATCCTTGCACTGGAAAAGTCTTTGGGCTAGGCTTAGGTTGTAAGAAAGACCCCACCAATGAAAGTAAAGGTATGACGACAGCCCTATACGAAACTCTGGCATCACACAAAATTGCCGACAATAAAGCCAGCCTTTATGTTAATGCAATAGAAGACCTGCGCGAATGTAGTGAAGAATTCGATGAAGCCCTTAATCATTGGCTTGAAGCGCGGCCAACAAATAGGAGAAGAGTTCAACCAAAGGTTTTAGATGACTGTCACGATATCCTAGCCAGGGTTAAGAAAGCAGTTATGTTCCTGGAGAGCGAGTTCTCCAGCGATAGTGAAGAGGGATTCGTCCCACGGATTAGAAGACCCCGCATAGATGTAGCTGACATGGCAGTCGTTAATGATGTGTGCTCGGGGAGGCTGAAGACAGAACTCAACATATCTGAGAAATTAATAGCTGTCGAAATACTCACCAAGCGCGGATGCTCAATTACCAAAATAGCGGAAATGACTGGTACAACCGAGCGTCATGTCGGTCGACTTAGGAAGAAGATTAGGGAAAATGCGCAAAACGGTTAACATGGGCGAGATGATTTATCACCTACTCATAGTCCTTTGTGATGCCCCCCACCAGGACATCGATACCTTCTCCGAGGCATTTGCGCGAGCAACTCAGAACGGCGATCTGTTTGAGTGGAGGTTCCAAGGCGACCTTGGATTTGGTGGGAAGTTCTGGATTAATCATCCTACAGCCAACCGAGAGAGTGGCTGGTACGTCAACTGTTACCGCGAAGATGAAACCCCTAAGCGGTTAGAGATAATAACCAACACCAATAACATCCTCGAACGTCTTTGGCTTGAAAACAACGGGAAGGAAAGCTAATGCCAAATGAAGGCTATATCGCAATCGAACTTGAGTATGAAGGATTCGAAATTAGTCCAAAACTCCTTGGTTTGGATAATGAACTCACCGATGCCGAGGGTGTCATAGCTGAGATGAAAGAGTACGGTCGTGGCCGTAAGAATACGGTAATCGATGACTGGGCGCTCGCAGATGATGATCCAATCATTCGTGTAACTGTTTGCAAGGACGGAAAGGTTACCCACGCACAATGGTGATGACTAGAGAGCGCAAAGACCGAGGCGTCGGATTTGAAACTGTCAACTGGGATTGGCCGAACGGTATCAGTACCTCAGATATCCAAAGTGAGCTGGCCACCATCTATGTTGGCCGAAACTCAATCAGTCTTGAAGACAACAAGAGACTCTTGGATATGCTGGGACTATGCTGACCGAGAAGCAATGGCAGGACGATGAGAAAGACGAGCACTTCTTCCCGCCAACAGGGCCTACTACCTCTCCCGCATCTTTTCAGTGGGATGAAATATCCGAGAACCCACTACGGCACTACACCCATGACTGCCCGAAGTGTGATTCCCTATGGTGTACCTGGCAAGAGAAGGAGGAAATCAACAGCTCCGTTAGGTACTTCCTTATCACCTGCAATGATTGTGATTTCACAGGAACGGAGCCGGTCTAAGGGCGTGATAGCTCTAGTTTGTTGAAGGCCCCGAGGATGCGCCCAACGATAGGGTGTCGCACAATGTCATTGAGGTCGAACTCCACCATAGAAACGCCCTCGATGCCGCCCGCAACGGTGTAAGCATCTAGAATATAGTCTAGACCGTTCTCTGAATCAAAGGGCAGTAAATCAGACTGCTCAGGATCGCCGTTAATAACCATCTTTGAGCCGTACCCGAAGCGCGTAAGCATCATCCGTATTTGCTCGACAGTAGCATTCTGCATTTCATCTGCGATAATGAATGCGTCATTCAGAGTGCGACCACGCATCATAGCCAGCGGAGCAATCTCAATCTGCTCCAGAGCCATCCATTCCACGTACTGCTCGCGCCCAGCGATGTCCTTAATAGCCTCAATCAAAGGCTTCATGTAAGGGTCCATCTTCTCTTCCAGGGTGCCCGGAAGGAAGCCAAGCTTCTCTCCAGCCTCAACAGCGGGACGAGTAAGGATAAGACGCTGAGCGCGACCTGATTGCAGCTCTTCGACGCCACGAGCTACCGCCAAGAAAGACTTACCCGTACCAGCGGGGCCGATACCGAAGGTCATGTCATTTAACGGGATGGCGTCCCAATAGAGCTTCTGGTTAGGAGTCTTCGGTCTAATAGCCTTTCTGCGCGGAGCATGTTCCTGTTGCTTACCTGCCTGCGCACGAGCCACTAGTTCTCCTAAAGGATGAGCCGGGTCAACACTGTCCTTATCGGATGTTTTAGTACTCATATACAAATGCCAAAAGTGCCATCACAAAGCCAGGACCAGCCAAGACTTCTCATCGGTGTTATCACAATCAAGGCCGTCCATGGTGCAGAATCCGTAGCTTGTATGAACAACCCTGGATAAACGCTCATGGTAGTGCCCATGGAATAACGCCTTCGGCTGGGCTGACTCAACCAGGCTGGAGATGAACATGCGGTTAGCTGCACTTAAAGGGTAAGGATCATTCTGCTCATCAATAAATGGCACAGTCCCCCAAGGGGCATCATGTGTCAGGAGAATATCAACCGGGGGGCGCCCTAAAGCAAAGTCCTGTTGACCCCATGAAGGAAGCTCCTGAGGGAACCAATCCCAACCCTGCTTCCGCCACTGCTGATCAATACTGTAGGCCCCACCAAATGACATAAAGGATCGCTCGTTAACCTCGGGTGTGCCCCAGGTCCACTGGCAGCCATGACCGAGGAACCAAATGTGATCTGTCATCTGCTGCGGGGACTCTGCCTGGATCTTAACAACGGTCTCTAGGACGTCCCAATCATCATGGTTGCCGGGTAGCCACGCAAAATCAATCTTGTACTTCTGAGTTAGCTTCTCAATACCCTCAAAGAAGTCAAGACCATTCTCCTTCTTGCCACGCGGCCAGTAGCCCACATCACCAAGAGCTACAACCCAGTCGCAGTTGTTCTGCTGAGCCATCTTGAAGATGTACTTGGTATGCCGGAAATTTTTGTGAAGATCGCCCGCCAAAAGTATGCGCCGACCATTCGGGAAGTCCACTAGAATGCAGCCTCAAGTTCTTTGTAAGTACCAGGCTTCCTCAGGAAAGACGCCTTACGCTGAAGTGACAGTCGGAAGAAACCATCCTCAATGATTCCAACTGAGTGTAGCACAGTCAGAAGAAGTTCGTATTGCTCCCATGACATTGGCATATCAATGAAAAGGTGCCCGTGCCCAGGGGTGGATGAAGGTAGGTAGCTGTGAGGAATGTCTAGATCGATGGCGGGCATGTGTCTCCCGTCCTCTGTCAAGGAGGAGACAAGATTATGTGTCCCATCATCTCCCACTCGAATGCGGTCTCCAGGTGATCCGGGAATATAGGGGCCGTCGAGTATATCGCACTTCCAGAGGGTGCGCTTACCTTCAACAATCATCCCTGAATTCTCTCAACCCTATCAAACTGCCAATGCCGGAACTCAAATGTTGGCCCCCATGGGAAAAGATCCAACACCAGGTAAGTGTCTTTAACTTCCCGAACCTTAGCATACACCCGATTGGGTCCTAGATTATCAGCATCTACACGTTCACGAGCTATAACGAAATCCCCAGGATTGATGCGCGGACCAAAAGTGGTACTGGGGGAAATGGCGATGTTTCCATGCCAACCATTAGACTCTGCCGGTGTGAACGGAGTCTTCCCAGCCTCGCGCTCAGATTGCAACTCAGGATAGTCATCACAGTGGACGCAGGTGTTCGGCGCATGTAGAACCTGGGAGTTACAATGAGGGAATGGGGCCTTCTTTACCGTAAGGGTAGGGTTGCCCCGGATATGAATCTTATTAGTCATCCCAAATCACCTCTAGCGTTCTGTAATTGATTACATCAGCCATGTAACCATTGTTACGAACGCACCGCACATAAGCCTGCTCGGAGCCAAGATCTGAAGTCGGGCCACTCTTAATGAACCAGCCAAACCTCTCCTGGTCCCAAATCTTTGTACCAAACTTAGTCATCTATGATTGCTTCCGATCCGGGGCCACGAAGAGGCTTACCTGTCTTCTTATCGTTTACAAAACTTAACCAATCACCAGGGGGTTCATAGGTTGCACTACGACCCTTTGGCTTACTAGATTCCGCGCTACCGAACAGCTCAAGCTCTTCGTCAACACTATCCCAAAAGTCTATCGGTAACCCATCACAGCACGCTGTGAAGTGCTTCACGCCAGGGAACTTATGGCATGAGCATGTGCATTCATCAAAGGAAGGGAACTCACATTCCCCATCCCTGAAGTCTGCCATTACCGGAACCTTTCAGGAAATGTGTTCTATGTCATATATCGGGTTAGCGTTCGTGTTGCTTTAATATTGCCAGAAGACTATTAGCAATGGACTCAAGAAGTAGATTAGCTCGATCCGGGATAGCATACGAATAAGCCGTTGTATCCGCGAAACCTCGTTCGACCGTCCAATCCCGTTCCCTCGAACGAATCGACTTTTTATTCGCATCAGCAAGAGCTAACTCAGCCCTTAGGCGGTTCTGGGAGTAATTAACACTACCTTCCTCAGACATTCAACTTCCCCTCGATCTCAATACGGATAGCTGGATTCTCTCGCAAGAACTCGCAGGCAGCCTGGCGACCCTGGCACTTCAGGTCTTCACCGTAAACATACCACGCACCTGACTTTTTCACAACCCCTGCCACTACCCCGTCATCGAGAACTTCACCCTCACGGTTAATTCCCTGGCCAAAGACGATATCAAATTCTGCCGTTCGAAATGGGACTGATACCTTATTTTTAACGACCTTGACCTTAGTCTTATTGGAGACGGTCTCATCCCCTACCTTGTCAGAGCCTGTACGTGAAACCTCCATCCGCACGCTGGCATAGAATTTCAGAGACTTACCACCAGTTGTGACGTTCGGGTTCCCAAAAACGATGCCGATCTTCTCACGTAGCTGGTTAATGAAGATGACAGTCGTACCAGCCTGGGCTGCCGCACCAGTTATGACACGAAGAGCCTGACCCATCATGCGGGCCTGGAGACCCATATGGGCATCACCAATCTCTCCCTCAAGCTCAGCACGCGGAGTTAGTGCAGCCACGGAATCAATGACGATAACCGCGTAGGCACCCGACTTAATAAGTCTAGAGCAGATCTCCAGTCCCTCTTCGCCTGAACTGGGCTGAGATAGCCACAGACTATCTGTATTAACACCTAGAGCTTGCGCATATTCGACATCAATGGAGTGCTCAGCATCAATATACGCGCACAAGCCGCCGTCTTTCTGGGCATTCGCTACAGTGTGTAGTGCAATCGTTGACTTTCCGCTGGACTCTTGGCCGTACAACTCAATAATTCGACCGCGTGGAAGGCCACCTACACCGAGGGCGCGGTCAAGACGAATAGAACCAGTTGAGGTAGCTGGGACTTTGGTTATTACCTTGTCACCAATGCGCTGAATAGCTCCTGCGCCGAAGTCTTTAGTGATACTTTCAAGGGCTGATTCCAGGCCAGATTGCTGCTCCTTAGCCATCACTCACCGGCTCCAGCGAAGAAGTGGTCAAGCGCTTCCCAAGCCTTCGGGTCATCAACCTTAACAGTCATGGACCCCGATACTGTCTTTGGTAGATCAACAATAAAATCGGTTGGAAGAGACGTTAGTCGGAACTCCAGCCAGCAGCAAGCAACAGCAGCTACCTGGACAATCTCATCAATAATGCCTGAGCTATTTGAGTCAATGAGATCTTCGGTTACCTCACCAACCTCTTCCCAGAGGATACAAGCAAACCTATCGTTCAAATGGTCCTGTTCTACACCCCACTTGGCTTGCTGGCGAAGTCGCTCCTCGTGGATGAACTTTCTAGCCGTAACGAATCCGTAGTTCCTGAAGTACAGCCAGTCCATACAGGCGACCATCAGATCCAACAAAGCCTTGTTCAGATTCTCTGGCTGGTTCTCCAGGATGAACCTGGCAACATTGCCGGACTCTTTAACCATCTTCTGGTGGTGAGCCCTATCATCCCAAAGCGCTAGCGGCTTTGTGGTATCCCTGATGTACTTGAAGATTCCATCGCGGGGATAAGTCTCGCCCCATAAGCGCGTCTCAGTCATACTTTAGTATTCCATCCAGTTCTAGTTGAGTGATGCCGACACGCCGAGGTATCAACAGGTGATCTTAGGTCCACCTTGGACACACATACAGACCCCGCTACCACCATTCTCCACACGGCAAGGACAGTGAGCCATTGGATCTGATGAGTCTGACACATTAAAGAATGGTACCTGCTGTGGATGCCACCAGGGCTGAGGCTGCACCGGGAATCCAGGGAATCCGTTAGGAACCTTGGGGGCAGTCAAGCTCATAATCATCTCATTCAGGCTCTTGATGATGGCATTCAAAGACGAGATAGTCTCATCCTTAGCTTGGCAATCTAGACACTTCTTCTTTGACATAATTATCCTTTCACGTGGAACGAACGAGCGCTTCCATGCTGGCGGTTAGATCTTTGATCTCGCAACTGTCAGTGGAGCAGTAAGCTTCCCCAATAGCTTCACGCCCAAGCCCCTGATAAATCGGTTCCAGGTCAACACGCATCAGCTTATACTGAGCCGCCTCAAAGTCTCCTTCAAAGATCTGAGTATAAGGCATCTGAGGGAACACGAAGTTACCCGAAGGTAGGAAGCTCACAGTCTTGAGCTGACCTTCGTGCATGTGAAGAATGGTTCCAACATGGTCCTTCTCGGTCTCCGGGTTGAATGTCAAAGTTACCGACACGGAGTTGTCTGACCAATACCTCTGAAGCAGAACAGCTAGATTAGCCTTCTCGAACAATGATACATCCTTCTCGGAGCGCCGAGCACCAGACTTAACTGGGAAGAAAACCACAACTGTGGTCTCAGGGTTAGCAACGTCCGTTTCTACTCGATATCCGGCGTTCTCAAACAGGAGAACCATCGGGTCGTCCATACTAAACCGGATAGCGCGATCAAAGAAGGTGCCACCGGGACTCCAGTGTGCTCCAGGGGAAGCTCCAGCAAGGATACTTACCGTGCCTGATGGCTTAACTGTCGTAGTCTTAATCGACTGACGAACACACAGCCATTCTGAATAAGACTCGTCGTAGGACTGGACCGTCTTATAAGTATCGTTCAACCACTGACGAAGAACTGTCATGCTATTAGTGTCAGTGAAGTCAGCAACGCCCGAGACGCTACAACCAATACGCCGGTTCCGCTGCATGATTGCGTTGGTCTTCTCCCAGTGAGTTGAGAGGAGGGTTACTGTCTTCGCGTACAGGAAGGCAATCTTGGCCGTCTGCTGGAAATCCTTGATGTCCGTGTGACGATTCATGAACAACTCAACAAGTGTGCAGCATTCACCTGACTCAAGAGTCTGCTCTGCACATGGGTTATAACCCTTAGCGCGGCGATCCTTACCGTTTGGTGGGTCAATGAGTCTACCGTACTTCCTGGACACATCCATCCACACGACGCCGGGCTCACCATTGTTAGCAATAGCATCGGTTAAGCTGGACAGATCCTGACCAACCTCAGCGATGATGGAGTTATTAGACATCCATCCCCACCCTGACTCATCTGGGTTATCAGAGTAACGGTTACGCTCCGGGAACATCTCGGAGTTCTTCAGATTCTTGAAGATCGGATCGTGCAATTCACCAAGCATCAGCTCGGCAGAGCGCCGAACGTTGCCGCTCACAACGCAAACGCCGATTAAATTACCGATATCAGCAATTAGTTCCACATCTAGCGTTGGTACTGTATGTAGAATGCTGCACTCAAGTAACCTTGCCTCCATCAACTCGCGAATCTTCTCGTGGAGACGAATAAGCGGGCCAGGACCAGCAGCAGTCCCACCGAAAGTCTTAATAGGCTCACCGGCTGGGCGCACCAGGCTGGTGTCTATGTAGACTTCACCCTTACCTGATACTAGATAAGACTCAAGGATAAGGCGAACAGACTCCACCCATCCCTCACGGCTATCGGGAACCACGTAGCTGTCGTACTTATTCGGATTAGGCCGGTAGATACGAAAACCCTTCTTCGCACCTAGTGTATCAAATCCAACACCGATACCAAGCATTGAAGCTTCCATTAGGAAGGTGAATGGCCCAGCCGGATCAGCGCGCGTCATATCCTCGGTGCTTATGAAGGCACAATTTTGAAGAGCAGCAGAGTTGCGCTGATCCATAACCAGCGGTGTTCCCATCATCCAGAGGCCACGACCGGGCGGGAGCCACTTAAAGTTGAACATCCTATCGAAAGCGTCCTGCGCAGTACGCTGTGCTTTATCCGCACGCCAAGGAAGCCTGTTCGCCTTACAGTGATCCTTTTGGATGGAAAACATGCCCTCAATGACGCGCTGACAAACCTCCCACCACTTCTCTTTAGTGCCGTCATCCTTTAGGCGACTATAGGTTCTGAGGAACGTAATCTCACCCAGACTGTTGCCCCCCGCATCCGTAAACCCCCAAGAGACCTGCTGATCCTTGTACTTCTCAATGAATTCGGACGGTAGACGGAAGCTAAAATACGACACTAGTTAATCCCTTTGCTAAGTTCTTGAATTTGGCAACCATTACCCATCGGCAACCTACCTGGGTTGAAACGATTGATTCAGGTGGCATCAGAAGTTTTAGATCTCCGGTTAATTTGTGACCGTTTAGACCAGCGTAACACTTGAGCTGCGGTAACACCCCTATGAGAAACGGCATACATCAAAGCTTTTTGCCACTTGAATTTGAAACGATGTGCGCGGGTGTGGCATGTCATGCAAAGGGATACCATCAGGTTAAAATCATGAACCCTGGAGCCACCAATGCCAACCGTGTCACCACCGAAATAGATGTGATGAATCTCTATGCCGCCGAGTTCGCAGTTCGCCCCACACATCCGGCAATAGAGATTATCGCGAGCATGCACCGCTTTACGTACCCTGTCAGGAATCTCCCCACCAACAGGAACGTCATCACCAATCATTTACGTAATACCGCATGGGCGGTTCAGAAGCCTTCTCTGCGGCATACTGGATAACATCCAACTCAGTGGCATCCCCACAGCAGGCACAATCCAAGCTACCGCATCTAGAGCAATCTCCGTGCAAGCAGAACCTACAAACATACAAAGTCATAATCATAATGTCGGCTTTACTTCACTCCGAGATTAACCACAGGAATGCCAGCCTTCTCGGCTGCACCCATACAGTGGATTGTTCCTCTACTGCTAGGAACCGGGAATGCGAAACAGATATCCGCGCCCAAGTCAACCATCTCTTGATTACGAATGGGACCAGCAGCCTTACCATGCTTTAACCAAATGGCTGGATGAGGTTCCTCAAATACGGGGAAGCACTGGGTCTGCATTTCCTTAACCCATTCGGATGCCATCGCATCTGCACCAGTGGGGCAATCACCATGAACAACCTTTAGACAAGAACCTATTGGAATGGCCCTGAATGCATTACTAAGAGCCGTTCGAATCGGTTCACTGTCATCCCAGTCCCTAGAGCCAGTTATAAGAACTCGGAATTCATATTCACTCATCTAATTCTTCCAACGCCGCATTAGCGAATACCTCTAAATTCTCCCGAGTTAACACATATTCGGTATCATTAATTCGCATACTAATGACATTATTCACGCCATTTTCATCCATGAGGACTATTCGACTAAAACAGAATTGCCCAACAGGTATCAATTTACTTACATCTATTGGATACATTTCAGGGAAATCAGACATTTCACCAACTCTTAACTATTTCAATGGCAAGAAGTGTTAAAGTAGAAAGCAAAACCGCAAGACAAATGTAGGCGATTATCTTATTCGTTCTAGGAAACATCGTCGCCCCCCCATTCGTACAGCGGAGTAGATCTTGATACCAAAGTAAGTGATCGATCTTTCTTTCGCTCAAACTTCGGAAAGTACAAATTCCCAACCTCATCCACTGGTTCCGTGATACAGATCCGGTCGGCTAAGTTCTTAACTTCTCTTCCCAGTACCAGTACCGCCGCAATTAAACCGAGGGTAATTACCCTACTCATTTATCCTTCCTAAATGCGGCTCGCTGAATAACAGCCATCCGAACCGCATCGGTTACGTCAACGTAGCCACCATTCTCGTCCTCGTAGACGAAGCGATCCTTCTCTAACCGGAAGTGACCTTTCTCCACGCCGTGGCAAAATTCATCAATTCTCTCTTCGCGTTCAGTAACGGGATTAAAGTTAGGCATTAGATATCCATCGGAGACATTCTACCACTTATCCACTCTCTTAGTAGGCGACTTATAGCAACGAACTCCTCGAAGCTATACCAATTACTTTTCATTCTATTACAGGTACCACAACAAACTACCGTATTATCGGCCGAATATCCTTTAGAACTATCCTTCCTATCAATATTAGAAGGTCCATTACGATACTTCACCCATTTGACCCCTCCCCCACAATAGGTACAGCAAGAGACTTGGGTATGAACTAAAAACTCCTCAAAAGTTAAATCAAAGGGACAATCTCTACCGGACCTCTTGTTTTCCCTTAAACAGGAGGAACGCATTGAGCTGTACACTGTACGTAAGGGATGTCTATTTCTCTTTACACATCTAACGCAAAACCCGGAATGGCGAGATAATGAACTGCGCTGCTTTCGCATCTCTTTACCACAACTATAGCAGCGGAAAATATATATTGGCCTCTGGTAAGACCCACGCTTTTCCACCACAGTTTCATATTCAACTCTAAGCGCATCAGATTCAAGAAGCATCTTCTTCGATCTGCCTCAACTGAGTCCATCCCTTAAAATTAGCAGATCTCTCGCCGGAACGCGAAGGTCTGGCTGCATGCTCTAGTGGTGACCAATGAGGTGGCTTGGCGGTCGCAAGTCTAGTATATAGATCAATGTCTTTTACTGGATCTACAACCCCATCATGGGTTAGATAAGAAACTCTAGCACATCTAGCGGCCGATATTTTAGCTGCCGTGTTATCACCAACGCGCTTACGTAGATCTTCATCTACTAGGGGAAGGTGCCATGAATTACTACGTTTAACAGGAGTGGATGATATTAGAGCGCGCTCCATAGCCTCAGCAGCCCATCTAATTTCAGGTTGAGCCAATGGGGAACATCGCTGAGCGAAGAAATTTTCCCATTCCGTTGAACTAACTATAATCGTGTGCCACATGAATGGTTCAAGGAGGCGGTTGATATAACTCTTGTGAAGCCGAGACTCCTTTAGAACATTATTCATATATGACTCTACTTCGGCAACAACGGCATCCCTGGCCTTTAGAAAAAGTCCCTCAGCCCATGTCTTATAGGTGCCCTCAAGTTCTCCACCACCCTGCATTCCAGGTTGCTCGGCTGGCCAAGTTAGGGGCCATGCCGGATCTGTCTTAACCCTCTCAAGCTGCTTCTCTAGCGGGATAGCACGAGAGCTAGCAGAATTTCTACTAAACACTCTATGGGTATTGAATTCAGCCAACACAAACCGATGAGCAACCACCTTCATCGTTGTTAATCGGTCATCCCTATCATTTATGCTGTCGGCAATGACCTCAGCGTAGGGAACCGTTGGTTCACTCATGCGCGGACCCAACTGGGTCCATTATCGCTGTAACCTGATCATGTAGTTCTTCAAGTGTCCCGTCATTCGAAATGTACCGATCAAAGTCAACATGATCAATTGCTGTTTCGCTGGAGTGCCCATTGACTGGAGCGACACCTGAACGGCTAATCCGCCAAACAACTCCACCGCGATTACGAATTGCGTCTACCTCATTTTCGAACCTCACATCAGTCACTACTATATCAAGTCCGCCGAACACTTCACCCAGAGCCTGGTCCACCCAGAAGTTGGTACCAAAGGTATCGCGCCCAACCTCTGTACCCAATCGCTGCATAAGTGCTCTGAGTTCAGGGGAATTAGACTTCAACGATTCAAGACCGCCATAGTAGCGAATTGCATCAGTTAGTCTGAACCATTCCGTTTTACCACTTGTCGGTGATACGTAATCAACCATTGGATTAAGACGAATTAGAGCCGCCTTTAACTTATCAGCAAAAGCGCGACGAACAAAACCGTAATCGTCAATAATAAACTGAGCGACTGTATCTTTACCGGAACGCGCGTAACCAGATAGACCAATTAACATTATAGTTCCCCAACCTCATCATCATTTGCACCCGAAAATACTAGAGTAGCCCTATACTCTTCCAATTCATCACTATCGAACTCAACTGCGAAATCAAGGGCCAATAATGTCGGCTCACAAGGAGAAGAGAATGCGTCAACTAAATCATGAGCATTTATAAATAGCTCACGTAGTGACGGAGCTGTAACCTCAAACGCTTTCGGGTTTTCCCCCGAAAGAAACCTGGACGCCATTAAAACTCCTCTTCAAGTGCATCAGTCAAGATTCTAGACAGGTTTAAGGCCAGCGAAGTATAACTTCCCTCGGTATCGACTATCAAATTCTCGTCAGGGAAACTGAAATCTGAAAGCGTATCCAAAATCGTCCGATACATCTCAGCCCTATTCATCGTCAACCTCACTTGGTCTACGTGGAACAAAGTTAGGGGCATCCTCGAAGACATCAAGCGCATTCTCAAGAAGCTCGTTAGCTGCCGTCAGGAATTCTTGAATCTCGGACGAGAAACCATCCTCAGGGATAAAGATGACATGAGTAATACTCAGCCCGTTAGACTTAATGTCACCGGGCGTCGTGTACTCCATTGCAACACCATCTATGTAGCTAGTCATGGTGCGAATAGTGAGACTCACTTACTTAATTCCTTTCTGTCTTCCGGTGTGGTACCACCCCAGATACCGTCAACGGTTTTCTGGAGAGCATATTCTAAGCACGTTTCCCTGACGGGACATCCTAAACAAACGGTTTTTGCTGCCTCTATTGCTGCCAAGTCGGTGTTCGTCCCCCAGAATACTCGGTCCAAATTCTCTTTCGGAATCTGGCGACAAGATCCTTCGAGCATCCATTCTGGCCAGCTAATTCCAAGCGTCACTTGTCCTTGTTCAGGAGATCGTCAAGATCCAATTCGTAAGGAATCTCGGTGACATCAACAACCTTCAACGAATGAACGCGCTCAAGGAGCCCGGTCTTCTCGTTCGTCTTGTGGTTAATACCAGCAACCCGAGCCTCCACAACGAAGCGGACAATATCCTCGCTGCGGTAAACCCGGTCCTCAACCTCTAGGTTTGTACCAGAGGCAAAAGAAACCTTCGTCGCGCTAACTTCCTGACCCTCAAATGGAGGGATGGTAGCTGGGAGCTTACGAGCCCCATACTCTGCCGGATCTATCTCTCCTTCCGGATCTACCTCTCCTTCAAAGCCAAACACTTTCACAGTGTAGTCCCACGTATCTGCTGTCATTTCTTTTCCAATCTTCTAGGGTCTGCTAACGATCCTGGTTCAAATATCTGTGACCTGGCACAAAAACTACAATGCCACCAAGTTGCATTTCCGGATAATCTATAGAGTTTAATCTCTTCTTTCGTTGCCTTCTTTGAATCATAAAGACAGCAATCCTTTGGGCGACGATTCTCAACTAACAATTCCCAGCAGTGGCCCATTCGACACTTCGAACAAAGACCGTTCGTTCCTTTATCCTCACAAGCATCCTCATAATAAGTGAGACACTTACCATTCGAACATCCGTGAGCGTGCCTGATGACTTTCGCAGTTGCACGTTCTGCCATAATTAATTATCCTGCATCGCTGGAAAGTTCGGCCTCGACACGCCGCGCTTCTTCCCACTCTTCAAGGACATCCTCAACGCCGTCACCGTATGAACGCTGAAGTCGGCGTACCCACATAGAACTTTGTGGTAAACCAGAACCTATCTCACTATGAATAGCATTGAGACGTCTAGTTTCCAGGTCAGTCTTTGGCTTTGCCAAGTTAGCCCATTCAAGAGCTTCCTTAACCCTTGGGAAAATCATAAGAGGAGAAGTAATAGGCATGCGCTTCTTCCAAGAATACTCAACAGTCAACTCTAATCCCTCATAAGTAATACTTGGATCTTTTATCATAGCCTTTTTCACACGGCTAATCATAATAGCGCGCTGCGTGTAATGAGGGGTCTTGCTCTCAAAGTCAACCGTCCAACCTAAACGGTTCTCGCAGAGCTGGACGAATTCGGCAGCGGACTTAATCATCTTCTTCCTCTTCCAGCTCTCCATATATCATATCTCTAATCTCTTGGCGCCCCACCTCGTCCGCATAGGCAGCAAATGCCACTATGTCCCATCCAGACATTTCATCACCGGGAATGAGGGTGATACTCTTTGCTCCATCCTCATCTATTGATTCAAATACAATAAGAGACCTAGTTATCATTCTGATATCACCAGTTGAAGCCAGCGTAGACTGGATTGCATCTGTTATCGAATGGGCTACCTCATCGTCAGACATTCTTACCCTCTAAACTCATTAGATGGTCGTAGAAATGCTGATTACACAGAGTGTACTTGCTTCTCTTTTGTCTAATCAGGTCTATTGCCTTAGTGGGTGAGTAACCAAGTTCTATCATCGTAGAAGCAACGACCAGAGAACTGCGGTTCAATCCGGCCTGACACCTAACGAGAACATACTTCCCCTCCGAATGGCGACCTAAGACCCAATCAACAGTTGCCGCAAGATCAGCTAGGGGAGGAACGTGATGATCTGGTACCTCAAACCGAAGCTCCTCTACACCAATCACCCTAGGTGCACGATTCCACATAGTTACTACCGCATCAAATTCATCTGAAGTAGGCTGCTCATCGGTAGACGAACCAATAAATAGGCGCGGAACAATTTCATGCCAGGGCTCCTGAGGTAGGTCGTCCCAATCAACCCATGTCGCACCGATGTTTGGATTAACACACGGCCCATCATGAGGTAACGGTCTTTCACACTCATCAAAGACGTGCTCATACTTCAAAGGTGCTGGCATGTCAACTCCTAGAGCGCCATAGCGCTTTGTCCGGAACCATCTTCTTCAGCTCTCATCTTTTCATAAGTGACACCACGTGCTGCCTTAGTGTTGTGTGACTTAACCCTCTTTGCCTCGAATGAGTGATCGCCATATTCGGCCATGACGAGGAACGTTTCATCCCAAACTAACTGGACATTCCGCCCACGACCGCCATGACGGGATTTTAGTACATCAAGCATGACAATATTAGATCTCTGAACCTCGCCGCCTAATTCTGACACGCCTACTGCGTCACCGGGGCGCCAAAGGGAGAAGAAAAAGTCAGCAGTCTCCTCGATAACACCACTCTCGCGGGCGCTATCAAGTTCTAGCGGCTTACCCTCCTTGACCGTTCTGTTCGCCTGAGTCGGAGAGATACAAACAAAGCGCTTCCGAGGATCAGAAGATCCTCCACCTTTAGCCGCTGCCTTCAACTGCATGACAGCATTGCTCGTCTTCTCATAGGGTGTTGAACCAGTAGCAGATCGGGCGAAGTATCCAAGATAGTCTACCATTACAATTTCAGGTCTAGCCCCAACCTCAACCTCGTATTCATCAATGATCTGGTTGAGTCCTTGATCATCAATTCGGTTCTCATCAAAGATATATACGTTCCCGAGGCCGCTATCAATAGCCTCACTCGTAGCCTTCGGATTATGGAAGTAGTAGATCTTCTCCATGACACCAGCAACTTCCTCCTGGGTCATTTCGAGAGAGATGAAAAGAATCCTATAGCTGCGCATATAATAGGCAAGGTTGCAGAGAAGTGTCGTCTTACCAACACCAGTGCGAGCCATGAGAACCATGAGCTGGCCAGCGTGCATGCCGCCGTCAATGATGTCATCAAGAGCACCTATACCAGTCTGGTAGTTCGGCTTACCAGAACGGAGCGTCCTTCTCCTGAGGCGCGCTTCAGCCATAGAGAAAACGCGCTTCCCTGATGCCGTAGATATCATCGATACCACGTGGCGCCAAGTTAGACCAAATTCATTAACGAGCAACGACCAGTCTATATCGCTATCAACCTTACCAACCTTGAAAGCCTCAGCCACGATATCAGGCGGGAAAGATAGATCCCTAACCCTAGCACCTAGAGCATCCTTTAAGCGCTGAGCGCCCTTGACGCCTGACTTATCAGGGTCGAATCCGGTATAGATACGCTTCACGTTGGAAAAGAGAGACTCAAGATTCTCGGGCAAAGCGCCACTGCCGGATAGTCCAACAACTCCGATATTTCTATACTTCTCTTCAGTACTCTTATCTAGTAGCTGTCTGACGACTAGACAATCGAATTCACCCTCAGTAACGATAACATCTTCGCAGTCAAGATCGTCACTGTTATAGATGCGGACGGGCTCGGCGGGGCCACTCAGGTACTTGGGGGTACCACTAGGAGGATTCGGATCAGCGATACGACCACGGATTTGAACAATCTGTCCGCGTGACTGATAAGGAATGAGAATGTGATTCCAGAAGACATCTCTGTCCTGGCGCTGGCCGTCCCTGTGAACTAGCCCCGAGGAACGGATGTCTTCCTTCGTCCAGTTGCCCTCAAGGGATTGCGCCAAGGACCAGCCGTTACCAATAAAACCGAGCTGGTATCTCTCGATGGTCTCTGCTTCAAGGCCACGACTGATGAGATAGAGAAGGACGTCATCATTAGCTAGAAGATTCTCTGCGCCAAGAACGCTAGCTGAGTTTAAGATCTCGCGACGGGCCTGGTTGTTTACCCCAATGATCTTCGTGCGCTCGGGGGTATCCCCGAAGTGCTTCTGAAGTAAGAAGGTTCCACCCTCTGACCCACATACCTTACAGGAGTACCAGCCCTCTTCAGTGTTTACATAGAGCTTCTTCTTACGGTCATCATCGTTCCTGCCGCAATCAAAGAAGCAGGCATAGATCATCTCATTGCCGGGGCCACGCTTACCGTGCTTACCTTTGGAGGCTAGATATTCAACTATATTCAGCTCGTCCATGACTTGATCCTTTCCTAAAAAGAACGAGCGAATTTAGATGTCAGAATCGTAGTCCGCTGGATAGACGTATATACACTCACCCATATTAACTTCGTCCGCAACATTAAGCCCGTTCTTCTTCAAGACATCTACGATTGGGCCAGGCTCACCCGACCAGAAGATAGAAAGAGGACGAACTAGCATATTGTGTTGGAGCCTCTCGGATATCTCGGCCGCACCAATTTTCGCTACGTTCTCGTTTACCCAGGCAACCCTGTCTTCTAGGTCTTCGGATAACGCCTCATATTCCTCTTTAATGTAGGAGGAGTATCCGCGATAACCAAAAGCCTCATCATCTAGCGCCGAGAACCAGAAGGCAACTCCAGGACGCTCATCATCATACCTTTCCCCAATAGCTAATAATGCATGATGAACACAGTCCGTTTCCCAAGCTAAGGATATAGGGGCTGCGTAATTGTAAACCGCCTCCAGCTCCATGAACGACGCTGAGAGCTTCTCTCGATCGTTAGGGGCGCACGGGTCGGGCTTCACTAAAAGTAGCTCACCATCGCGCACAGGCTCATTAAGAGTGTAACCACGACCCGCAAGTGACTCTAACTCGACACCAAGTTCCCCTAGTGAGAAAATGGCCTCCCGTAGAGTCGTAGATCCATCAAGACGATTACTAGTAACGACCTTTTCAGTCACTTACTGATCTTCTTCCTGCGCGCTAGCGCTTCCTGAAACTCTAAGTTATGATGATGGACATCGAACGGCATCCAGACCCAACCATTCTCCATGGACTCACCAATGGGTTCAACGTAACCCCACTGTCTTACGCGACGACCAACGAAAAGGAATGTCCAAGTTGGATACCGAAGGAGACGTCTAATCGAATGAGCATCACCGGCTTTCACCCTATTAAAGAATCGAATCATATGATTCTCATCCACCTCTAGGGTTGCAGGATTCAGCCTGCGCTCCACGTAGCCACCCCGCAAAACTACTGCTGTAAAATTGAAGGGGTGATCATGCAGAGTGGGCCTCGGGTCTGGACCGTCGAATCTATGAAGGTAGAAGGCAAACCAGGGGGTCTGAAGAATCCTCCACCTAGTGAGATAGTTTCCTTCCTCATCATAATTTGGAACCTCAAACCTCTCCATAAAAGCCCAACGTGGAGAACGTCCGGAAGCAAGTTTACCCTTACGCCTCATCTCACTCCTCCTAATCGACCGCGCCAGGCAGTAATTCTAGCCTGCGCTCTCTTGCAGCCATAGCGGCCTCTTCTTCGGTATCAAAAGTACCAAGATGGTACTTAGTTCCCCCGTATTTAACCGACGCAGCCCAGCGACCGCTAGGAGTGGCATATACGCCTCGATAAGAGGATTTACCTCGGCCAGAAACGTTCGAACTAGACTCGCTATCGGTAACTAAACGAAGGTTTGATTTCCGACAGTTTAATGGATCACGATCTTTATGGTCCACTTTTATTCTAGGCGGAGCATTCATCAGGACGCGATGAACTAGAACCACCGTTCTTCCATTCCACATCTGAGCATAACCGTGACTACCTAATGAAACACTTCCCGTTAGACGCGAAACATCTTCGTCATCAATGATGACCTCGTGTCCACATGGGGTATTTAGGATCAAAACGGAGGCTCGTCGTCAAACTGGAAACCACCTGAAGCTGGAAGAAGGTCATCTACCTTGACCCAAATCTTCTTGGCATCCTTCTTATCCACCTGATGGATCGTGTGAACCTTAACCGGAAGACCAACAAGCTGGTCACTATCAAACTTCTCTCCAGGAGAAAGCTCACGACCCAAGACAGTCTCTACCCAAATACGGTAGTCGTTATCCGAACGAGTAGAGAGGTTAGCCCGCGTTTCACCACGAACCCAACGACCTTCATACTCACCCTCGGTAATCTTGAAGAGCCACTTCAACTTACGGCCAGTCTTCTGGACTGCACTACCGTCAGGTTTCTTCTCGATCTTGTCATACCAAGAGAACTCATTTAGTTC